TCAAATTTTGGTCTTGATTTTGGTCATAAACTTAGAATATATCTTAACTTTAGTGACCATCAGATCAATTGTTCCTCTAGGGTTTAGAATACAACCCATTTATAACTAAATCCTATTACGTCAGGCTTTTTGCAAGGCATCATTATATGTCTATTTGAACTGGTTTGCAATGGTTTATAAAAAAGTGTGGGCAAACCGTGGGCAATATGGGCATTTCTCTTCTGTTATAATTAATGTATGAACTTGATAAGGGAGTAACCATTTTGAGTCTTTACAAAGCCGCGGATTTTTATATACTTTAGCACGCATCTTGGGTAATGTGCAAGCCGCAATAAAAGGAACGCTCGGGAAAAGAATTGCTCGCCGTGCTGCTGGTAAAGCCACTAACAAATTATTGAGAAAAATTATTAAGTAGGCTTGTAACATGAATGATTTTGAACGTAAGTTATATCGGATCATATCGTTAACATGCGTTTATATGGAAAGAACCCGACTTTGCCAGAATTAAAAAGAAAGACCGGATAAAGTGAACAGGAAATACGTGAGACTACAAAAAGCTTAATTCGTTAAGGTGCTCTTTCTTGGGATAAAGAAAAGAAATTATGGATTATTTAAAGCCCGCCTTATGAGACGGGCTTTTCGGGCGAGGTTATTACCTTTACACTTTCTTCACGCCTCCGTAAACACTTCCTTTTGCAGTAGACCCTATAAACGCCTCAACAAGAGCTGAGTTTAAAACGATGCCGGCCCATTTAAAACCTACAATGGATTCAACATATATACGTGAATAAACCTCTCTATAGGCATATCCTCCATGGCTGGTGTCCCGGTCTTGTCCTAATACCCTAGGAGAGATTGCCAAAGCTGTCCCCATCGGGTGGCGCTGATAGTCGCCATCTTTATAAGTAGCCCAAACTTTTTTGCCGTCATATTTAAATCTTCCTTCGGCCCAAAGTGTGAAGAGCTTCGGTCCACCAAGTCCATAAGCAATACCAGTGGTCCTTTCTGTTTTTGTAGTGCCTTGGACGCTTGCATCAGAGTCTGGAGAGTCAGTTAAAGTTTTTTGCTCAAGTATCTGGATATCCCCCAGATCACCTAGATAAACCTTAACCGTACTGTTTTGTGTTTCAAAAGTAAGCACATCCCCATAGGATTTGCTTTTTTCTTGTTCAGCCATAAAGCTGTTCATATTGAAAGCTTTACCGTTGAATTTTTCTAGTTCTGATTTCATTTCTGGGAAAACATCATAAAGCGATATGTCTGGATTGCTAAATGCTTTAGGTGCTGGATTGTTTTTGTAGTGATTCGAAATTACTTTTTCGATTTTTTCCAAAAAAGAGTTTTTGGGTAGATTTTCTAGGCTAGATTTCAACAAAGGAACTGTTTTTTCAACGTAATTTCTAATGTCAGTAATATCTTGCTGTGACTTTTGTTTAGGTGCTGCGCTCGCTGCTTCACCGAAGATACTAAATACCAAAGAGAAAGTCAGGCAAAAAAGCAATATCTTTTTCACGATAATCTCCTCCTATTTATCAGTCACCTCGCCCTCTTATATACATTTCTTTACAATTTTACTTTTTCCTCCCACTGTTTTTTCGGGTATAATGATATATCAGATAAACAATCAGAAAGACTAATGCAGCTACGGCAATATAGTATAACGGCATCGCCAAAAATGGAGCAAAATTCGCTATGACCGCCAATATAATGATGGCTATTCCGTACAAACTTATAAAGCGAAGTAAAGCCATATTATCCCCCCTTACTATTTCCATCATTGTAACAAAAAAAGTCAGCTACTAAAGGGCTATTTTTGATACGTAATGTCACAATTAGCAAGGGAGGATTATTATATTATTTTAATAGTGCTTCAAGTTTTGCTTTCGTTTTCGGACCATAAATGCCGTCAGCAGTCAGACTGTTTACTGGCTGGAAACGTTTGACTGCATTTGCTGTTTTCGGGACATACACGCCATCAATACCGTTATTCTTCGCCCCTTTTATCCAGGTAGAAATAAAGCGCAGCCAGCGCTTTTTGAATCTGCCTTACGTCATCCCCTTTGAGCTCCCAGCAAAGGTCCTTTCGTGTGTTTAAACTGGGTCATCCAATAAAGAAACCGGCGGGCTTTTTCATCATCAAACACATAAGGAAACTCCCTTGTGCCTTCCCGACTCACATCATTTAAAAAACGCTCGCAGGCCCAAATGTGTTTTTCACACGCCACAATCTCACCCGATATCACATCGCGCGAGTAATCAATGAGAAATTGTTTGATTGTCTTCATACGTTTCTAAACTCCTTCTCCGCAGCCGTCTTTTCCCGCTCTTCCTGGGTACGGGTGATAGCAAGTTTTGCCCGGGCAGACGGTGTAAGGCCAAAGTCATTCGCTGCTGATTTCATTTGATCAAAATAATTCTTTTGCCGCTTTAATAACGGATGCTCTTCACCAACAAGCTTTATTGGTTTGCCGTCTTCGTCTTTTCCTTCCGTATGGACCATGATCCCGTCTTCTTCGATAATTTTAGAAATTGATACATACTGCGAATAGGCATTACAATAGGCAGCCAACATGCTGATGTCCGCTTCCGTGATGATTTCAACTTCTGTTAATAGAGCAGCAACCCGTTTGAATTCTTTTTTCCCGACCTTATCCAACCACGTTGGCGGTTTTATATTATCGGATCGCATTTTCATTTTCTTCTCGTGCTCAGCCCGGGCGGCCAGCTCTTCCGTATTCTTTTTATTTGGGTTGCCCTGTATCAATTGAAGCGTCGCGGATTTTGCAGGCCTCGGCATGTTCTCACCTCATTTCACATCAAAAAAATTGCATTTTTTGCTTGTTTTTTTCACCAATCGTGATACGATGGAAGTAATAACAAAACCAGTCGTACCAAGCCCTCTCGGCAATTTCGCCGGGAGGGTAATTTGTTTTTCCGGAACTTTGAAAAGCGGTGTTTGTTTGCAGAAGAGAGGGCGCCGTTCTCCAAACGTTTCCTTTCCAGAGATTTGGATAGGGGGGGAGTGTCACTTGCCCTTGCTGCCATGAACCTTGTTGTGACAGGCATTACACAGGCTGACAAGGTTGTCCAAATCTAATCTTTTCGCCCAATCTTCTTTTACTTCCACTATGTGATGCACCATGTCAGCCGGAGTGAAGCAATGATCTTTCAAACAATGCCGACAAAGATAATTGTCTCGTATCAATGCAAGTTGTCTTGTTCGTTTCCAATCTATTGATTTATAAAAACTTGTTATTGTTTTATTTCTTGAATATTTGTTGTAATGTTTCGTTTCTTCTTGTTGCTGTGTCTGGTGTGTATCACAGTACCGACCACGGGTGAGGCTGGGGCACCCAGGGGCAGCGCATACTCTCAGGGGCTTAAGGGGCATAAACCTTATCCTCTATTTCTTCTTTTGTTGAATTGATGTAAGTTTCTCCAATAAAATCATCAATGATTGTCGTAATCTTTTCCCAAATCTTTCTCATCAATATCTCCATTGAAATCAGATGCCTCCATTCTTCTTCCATCTACCCAAAGAGTTTCTTCCCCTCGTGTTATCTCTGATACATCCACATTAGCAAAGACAGGTCAAGATCTTCCTCATACACAGAGAATCCTTGGTTAATCGCCTGACGCACATCATTCTCTATGGCTCTCTCTTAACCTCTTTACCCACGTGCCCTTTTGCCCTTATCAACAGCAGTTTCACGACAATTTCTCCTCAACAAAAAACACTTCCTTCATTTGGAAGCGTCTACTAATTTATATAGTAAATAATTTCACCTTTATTACAATGTTATTTAATATCAACATACATATAGTTACATGCACAATGTTTTAATATCTATTCATGTTTATCTTTTTCTCTTAGTTATTAAATAAAAGGATAGTAATCTAGGATTAGGTGTAGGGTTGTGAATAGTGATTATCCATTGATCACTGCGGTTGTGTATAATATCATTGAAACTTTCCATTGCATAAGCAGGCAAATAGTCTGAAATAGACCACCCTGCGCTTATAGCTCTGCTACCTGACCCATCTAAACGTATTGCAAGATACGTATTTCCAGGAACTTGCGTTCTATCTCGCCACAGCCAAAGGTCAAAACCATCTCCAAGATCTTCATGACGTGTGTGATCAGATGTATATAATGTTCCTCCATCTACAACTTGCCTTTGTCCTCGGTTCTCCTGATGCTGTATGAGTGGTTGATAAACCGGGTACCCATAATTAGGAACATAATTTGCTCCTGAACTATAATTTTGATTTAAATGCATCATTGTCACTCCTCAATTAATTAATTCGTTTTATTTTATGACAAGAATCTAGACAGGTGCATAGTCAATTTACAAATATAACCATAATATCTTTTTTACATCTGGTTATTCTACGCTTAGAGAGTGTCAGCCGCCAATTGTTTTACCCAAGATTTACTGGACGCAGAGTTTACAGAGAATATAAAAACCCTTCAGTTAGAAGGGTTCTTTTGTTCGCTTTTATTTAAATTCAGATAATACCATCCCATGTTCTTTCCTCTTAAATTTTGAATCTTCCAGTAATATAAATGAAATTTTTTTACACTATGACTATCTTTAATGATTGTCTCGTTTTCTTCCTCTTTAAATGATCTTACACTTTTATATTTCATCCGTTGTCCTGTTTGCAATTGATACCAAACATCTATTCTTTTAATTCCATATTTGCGATTAGTAACATTCTCATGAGTTATATCCAGTGGGATATAAACCTCATCATCGGGAAGCATAAATGGCAAAGATGTTTCTATTATACTCTCATCATCGTTACCTAATTTTATTTTAATGTATCCACCTGTAATAATACTTTTCCCAACAGTCCTTACCTGTAAATAGTTAAATCTAGATACATCAGTGAAATTCTCATCTTGATCTAGTCTTTTTCCTATTATAAATTTCTCTAAACTCTCGTAGCTCTTTGGCAATAATAACTTGGACCCCTTCTTTACAAAAGGAGCATTTTTAAGATGGTAATTTCCTGTTATCTCATCCATCACCATAAAAGTTCTGTATTCAAACTTAACTTTATGATCTTCATTGATTCTACCTAAAATAAAAGTAATAAATGGTACTATAATAGCTGCTGCAGCTGTTAATGCGGTGGGTAGTACACCGAAAGTTTTTATAAGTTCGTCCACACTGTTTCACCTCCCCCTTATTATCGGTGAAAGCAGTAATTAAAGGAACTATTTGCAGAATTTGTCGAACAAAAGCACCCTTATAAATAGTGGCAGTCGTAAGACAAAAGAGCATCCTTAAAGGATGCTCTTTGTTTATTAATATCTTTAGTCCCAGTTTCTGATAAAGCCTTTGCCACCTGTTCCTGCGTGTTGTCTAACATCAATAGTGTACTTACAACCATATGACATATAAACATTATTTGTAAGTTCATCAAAGATATAGCCTAAACCAGTACTCATTTCATCTATTGTTTTAAAACCATTTCCACAGTCTTCATATAAAAACCCCTGTACGTACCCACCATTTACTCCCGTTTGAATAGTCCACCTGACATACTGACCAATACCATTAATGGTAGCTTCTCCAGGCGCATTTACACTTTTGGATTCTTTTCCTGCTGCTAAAGCACCTCCCGATCCTACAACCAACATACTAATTAACAGTCCAAACACGGCTAATTTCTTAAGCACTTTTCCCATCTCCTTTATATAATTTTAATTAAAATATACCAATTTAACTCGTATTTTCCAGATGATTTTTCCTATTTACATAATCTGTCGAAAAAAGTTCCCAAAATGAAAATTTACACGTATTTTTATACGTGTTATAATAAGGGTATAGAAAGGAGATGGTAAACATCTAATGAGTTCCAGAGAAATAATCAAACTGATTAAAAATGATGGATGGTACGAAGTCCGAGTAAAAGGCAGTCATCATCTGTTTAGACATCCTCATAAAAAAGGACTTGTGACTATCCCACATCCAAAGAAAGACTTACCAAAAAGAACAGTAAAATCAATCCATGAGCAGGCAGGGCTAGAATAAGCCTTCCTTTGCCAAAGGAGTTAATGAAATAAATAATGATATAATAAAATGAAAAAGGGGTTTTGCATCAAATGAAAAAAGATCGTTACATTTATCCAGCCCTTTTCGATTATGACGATGACGGAATCACAGTTACATTTCCTGATTTACCAGGTTGCATAACATGTGGCAATACAGACGAAGAAGCTCTTACCATGGCAAAAGAAGCAATGGCATTACACCTATATGGACTTGAGCAAGATGGTGATGAGATTCCTGCAGCAACACCAACCAAGGAAATCAAAACAGAAAATAGTCAAAGCATCGTACTAATTGAAACCTGGATGCCGCCTTTCCGTCATGAAATGGAAAACGCAGCAGTTAAGAAAACATTAACAATTCCACGTTGGATGGATGAGATTGCAAAGGAGCATAAGATCAATTATTCTCATCTACTTCAAGATGCAATTAAAGAACATCTTGGAATTTATAAAAATCCAAGGTCTTAATTGCCTTAAGTTAAGTTAACTTAAACAAAACCATTGAAATTTAACGTAACGCACGCAAAAAATAATTATTTATCGAGCAGCCAACTGGTTGCTCTTTTTTCACAGAAAAAGCACCCGCCCTATTGGGAGAGTGCTTTTAATTTATTACCTATTACCATAATACCTTACTTAAAACAAAATGGTGTGCCGTTATTCTGTCAAGTTTGTGCCAAAAAATTATGTATTACTCCCTGCTATTCCAATATTTTGACTTAAAGATTCATTTTGAATTAATTGCTTATCAATTCTATTTTCTAAACTTCTATTAATATCCAAAGCTAAACCATCGAGATCTGGAAACATAGAAAAATTACTTATGCCATTTAGTTTTAAATAACGAAAAACATCATTTCTTAACTCGTTAGTAATGACTATTTTCTTAAGTATCCCTGTATCTAACAATTCCCCCCCGTATTCATCTTCAAGAGGTCTATTACCAACACCTTGAATAGTAAACATACCCTGTTGAGCTATAATTCTAGGACTATTCTTAAATGGATAAAGTGCTAAAGATTTATCCCTAAGTTTTACATTTTTAGGATTAATATAAGTTAAGTATTCGCCATTTGGTGTAAAATAACCTTCCCTACCCAAGACCCTATAATTTAATCCTATAGGATTTAACAGCCAAACTGCACAATTACTATCTTTCTCCCAATTTAAGGCAGCGAAAAATAATGCAACAGCAAAAGACTCTGTCCAATCTAATAATCTTGTCCTTACCCCATGATGTTGCATTATAAAAAGAAGTTCCCAGCTTCTAGCTTGAGTAAGAGTATAAGCTCTTCTCATGAAACTTTTGTAAATCCCTCTCTCCTTTTCTAAATAATCATCTGGATCATTTAGATTTAACCGATATAGACCAGAATTCAACGTATACTTTTCATTATTTTGACCTCTAAACCATACAGCGTTATTCCCCCCATGGAAAGATTCAACTTCATTTAATATATTTATCCATTTATCAGAAAACATATCCAACCTCCTTTAAGAATATATTACCATACTCCCATATAGATAAGCCTTAAAATCATTCTTTAACTGTTTACATTTTTGTAAACCTCTTCCCTTAGAGCAAATGCCAGTCTGTAGAGAGCTTTTGCTTTAACACGATAATAGCTGCGCGCGCTTAGGTCCATTTCACCATACACTTCATAATCATACATTTCTTCCGGCTGCATATAGAGCATGACAATGATCTGCCGTTCTCTTTGAGCAAGCCGGTTAACAGCCCTTTGAATCCTTTTTAAAAATTTATCACGCTGAATCTCCCAATCAAGACGTTTTAATGCTGCATCTTCTGTCGATGAATGAAATTCATTCGTAATGCTCGGCGGAACAATGCTATAAGTTGGTGTAACCTTTGGTAAAAAATCATCTGGCACCTGTAAGAGATATAGCCGGTATTGATCAAGTAGCTTCTCTGCTTTTGCTTTAGTGGCTTCTTCGTCAATCTGAGGAAGGTTTAATCTCATTTGATTCATATTTAACCTCCTGATTCTTCAAAATAAAAAGGACATCGAACAAACAGCGCTAATGCTGTAGGTTCAGTGTCCGCAGGCTTTCCGTCTTGGACTTAATTTTTATAGACTTTTATCGGCTTTTTATATAAGTCTTCTAATTTCACTACCATAGTTTTTGTGCATAATCTAGGGTCATATTTATCTCCCAATAAAATGACTTCCTTACTTATTGGATGTAATATGAACCACTCATTTTTATCTTCATCTTCTATAAAAACATGTTTCTCGTATGTTAAATTAATCGACTTAAATACAATACCTGTTATAACAGGAATCGCAGTACAAGTTATAAAAAACATCAATATAGCAGCAGTTAACATATCAAATTCTTTGAATTGAGGAAAAGCGAGCAATAAATATACCTGAATGTAGAAAATGAATAAAAGCAACAAATATAAACAAACCATAAAAATTTTAAAAAAACCATTAGATTTTATCTTATACATTTTATGCTCAGGGTTTCTTATTTCATTTAAAGATACAAGGACAATAATTATTATCCCTATTATGACTTCAGCTGTAACAGACCAGTTTCTATTATAATCCCAATTGAGTTTTTCTCTTAATGTCTCCCCTAAGGAGGCAAAAATAACCATCCAGGCTAATGTATAAAAAATGTACTTGCATAATTTAACAATGAACATTTTTTCCTTAGAGAACAGCTTTTGTTCAAAAACAACTGAAGAAAACATAGTAATAGGCTGAAAAACCTTAAAAAGATTCGCAGCAATGAATATACTTGTAATAACGATAGTAGGCACTCCAAAGGAGGCCAAAAGCGTTTTAAAGCTATCTACTAAATTCATCAATTAACACCTTCTTTTTCTTTATCATCCTATTTTATCAATTTACAATCTCCCCCTCAACGTGCTAACCCCACATATCAATCTGTTGTCAGTAGGGAGTTCTTTAGTAAAAAAAAGAACACCGAAACAAACAGCGTTATAGCTGTAGGCTCAGTGTCCGCAGGCTTTCCGTCTTGGACATAATTTAAACTTTTCTCTTTATCTTCTTTCTACTATCAAGTTTAACTTCTTTCTCTAATAAATATCCTTGTAAAATTAGCTCAAGTTCCTTATATGCTTTTTTTTCACTAAAAATATTTAAAGAAGGTAGTGCTTTAAATGATGCTGCTCCAATAAACCATAACATACCTGTAATAACTCCAAGGGCTAATAAAAAGCTCTTAAAATCTCCTAGATTGGCTGTGTTATCATTAATACTTGTTGTAAAGCCTATCCCAAAAATACTAACAGGTATAGCTACTACAATAGATGGTATAACAACTTTAAGAAATGAACCAATTGAATATAACTCAAGATTGGAGTTTTTCGAAATTATATAAGGTAAAATGCGTTGTTCAATAACTTTATCATTATATTTTTTTCTGTTTAAATGTTTTTTTATGGCCCTATATGAAAGTGAATAATATAAATCACCAATCTCCCATTCAGGGTCAACCAACATTGCGTATTTCCTTAAAGTAATCGCAATTATCGCCATAATTGGAAAGATTGAAAGGCTTATAGTGAATATAATAGCGTTAGACTTTGAGATATTTAATATAGCAGTTAATTCTTCAAATAAATAATATAAATTTTTAAATAAAAATTCCCTTCCGATTAGAAAGTAAGCTATTATACCAACAGCCCCCAGAAAGAAGAAAAGCCTCTTTTTCCTTCGGTCTTCTTTAGATTTTAAAAAAGATGATATCCAAAACACATTTTTGAAACTCTTAGCACGTTTTATCTCTAGTGCCATCTTAAATATTTCTTTATCTATATTCATATTATCCCTCCTCCAACTAATCTTACGATCTGAATGGAAGATAGTTTCAATAATTCCCAACCAAATTAGATTTCAATATTCAATCCCCAAATCTCTTGTTTCCTTCCTTAACCCGCTGCTCGTATGCCAACAAATAAGCGTTCATTTTATCCTTAAATCTTTCCTGTAAATAAAAATTTAGCGCCTGTTCCGGATCCTGCAGGTTTATGGTTTTCTTCTCATAAACCAAAAACTCTATCAGCAGAATGAGAGAATAATAATTATGCCGCAGCGCTTCTCGATACCAATCTCTAACTTTCAAACCTGCGCTCCAAATTTAAGAACAATCCATATTCTTTAATGAACGCCAATGAGACAGTACCAACAGGACCGTTTCTCTGTTTAGCAATAATGATTTCAATTATGTTTTTACTTTCGCTTTCCTTGTCATAATAATCGTCCCGATAAAGAAACCCAATGACATCCGCGTCCTGCTCAATTTGCCCTGATTCCCTAATATCAGACATCATCGGGCGCTTATCCTGCCGCTGTTCAACGCCCCTTGAAAGCTGACTAAGAGCAATCACACAAATGTCTAACTCTCGAGCCATATGCTTGAGCATACGGCTTATTTCGCCTATTTCCTGTGTTCTGTTCCCCCTGTGCTTTGCTGAACCTGTAATCAGTTGCAAATAATCAATAATGATCAAGATATCCTTGCCCGCATACTCCCGTTTCATTTTCCTTGCCTTTGACCATATCTCATTTACTGTGACGCCCGGGCGGTCAAATATTCTTAGATCAGCGGAACCGAGAATATCATTTGCTTGTGAAAGCTTGTTCCAATCATTAGCTGTCAAATTTCCTGTTCTCATTGCATCTGCATTGATATTTCCGAGAATGGACGCCATTCTTTTTAAGAGCTGCTTACGTGACATTTCAAGAGAGAAAATACCTACTGCACCGCCGCTATATTGATTTACTGAACTACCCATAGAATTTGCCGCAACGTTTAAGCAAAAAGCAGTTTTCCCGACAGACGGCCGAGCGGCAACGATAACCAATTCTTATATGAACCACCAAAATTATCCACATAACAATGCGAAATGCAATGGAGAAAGCAGCAATATTAGGAAAGCTCAAAAAAATCCTTGTTATGGTATCGAGATTAAAACAAATAAAAAATGAGAATACTATATGGAGTTTATCAATTGCGATGACATACCTCTTTTTTTACGTGTAGCATATGAATATGGTTATATGTACTATATTTTCTTTAAAACACTCGGAAATACTGGCATGCACAAAGGCGAGACTGCTGCTTTACAGTGGTCAGATATTGATTTAAAAAATAAAACCAGCTCAATTTCTAAAACTCTAGATTTTAAAGCAGCTTCAAAAGATGAATTATTTGGCGACCCTAAGACTTATACATCCAGGCGTATTATTACTATTGATCAAAGGTTGGTAAATGAACTTCACGAACTTAGAAAACGACAAAACAAAGATAAACTTCAGCTTAACGGGATCTATCACCATGACCTTAACTTAGTCTTCACTCGCAAAGATGGTTCACATTATAATGCTTTTGTCCGTATACTAAATAAAGCTGGTCTAGAAACTCCCTATTCACGCCCTTCATGACACACATGCTGTTTTGTTCCTTGAGTCAGGTGCTTCAATGAAATATGTAGAAGAACGACTGGGTCATAAAAGTATTCAAGTTACGTCAGATATTTACTCACATATCAGCAAAAAGATTGATAGGGATTCAATGAATAAGTACGAAAATTATATCTCCACTATTATGGAGTAATTTTTTATTGTTTTTTTGTGGGTGTTTTGTGGGCGCTCTATGATTTATATTAAGTTATCAAAATTGTTAACCAATCAAAAAATCCCCTGACACCAATAGTGCCAAGGGGTTGAAAGATTAATACTGAGACATATACTGTTCGCGCTCCCAAGGATGAACTTGTGTGCGGAACATATCCCATTCGATTTCTTTTGCTTCGATGAAGTGTTCGAATAGGTGCTCGCCCAGCGCTTTGACCATGACTTCGTTTGATTTGAATTCTTCTAGCGCTTCCGCAAGTGTTGCTGGAAGGTCAACGATTCCGTTTTCCATGCGCTCTTCTTTGCTCATCACATAGATGTTGCGGTCGATTGGAGCCGGCGCTTCCAGTTTGTTTTTGATTCCGTCTAATCCTGCAGCAAGCAATACGCTAAGTGCAAGGTATGGGTTAGCAGCTGGGTCTACGCTGCGTACTTCTACACGTGTGCTGATGCCGCGAGAAGCCGGGATACGGATAAGCGGGCTTCTGTTTTGCGCGCTCCATGCTACATAACAAGGTGCTTCATAGCCAGGAACAAGACGTTTGTAAGAGTTTACTGTCGGGTTTGTTACTGCTGTAAAGCTTGTTGCGTGCTTCACGATACCTGCGATGAAGTGTTTCGCTGTTTCACTTAACTGAAGATCTGCGCTTTCATCAAAGAATGCGTTAACACCATTTTTGAAGAGTGATAGATTGCAGTGCATACCAGAACCGTTCACGCCGAACAATGGTTTTGGCATAAATGTCGCATGCAGGCCGTGTTTGCGGGCAATTGTTTTGACAACTAGTTTAAATGTTTGGATGTCATCACAAGAGCGGACTGCTCCAGCATATTTAAAGTCAATTTCGTGCTGACCAGGTGCTACTTCGTGGTGAGATGCTTCGATTTCAAAGCCCATCTCTTCAAGCTCAAGCACGATATCGCGGCGGCAGTTTTCTCCTAAATCCGTTGGAGCTAAGTCGAAATATCCGCCTTTGTCGTTTAGTTCAAGCGTCGGCTCGCCTTTTTCGTCCAATTTGAATAAGAAGAATTCAGGCTCAGGCCCAAGGTTGAAATCACTAAATCCGAGGTCTTCCATTTCTTTCAAAATCCGTTTTAAGTTGTTTCGCGGGTCACCTTCAAAAGGTGTGCCATCCGGATTGTAAATATCACAGATGAAACGTGCTACTTTACCTTTTTCAGCTGTCCATGGGAAGATAACAAATGTATTTAGATCTGGATACAGGTACATGTCTGACTCCTCGATACGAACGAATCCCTCAATAGAAGAACCGTCAAACATGACTTTATTATCAAGCGCTTTTCCAAGCTGGCTTACAGGAATCTCAACATTCTTGATTGTTCCAAGAATGTCAGTAAATTGAAGGCGGATATACTTCACGTTTTCTTCTTTTACTAATTTTTCGATATCTTCTCTAGTGTACTTTGCCATTTGGTAAAATTCCTCCTCTTAAAAGGTAAATGTATATAGCAAAACAGTTGCTAACGGATTAATGAAAGAAGCGGGACATGTCGCCTTGACGGAATGTATTCCCTCTTTGAAAACGGCCGGCTTGCATGAGCTCGTTTTTCAGGAGCTGTCTCAGTTCGTCATCGGACAGATCATGTTTCATTGGTTTTTTCGTCTTCTCGTTTTGTTTTTGTTCTGGCTCGGCTTCGGCTTTCGCCAGAATCTGTTTAATTCCTGCCATGTTTACACCTTGTTCTATCAGGTGCTTGATTTCTAACAGTTTATCTACATCATGAAATGAAAATAATCGTCTATTTCCTTCACTTCTGGCTGGAAATATCAGTCCATTTTCCTCATAATATCGAATTTGTCTTGCTGATAACTCAGTTAACTGCATGACAATTCCTATTGGAAATAAAGGCATTGAGCGGCGAATATTATCACTCATCTCAATTTCCTCCTTTTCTTAACTTAGTTTCATTATAGGTGATGTTATATTATGTGTCAATACGATGTAAGGATTCTTAACATCAAATCCAGAGAAATTTTTAAAAAATTTAAATTAATTGCTTTTCCATCAATGAATCCACTGCACTGCATATGGCATTCTTCACATGCGAATAGGTTAATCCTCCCTGAACATACGCTACATACGGCGGGCGGATAGGGCCATCAGCTGATAATTCGATGCTTGCTCCTTGAATAAACGTGCCTGCTGCCATAATGACATCATCTTCGTATCCCGGCATGTAGGCTGGATAAGGCGTCACATGAGCATTGATTGGCGATGCGTATTGAATAGCCTGGCAAAAAGCAATCATCTTTTCTCTGTCAGAAAACTCAACGGATTGTATCAAATCCGTTCTTTTCGCATCCCATTTCGGGTTTGAAGTGAAGCCCAGTTTTTCAAGGAATCTCGCTGTAAACACCGCTCCCTTTAAACTTTGAGACACAACGTGAGGCGCCAAAAAGAAGCCTTGGTACATTTCTTGGAGCGAGTAAAGAGATGCCCCCGCTTCTCTGCCGATGCCTGGTGACGTCATACGGTATGAGCAAGCTTCAATCCATTTCGCTTTTCCGACGAGGTAGCCGCCTGTTTTCGCAAGGCCGCCGCCGGGATTTTTAATGAGAGATCCCGCCATCAGATCGGCTCCGACATGGCAAGGCTCAAGCTCTTCCACAAATTCTCCGTAACAGTTATCCACAAAGACGATCAGGTTTTCATTGATTTCTTTTACAAAACGTATCATTTCTTTTATTTCACTAATTAAGAAAGAAGGGCGATTCGCATATCCTTTTGAGCGCTGAATGCCGATTACTTTGGTTTTCGGATTGATCGCAGCGGCGACTGCATCATAGTCTATCTTTCCGTCTTTCGTCAGATCAACCGCATTATAGCCGATTTGAAAATCCTTTAGCGATCCAGCGTTTTCTCCACCCCTGACGCCCACAATTTCCTCTAGCGTATCATACGGCTTGCCCGTGATATAAAGGAGCTCGTCCCCCGGTCTGAGGACACCGAACAAAGCAATTGAGATGGCATGTGTGCCTGAAATGATTTGCGGCCTTACAAGCCCCGCTTCTCCGCCAAACACATCCGCATATATGCTTTCAAGCGTGTCTCTTCCGATATCATCATAGCCGTATCCAGTAGACGGCGTGAAATGAGTGTCGCTTACTTTGTGTTTTCTATAGCTTTGAAGCACTCTCCACTCATTTCGCTCGCTGATTTCTTCTATTTGTTTATGAATGCCGGCAATGTCCGCTTCCACTTCCACTGCCGTTTTCTTCAATAATTCTCCGTGTGTTAATGTGTCAAACATGTCTTTATATTTCCTTCCTACATATACTTCTTTAATTCACCGATGATACTTTGCTCTTCTTGGACATAGCCGGATATGTCATACTGTTCATTTTCTTCATTAAAATAGAAGCGGTCTACCATCGTTTCCGATTTGATTCTGGAAAGGAGCTTCCCTTCACTTGCCGGCACATGTGCTTCAAAAGACGTTAACAGTTCTTGGCGCAAATAGCGCTGAATCGCTTCTTTAAAGGCTGCAGCGTCGTCCTCAAATTTCGCACTGACCATAATGTGATCCCTTCCGGCGGACGGTATAAAATCAGGCAGTTTTTGATCACGTTTATTGTAAGCCGTCAGCATCGGGATATCATCTGCTTCAAGCTCCTCGAGAAGCCCAAGCACTGTTTTTTCATGTCCCGCATAATCCTTATTTGAAGAATCAATTAAATGCAGGATCAAATCCGCTTCTTTTACTTCCTCAAGCGTTGAGCGGAATGCAGCAATCAATGTCGTCGGAAGATCCTGAATAAATCCTACTGTATCTGAAAGAAGAACACTGTAGCCGCTTGGCAGGACCATTTTTCTGGTCATTGGATCGAGCGTGGCAAACAGGAGGTCTTCTTCATAGCTGTCAGCACTCGTCAGGCGGTTGAACCATGTTGATTTCCCTGCGTTTGTATAGCCGACAAGCGCAATTTGAAGCACACCGTTTTTCTTTCTTCTTTCACGGTATCGGCTTCTATGGCGAATGACAGTGGAAAGCTGTGTGTTGATTTCATGAATGCGATTTCTGATATGGCGGCGGTCGGTTTCCAGTTTCGTTTCCCCGGGACCTCTTGCCCCAATTCCTCCGCCTTGCCGGGAAAGGTTGATCCCTTGTCCCGTCAGACGCGGCAGTGCATATTGCAGCTGAGCCAGCTCAATTTGAAGTTTGCCTTCTCTCGTTCTCGCCCGCTTTGCAAAAATATCTAATATCAATTGCGTGCGGTCAATCATCTTCACTTCAATTGCTGTTGCCAATGACTTCAGCTGACTTGGCGACAGTTCATCATTAAAGATGAGGAGATCAGCTTCAAGCTCTTCCACCAGTGCCTTCAGCTCTTCTACCTTCCCTTTTCCTATATATGTAGCGGCGTCAGCCCTGTTCCGTTTTTGTGTGACGCTGGTCAGTACTTTTCCGTCTGCTGTTTTCGTCAGAGATGCTAGCTCTTCCATAGAATTTTCAAAATGCTCATCCGTGATATGCGGCAGCTGACATCCGACTAAAATGGCTTTCTCCTGAATCGTTTCTTGTTCGTTCAAATGGATGTTCCTTTCTTTTGCATATTGGGCAGTAGTATTATCATACCAAACCCTGCATGTGTATACCACAAATCGATTGCTTTGAAAAGCGGAAATACGAGCAAAAAACAGACCTCTCAAAAACTGAGAGGTCTATGCAGATCCAGATGCTTCTTCTTTAATGGAAAGATCTTGGCTTTTGATGGTCATCAAGTCGCTTTTTAAGTATTGGTCTCCCATTAAAAGCCTCATGGCTTGTGCTCTGATCGATTTTTCGATCACATTTCTGACAAAACGTCCATTGCTGAATTTAATGGGGCTTGTCGTGCTTTTCACTGTCATTAAGTAATCTTTCAATTTCCATTCCGCTTCTTGACTGAGCTGGTATTCCCTTTCATCGATCATTCGTTTCGCAATCTCCATGAGCTGGGTCACAGAGTAATCCGGAAAATCAATGGAGATGGGAAATCTTGATTGGAGACCGGGATTTAACGAGAGAAAATGATCCATTTCCCGTGAATATCCAGCGAGTATCAAAATAAACTCATGCTGTTTGTCTTCCATATGCTTGAATATGGTTTAGTCTTTTATGCGAGTTTATAAACTCCCCTCCCTGCTCGCCGTTAAGAAAATCCACATGGCTGTTTTCATTATTAAGTGAAGAACTTTTCCATACAACTTCCATGTGATCATCATCAAACAGAGTTACTTTTTCAATGAAGAAATCAAGGAATTGCCGTTTTTCTTCTATTGTAATTTCATTTTTAATCATTTTAGAGAACGAGCCAATATACTCGATCATTTTTTGTTTTTTGTCTTCAGTTTGTTTATTTGCAGCCAATTGTGAATTAATTATTTTAATCTCATTCTCAATATGCTCTTTGTTCTGTTCCAATGGCTGAGACAGTTGGTCGAACATACTTTCTTTAATTTTCCCTTTCCCGAAAAGAATTACATAATTTGCAATTTCTTCATCTATCTCACCGAGTTGTTTTTCTAGTCGATTTGCTTTTGCTTTGAGTTCATCGATTTTCTTTTGATCAGACGCTTCCTCTAAAAATGATTCTAGAAATTTCTCTGGATTCTTCATGAGTTTTATAAACCAGTTCCAAAAAACTTCATCAACGATATCGACTCTCCAGTTCTTACCTTCACATGAAACAACTTTCTTGCCATTTTGATATCCTTTTGCAGTCTTTGCTCTACAAGAATAATACTTATATACGCCTGATTTAGTTTTAGAAGTTATTCCTGAGCCACATGCCCCTCCACAACGGCCGCATTTCGCCTTGTTTTTCAGCAAATAGTCTTTAGTAGCTCGACTTCTTCCCTTAAAGTTGCTCTTCAATCGCTCAATGATTTGCTCTCGTGTAGCTTTATCCCACATTGGAGGAATCTTTATCAATATCCATTCGTCTTTGTTTGTCGGCACCTGTTTCTTCTTACCGTTAATTTGAACAACTTTTGACTTTCCATAATAAAAATCACCTGTGTAATCTTCATTCTGCAACATTCTACTTACAGTTGCCTGATACCAAGTCTTTCCGTTAGGAGCAGCAACTCCCCTTCTTGAAAGTTCTTTAGCAATTTCATTCGAGGACATTTTTTTGTTTAAGAGCATATCCTTCATTTCAAGCAAAATTTCTTTTTCTTCTTCGTTATACTCAGGAAGATCTGTCACTGTATTAAATTTGTACCCATACAACCTTTTAAATGAAGGAAATTCACCTTTCTTTGCTTTAGCCAATCTTCCTCGCTTTGAGTTAGCATGAATTTTCGCCTTATTGTACTGTGCAATTGAACCTTGAATGTTGTACATCAGCATTGATTCAGGATCATGAGGATTTACTTCAAATTCAATAAACTCGATATCAACACCCATACCCCATATTCTTCTTGATACCACACCCTGTAAGGTGTTATCTCTAGTTAGACGATCTGGGTGTAATACAATGAATTTTTTTCCTAGTCCTTTTTCTAATAAATATAATGCGTGATTAAGAGCTGGCCGGTTTGGATCATCTCCCATGCCCCCCGGTTCAACTAACGCAATTATTTCGCTTTCCTTGTATCCAAATTTAGAGATTGCTCTTTCTTTACACCTTTCTATTTGTGACTCAATTGAAAAACCCTTATTAGCTTGATCTGTTGTTGATACTCTGGCATAAATCAATGCATTAATTTTGCCAATCAAATGCATTATATTGTCCGTACTTAGCTTTTGATCTCCCTTTAATATAAGCAATAGATCATAACCTCCATATTGCTTTATCTTTTATGTCTGTATATAAGCACAAGTATACCATGGGAAAAACAGGTATACTTGTTTCACCTTATGCTTTTTTATACTTGTACATTAATGTAGCTGCAAAATCATAAAATTCTTTAGTTGATATCACCTCCTCAACCCAATTTTCTACATCCTTATTAATGACTGTGGTTACCTTATAGTTTTCTGCGCATTCTCTTCTTTTGCTCATTGATGCACCACTCCCATAGATGACTTGTCATCAATGTATGAATTAAGTGGGTTGTCCAATAACTTGGATTTCTTTATCAATTCATCGCAAAGTTTGTTTAGATAATATGTATAATTCACTTTCTTTTTCATCCAGCGCACTTCTGTACCGATCTCTTCACAAATTGCTATCGGGATACTGGACTTGTTAACTTTATTCTTATATGTATGTTCCAACTGTTTTTCTGCTATGTTCTTATATGTAAGGAAATCATCAATATGTACGAAATAAACCTTGTTCTCTGGCTCTCTAAATTGAAACAGGAAACCAGGAATTATATTTGGGTATTGTGCTGCCTCTTTTAAATGTTTAATCTGCTGCCCTTTTATGATCTTCTCACTGAAGGAAATGGACTTGTTCTTTGTCGACTTAAGCTCAAAGGGGAACAAGTATCCGTTAAAATGCAAGAAACAGTCATATTTGTTTTTTGATACTGCTGCCCCTCTTTTCAAGAACATTGGATTAACATCTTTAATCCGGTAAAAGAACAGCTTCTGATCTGCTGCTGATTTTTCAATGTTCGCTTCAAAAACTTTCCCTTGATTGTTTGCTCCCAATCAATCACTCTCCTAATCTATATTGAAGGTAAATTATGTATGTGCTAAAATCGTTGCTGAAAGAGGTGTGCATAGTGAAAAAACAATGGAAACCAGTTGATTCAAGACTCAATGAGCTCATGCATGAATATAGCGTTTCAATTGAAGATCTTGTTGAACGTACTGGATTATCAAAACAACGTATTAATGATTATGTAGGTGGTTTTAAATCAAATATGAATATTGGAACAGCAATGACATTTGCTGATGCCATAGGTTGCTCTATAGAAGAGCTTTATGTATGGAACTTTAAAGAGCGCAGACAATTAACCAAATAACTTATAATATGGTTCCCTTTTTGACCCACCTTATTTCCTGCATTAATTCCTCATTATTGTCAGCCAAGTTAATTAAGTTACGATGTGCTCTTTGCAAATCTTTTTCTTCAATGGCCTCCTTCACTGTCTTCATTTGTCTATCCATCTTGTTTAACAGTGTTTGAATTGAATGATAAGCCTCGTTAATTTTTCTCGCCTCTTTCCCATATGTGCAATATTTAGTTCATTTCTTTTTGCATATTAAACTGTTGTTTGCAATACCCTACTCTTTTAAAAAGAGAAACTAGAGACTTTTTTATTCTTTTTAAGCTGCATTATTAAGCATTTATATTCGTTGTAATCCTCTTCACTATCAAATGCGAACATTGGATATTGTGAATACTCTTTTTGAAAATACTCAATTCGCCCCCCTACCTGGTGTAGTATTGAATACTTTGACATATCCTCTTCATATGGAATTGTAATAACATTTCGATTACACATAATACCTCCACTAATTTTATTTTTATTCTAAATAAAAGACCGATTTTATTTAGTTGTTTGACTCAACTCAATTGGCTCATAATTAGTCCATTCATGAAATATTTCCTTCTGATGTTGGCTTATCTTTATTGGTTTTACCCACTTTATCTTTGAAGATTTAATCTTGCAGTCGCTGCTTACATCCTCTGAAAGTTCATGTTTATCTCTTTTCATTGAAATAACCCTCCCCAAATTACTCCTGCAGCTATAGCAGCTATAAAGACAGAAACAAATTTCATTATTATGAAGAATTTGATATGCTTTGTTTCATCCTCAGTTAAGTTCAAATCTGATAAAGCGAATAAGCCAAACATTATCAACAAAATCCAAGCTGTTACAATCATCTACTAAGAACCTCTTTCGACTGTGTAACCACCGGTAATGTCATTTAAGATCGTGCTGCTTGGGGACAGCTTTTCACTCTTACTATCATTATTTTTAGTGTAATTAATGAAATCATCGAACTGGATCAAATACACTCCGTAAGCTGTGTTATTCAATTTATCGATGGTATCGTCACTTGGTTTGGAAAACCAGCTTTTAGTACCTTGGCCATACACTTCAAAAATTTGAACAATCTCGTTCTTATACTCAAAATAAGCCAGCTTATTTTCAAATTCACATTCCTCATCAACTGGGTTTCCTACATGATTTGTCGCATATTCCATCATTGAAGTAAGCATATAGCCTAATTCTACGTCCGAGAAACTAAGTTGAGGTTTAGGTGTTCCATAATAAATATCAGCCTCATTTAGTGATCCTCTTTGATTAACTTCTTTAATGATTTCTTCGATAGCTGTGTAGCCTTCATGAATGATGAAATCTCTTCGTATCTCGTCCCCTCGTTTATATTCCTCTAGGAAACTTGTTATGTTAAACTCTGCATTCTTCATTTAACTCCTCCTTACTTAGGTCGATGTATTGTTGAAGACTATTCACAAACGAAATTATGCAGCTTCTTATTTCCTCTGGATCTGCAAAGTCCATTTCGCTTTTTAAGAAATACTCATCAAGTTCCAACATTGCAAGAAAACGGTCATCTTTTGGCAAGTTGTTTAAGTCAATACTCCTTAATTTAGGAATTCCTTTATTTAAAAACCATTCAACAAAAAGGTTATCCTTGCTTTGTCTTTTAGCCTGGGACAAACAATCATAAATATCTTTAGGATTCTTTATACTGAAGTATATGTGCAAGCTCTCTTTCATAAGGTCAAACAGTCGCAGTAAACAACAGCTAATTTTAGACTCTGAATCAGTTCTATGATTTAAATCAAACCAGGTTAATTTGTTCTGCACTTAATCCCTCCTTATATAAATCAATTATTGCTGGTGCCCGTTGAAAGAAAGTAATAATGCAACCTCTAGCATCAAAGGGGTATTCACAATCAATTTCAGCACTGGATATGTATATTTCATATTCAATGCTCGATATTAGTTGAGCACTATAGGGTAGTTCAACTTGTAAGTACCTCTTCAGATTAGGTAGCTGCTCATTGACATACTTTAAGAACTTCTTCTCATAGCCAGGAACCTGTTCATATAGTTTGTTTACGAGCTCTTCAATTGTATCTGTTTGTACTTTGTAGAGGTTCTCGAACAGTGTTTTGTTGATGTCCATGAGCTCACTTAAAGCTTTTACGGTTTTCTGATTTCCAGTCAGAGTAACTCCCCACCACTCAAAGCATTTGTCCATTGTTGTTTAACCTTCTTAGCCGTTCAACTTCAGCGACCAACCATTCTGCATAACTAGTGTGGATTTTCATCACCTTGGTTGATCTAAATTGTCGAGACATTACTTCAACAAATTTCTTAATTTCTTCAAATTCAATTTCTTTCATTGAGTTTATCCCTTCTAAATGAAATCAACATTTTATCTACTTCCAATTGTAGTTCTCCTTTTCTTTCTCTGAATCACCTATATGCGAAAGAATCCAATTATGATAACCCTCTTCTCCACAATTAGGGCAATCCATTTCAGATATAACCTTTAATGTGTTTATCATAGGATTTTTAGCAAACAAGTGATGATTGCATTTTCTACAAAAAAACACAACTTCATTTTCCATGTCTCCCCTTCCCTTCTGTATAAAATTAGAATTTTAATTAAATCTAAATCTCGAATGTTTTAAGCTCAAACGTTTTATATGAATCTACTTCTTCACCAGGTATCACATTGACACTCGGATAATTATCATAGTCATACGGGTATCCGATACAATTCATGTGAAAGCTCGTTCCATCTTTGTCAAACTCAGCTTGTAAATGATCATGTCCACAAACCCAATGTCTTGCGTTAATGAATGGTACTTCAACCATATAGCATGTATTAGGCTCAAATGGAGAGTAAGGATTGTGAACAGGTGGAACATGGGAAACAAATACATCAATTTGTGTCTTTTCAAGCGTTTCATACCAATCCATTGATTCTTTCCACATAGCTCTTACCCCATCTATTTTGTTGTAACCATTAATACAAATGTAATTTGAGTCATTAGATACTCCTTTAAAGAAATCCCATCCTTCGATTCCTTTTGGAAGGTACCACATTACGTCTCCCGCGAATACTTTACCTTTGTATGTTTCAGTTGTCTTAATTAATGGAGTTACATTTTTTATGTTGGCAGCCTTTTTGATTAGATCATTCAACCTGCCAATTGAGTCTGAGTATTTTCTTTTTTGGCTCTTGCTAAGTAAATAAAGTTCATGATTACCATATGTAAAGTAAACCTTCTCGTATTGCTTTGCTGCCTCATCTAAAACCCATAAAGTTTGTTGATTCCATTCGGTAAAATCACCGGCAATGACTAATACCTCCCCATTACCGTTTGAGATTAACCTATTAACGATTTCTCTTGTTCGCTTCTCCCACTTAATTTGATTTACATTCCAAGGAATCCAATGATTTATATGGAGATCTGATACATAATCAATTTTCATTTTGTCCCCACCTTTCTTAATGAAAAAATTTATTTCTTTGGCGTGTATAAATTAAAATAATCTCTCCATAATATGATTCAAACAAGCTTGTTTTCATTACACATTAGGAGATGAATAAGATGGCTCAACAAAGTAGATCAAGATCAAACAACAATAATGATTTACTAATTCCTCAAGCAGCTTCAGCTATTGAACAAATGAAACTCGAAATAGCTTCTGAGTTTGGTGTTCAATTAGGCGCTGAGACTACTTCTCGTGCAAATGGTTCAGTTGGTGGAGAAATCACTAAACGTTTAGTTCGCTTAGCTCAACAGAACATGGGTGGTCAATTTCATTAAGGAGGGGTAAACCCCCTCTTTTTATGCTCCTCTTCTAAACCCTGTCATTACATTTAACCCTCCCACTTGCTCTACCACATTTTTCAATGGTATGATTTTCTATGTAAATATCATCTAGAGGTGTATTAACTTGTGGCAAAATAAGCACAAAACAAAGAAAAATAAGCGTTTGGTCAATGTAATCATATTCTTCTTTAATTTCTGGCCTTGTGCTTGATTCCTAATTTTTCATTTACATAACTTTGTTTTAAAAAATCACTATTTACGAAATCAAAGCAGAAAGAGAGCAATACATGTTTAAAAATTTTTTCAATTCACATCCATTTATTAAAAGTATTTCTGAAATTCTAATCACAGCAATTTCTCTTGGTGTATGGTTTAGTGTGAATATAAACCATTACTTAGGTGTTTTTTTGGGATTCTTAACAGCTGGGATTATTAATTCAGTTTTAGGCTGCAGTTGGGAACCCAAGAAGAAAACTGCATGATGAAGAGGTTTGACCTCTTCATTTTTTTTACGTCTTAATCTAAATAAAATACAGATTTTATATTAATTTAAAAGTAATAACTAATTTCTTTTTTATCCATAACTTTTCGGATTGTTCGCTCATGTTTCGATCGTTTTCTTTTATCACTGCCTTTCACTCTTGTTTTTTCAAACATTCCGTCGTAAGTCCAATCATATCCGCTATACTTTTTAAACACCGTCGTCTTCAGGCGTCTATGATACGTCACTCACCGCCCGCCTCTTCGCGTGAGTCGTCGATGATTTTATAGCCGTATTTACGCGCATCTTTCAAGTATATTGCTGCACCACCGGAAAAAGGCGGCCAACTGTCGTCTTCAATAACTAGTGCTTTGTGAACCCCGCTATCATCCGATATAAAATCGCCCACCCGAACCTCAGTCGGCTGCGGCGCGTTCAAGTATTCGTCCGGCACCGCCAGGCTTAGCGCACGTCTTAGCGCGATTGCTTTACCGATATGAACGTTGAAGCAGTCGTCAGGGGCGGCTTTGGCGATGCCCCGCGCTAAGACGACCGTACCGCTATAAGCTCCCTTTAATAAGGCGACTACTGTCCGCTTTTCTCGATTTACTATGAACTCCGCATTCGCACCAAAGAGATTGACTTTGTAATCCGAAGTATTTCCGTTCACCATTCTTCCCGGCGATTTTAAAACTTCGATATCCGCCTTCGCCTGCTCAACGATTTCATCACGGCGGGCTTGGACGCTTTTCTCTGGCTTCCATAAACGTTCCTCTAGCGTCGTACAAACCGGAGTCGTTACCGTATTTACATCGCCAGGTACAATAACAACGTCTTGATTCGTTTTTGCATAGTGAACTACGAATCTATAAGAATATGCTCCGCCAATAACGATATCTCCAAAACGAGATTTATAACCGAAATATTTATCGTCCTTCTTTTCAAATACCGTATTCGCATTATTAATCAGCAATTTATTTTCCAATTCGCCAACTCCTTAGATATCATTTAATTTTTGCGTCAGATGAATAAATTGATCATTTAACTCTTTGAATTTTTCCTTATTTATGTATGCTTTATTTTCCCTAAACAAAAATAGATCCCGATATGCTTTTCTATTCCTGTTAATAATTTTAGTCGCAATAGTTGAGCTTACCCATTCTTCATTTACTATCTGGTTTAGGATTTCACCAAGTTCGAATAGAATTTCTAGTTTCTCTTTGTTTTGCTGTGTTTCAAGTCTTAACAATTTCCTCTGTGTTTCAAGTTGCATTGTTTCAAATTTGTATTTCTTTTTCTTCAAGGCTGCTATCTTTTCATATGCATGTGTTTTATTTCCCGTCTCCAATAAATCACCTCCTTAAAGTTTAAATAAAATATTAGTTTTATAGTAATTTTATTTTTATTCTAAATTCATCTAAAGACAAGCTGTTTAACTTGTATCTATTTTATCACCTGAAAATATATATGTCTAGATATTTTTATTTTATTCTTTATTTCTAATATTAGCTTTATTAGCCTTTTGATAAGCTTTTATGCACTTAACCAAACCCAACCTAAAATGTATATTCTCTGGTAGTTCAAGTTCCGTAAATAAGCTTCGAGTATACTTCATTCTTTTTCGGTCATTGGTAAGGCTAGCGAACAACTCTTTTCCTTTGATCTTGTCTAATATCAAGTTAGCAGCTTTCTCATAATCATCATTTTTGAAAATATATTTGTCCATTACATTTCCAGGCATCTTATTATATCCATTATGGAATGAATCATAAGCTCTTATAGCATTGTCTTCTAATTCATTTAGCGTTGAATATGAAGTGATGTTTAAAGGAATAAAACTAATGCTAAATGTATCCCCTAAGGAAAAGTCTTTATATACCTCTTCATTTCCTGCATTGGTAAGAAAATGCATACGAGCTCGATCAACAACCTTTACTGCTTGTCCGATGTAATACTCATCCAAGTTGCAATTGTGGATAATATAAATGCCCGAAAAATTTTCATAGTCATGAATATCTCTGTCACTAATTTTCCTAAATGAGAGCAACTCATCCGGGGTATACTTTCTCATTTTACTCCTAAGAGTATCCAACTCTTTTCGGACTATTCCTCTGTTGCGATTGCGTTCAATTTCTGTTTTCTTTTTATAAAAATATGAAGGTGAAATTTCGCCAAACTCATAATCCCTGAGTACCTCTCTCATCCATTTAAGCTCATCTTCAGTTAGCATATACAACACCTCCTAATACTCCAACTTTATTATTTTTCGTTAAAATTAGCAATAAAAAGGCAGCATTAAACCGCTACCTCAAATGAAAGCTTGTCCCCATGTTTATAGTTGATTAATTTGAAATCATCAATGGTAAAGTTATAAAAATCTTTCACTTCAGGATTGATCCATAGTTCAGGTGCTTCAAACTGTTCTCTCTCCATTTGAATTTTCAAATTGTCTATATGACGTGTGTACACATGGCAATCCCCAATGTTAAAGATATATTCACCAAGCTCATAACCAGTCACTTGAGCAATCATGCGCTGCAACACATTGTACTGGAATACATTGAATGGATTCCCCAAAGCCATATCATTGCTCCGTGCTCTTACCTCGAGGTGGAGCTTACCTTGCTTAACATACCATTGAGTTTCGTATACACATGGCGTTAAGGCCATTGCGTCTAAATCATCAGGATTCCACAGCATTGTAATGTGTCTGCGTGAAGACGGGTTGTTCTTCAATTGATGAAGAAGATAATCAACCTGATCCACTTTTTCTCCATTTAGACTTCTGTTTTTCTTCCCCAACTGAAATCCATATGCATGTCCGATGGTGCCGTCTTCTTGTTTCCACTGATCCCAAATATGTACGCTCATCTTGTTTAAATCATTAACATCATTAGATTTCAGCTGCCAAATCCAGAGCAACTCTTTAATGGCTGTTTTCCAGGCAACGTTTTTTGTCGTTAAAATCGGAACTTCTGAGTTGTCAAACCTCATTTGCTTACTAATAACACTTAGTGTATGAGCCGGTGTTCCATCAGAATCCCACTTTGTTCTTACATGAAATTCTTCATCTGTGATTCCATTATTTATAATATCCTTTATAATTGAATTGTATTGTTTATCAAATTGAGTCATGTTTTATTCCTCCTATTATTAAAGACTCGAAGGGTGTGAGTCAGTGGTTGACTATTGTTGTCGGAAAGTAATAATAAATAAAATTGATTGTGACAAAAACGTTTTTTCTGCTCCCAGTTCCATTATCACAAGACACTATTTAGAAATACCATTGAGAAATGAAGGAGATTTGATTTCTGTGTTTACACTAATGAACCCAAGTTGTGCTGATAAAAAAAGTTCAGATAACACTGTGAATTTTATTATTAATTATGCTTACGATATTTTAAAAGCATCAAAAATAATTATAACGAATATCCATCCTTTTTATGAGCCAAATTCAACTAAACTGAGGCCTTTATTGCAAGCAGCTCAGAAACTGAATCCAAAAGAGTTTGAACTAACATATGAAAAAAACAGGTCTTTGATTTCTGATTACTATTCAAATGCTCATGAAATTTACATAGCGACAGGAAACTATATTAGAAAAAAGCCTCATGATACTATAATAAGTATGCTGACACAATATAAAGAAAAAACATTTGGACTTGAGTACAATGGATGGAGTCACTTTAGCACAAAGAACTGTGTGTACCACCCCTCCCGCAAAGGGAAATATCCTATTAAAGGTAGATTCCCATATTTTAAAACGAATTAAGGGAGATATTATCCCCCTTTAATTTCGTTTAATTGCTCATTGATGCTTTCTTTTATTGTATGTGGCAACTGATCAATTCCATTTCCAATTCGTTTCAGACCAGTTTTCCTGATTTTTGTAGTCATAACTTTAAAACACTCCAAGGAAATATCTGCAATTTCATCGTACAGCGCTTGAATTTTTTCCAATACACTTAAGTATTCTTCGTCATCTTCTTCAAATAGTGCCAATCCTTCTTCAAGTTTGTTGATCTTTTCAATACTCTTTAATATTTTATTTTTATCCTTTAACAATTAATCACCCGCCTATTTTAATTATGGTCGATCATCTTTAAGAAATTAGTTGCTGCACTTTTGTATCTCAGGTCTTTCTCGTACTCAGCAACTTGTCTCATATGTTCAATGAATTCATCTTCAAGTCCTTGCAACTGAAGAAATCCAAAGCAAAGACCGTTCCTATAAAGCATATCATCATATTTTGCTTGTAAAGCTCTTTCTTTGTTGTTAATGATCTCTTTCCTCCTTATTGATTTTAGATAAAAGTATTCTTTTATTCAGAAATATTTCCAACAAAAATCTTTTATGGTAAATTTAAAGCAATGAATTTAAAGGAGTGTTATTTTGCGTAAAATATTCAAAACCATTAGTTTACTAATTATATTGTTATTATTATTTTATTCTTTCTTCAGTTCTAACTCACATTTATTTGTGTGCGCTCAGTTAATCTTAATCGCATTTTTGATTGGGTTTGGTATTAACTGTTTTGTAAAAAAAGATCGATATAAAGGCACTCTATACTTCGTAATTGCCCTATGTAACACAATTATCAATTTTGATCATATAAAGGAATTAATTCAGACCATTTAACTTGTACATATATAGGAGGTGGGAAATTTCCCACCTTCTTTATTGTATAGGGACCAAGATTTCACATAAGTGATTATCAATCATTTGTGAAGTATATCTCTCTACAATTGGTTCTTCTCTTATAGTTAGACTATTTTTTTCTATTTCAGAGAAAATAATGCCCCAAAATTCACTTACTACCTCTTTTGTATGGTCAAGCAAGAAGACAGCGTATTTCCCTCCAGATAACTTACCAACTTGAGCTGGTTGCGGCACGTTAAAATTTTTATTTACTACAACGCCAACATCATAACGGCATTCCTCTTCAGGAGTAATACTTGGATCATCTTGTGGAATTCCTAAAATTATAGAGTTATGAAATAAACCATTCAACTGTGCCCACTTTTTAAAAGATTCCATTAGTTCTTTGTTTTGCTTGCCACCATACTCTCCAACATTTCGGAAATATGCAATCCTTGATTCTGGTAATTCTTCAATAGTTATTTTCATATTTTAATCCCCTTCCCTAGAAAAAGGTAATATGATTAAAAATGTTTTTCAAGAAAATTTTTAACAAAATCTAATTACTTCGTTCCAGTTGATCCATGCCCACCTCGATCATCGTTGCCTAGATGGTCTACCTCGATCAAGTCAACCACCGGCATCTTCTTCATAATTCTGAACTGGCAGATGCGATCCCCTTTCTTAATCTTTGTGTCACGTAACGCATAAGCAGGAAAGAACCAATAATCGTTGTCACCCTTATAAGACTCATCGATAACACCCATTGAATTTGTTTGAATAACGCCAAAGTTCTTATATGTACTTGAACGAGGGACGACATGTGCTTCGTAACCTTCAGGCAGCTCCATTGCAACACCTAATGGGACAAGCTTAAATTCATCTTTTTTGATTGTTACATCTTCAGCTGCCCGAAGATCAATCCAGTCTCCCTGCTCAATTTTGCTGATCCTTGTTTGTGTATCATCTAGATACTTGATTTTAATTTGCATTATGTATTAGCTCCTTTTATTTTAAGTTTGTTTAAAATTACCCTATTATCGCAATTCCTTTAGTAACTCATCAAGTTCATTAGGCTTAAAACCAACACTTCGGTTTACTTCTTCTCCCTGATCACTCAGCAGAATGGTTACCGGTACTCCCATGACACCAAATCTAGCTGCCACTTCTGGTTCCTGTGTAACGTCAACTGTCTCAAATTGAATATTTGCTTGCTCTAAGTAATTGGACACCATTTTACATGGGTTGCAATTAGGCTGCTCTAATTTAATTAATCTCATTGAATACATCCTTTCTCGGTAAAAATGAAATCTGAATCCCTTAATGGTTCGACCGTAGCTTTTTTGTACCCGTTTCCTTTAGTTGAAAAGAAGTCATGGGATTTAGTCTTTGTACTCAACCCATTGATAACAATGGGATTAACATCCTCTTCTTCAAACCAATGATCGAATCCCAGATTGTTTAAAGCTTTATTAGCATTGTATCTGATAAATTTCTTCACATCTGGAGCTAAGCCAACCTGATCATAGACATCTTCTGTATACTCTAATTCATTTTCATAAAGCTCCTGTAGCAAGCTTAAAGCCCATGCATACAGTTCTTTTTGCTTCTCTGGTGTTTGCTTCTTATAAATCTCTTGAGCTAATAAACCTACATATACGCCGTGTATCGCTTCGTCTCTAATACCCTTAGTTCAACCGATTTCGCTACTATCGGTTCGTTGCCTTACCGCAACCGCCTTACGTTACCGTAAGGAGCAGACTATATCATCATCCCAGTAGGATGCCTCCCGTTTCGATTTAAGGGGTTCTCACCCACGCCAATAGCTTGCGCCCTACTCGTTTTGCGGAATTTCGCCGCCTATGCGATAGTCGTTGAACGTTCTATGCGATCCCATAAAGTCTTCCATCTTCTTTTATGTCGAATTAGACTAACGTAACGAGGATGAAGGCTGTATTTTTCACCAGCTTCAACATTGTTCATTCCAGCAATCAAATCATAGATTAAATTTGTTGCCTCCATATTAGTGAGCTTTGACATTGAATTACTTTCTCCAGGTTGTCCTGACATTAATCCAATTTTCATTGCATGTAGAGTATTTTCTTTAGGTGTAACTATTTCTAAGTTCCGAACGTGGTTGTTTAGTTTATTTCCATCTATGTGGTTTACAAACATTCCTTTTGGTATATCATGAATAAAATATTTTGCGACTAACCTATGTACTAAATAGTTCTGTGTTCCTTTTTTCGGATGCGTGTATCCTATCATTTCATAGCCATGTGGAGTAATAAATGTCTTTCTTGGTTTCTTTAATTTTTTTGATATGATAACTCCCGTTTCCGTTATCCACCAAGGTGCTTCTTCGACTTCTTTCCTTATCATTTTCACCTCCTTTGGGTTCGCATAGCTTCGCTGCTGATTGTCCTAATAAGGATTTTCCAGCAATTAGAGAGGTTCACATTTGCCGTTGCCGACAAAAGGGACTATTAAATAATCAGGTTAATGATCTCTCCACTTTGCATGAGTTTCCCTTGTCCATAAAAATAAAGTGGGTAATAAAATCCTGAGTAGAAAAGGAAGCTCTCTAGAAACACAGATGCAACCATTGCTCTGAATAAGGAAATTTCATCGTTCTTCTCAACTGCTTTATAAATTGAAACAATTGTTCTAGCCTTCTTTTGAAGAAACCTATTGTTTTTCACCCATTCGAAGACTTCATTGATCTTCTCGGTTGGAGCCAAAGTTAGAAAGATGTTGCTGTACGACTTCGCATGGACAGCGTTCTCCATCATCGCCATAAAGTTCAGCACCGCTTTCCGCTGGTGGCCGTCTACGTGTTCAGCCACGATCGGCATCCCCGTATTCCCCTGCTCTGTATCAAGAAGCGTAAGTCCGGCCAGTACCTTCATATAAGTGTCCTGCTCATTTTTTCCGAGGTACTTCCATGTGAGGAGATCGCCGTTTAAAGCAATCTCTTCCGGAAGCCAGAACTGTTTCACGTTTTGGTTATAGAACATTTGGGTAAAATCGTCTTCATGCTTTGACCAGTTTGCTGCGTCATAAATTTTTGTCAAAAATATTCTCCTATCTTAAAAAATTTTAGATTTGACACTGTAAAACCACCCTCTTTGAAGCCCTTATATACGGGGTAATAAAGCCCCTAAAATTATAAGAGGATGGTTTTACTTATGAATAAAAACGTTCAAAAAATTATCTTTATGTTCCTTGTTAATCTAGGGCTATCACTGTGTTTTGAAGGGAATTTAACAAATGCTATTTTAATGAATATCCTTCTTTTAATTTCTGAACTATTGTATGAATACTATTTTTATAGAGTTAATCAGACAACACAAGATAGACATGAATCCTGACCAGTATCCTTAGTTCTCGCATAGTACAAGGTCTTAATTCCTCGATGATGAGCGTAGAGATCTATTCTATTCAGGTCTCTCGTTGTCATCGTATCTTTCAGGAACAAGGTAAATGAAATTCCTTGATCGACATGCTGCTGAATCGTTGCAATAAGATCAACTACCTTAAACATATCCATGTCATAAGCTTCTTTATAAAAGAACCAGTTCTGAGGTGATAAACCTGGCATCGGATAATAAGTCTTACTGTTACCGTAGGTACGTTCTTCAATTCGCTCCATAATTGGCATTACACCTGCTGTAGATGATTGAACATATGAGATACTTCCCGTAGGTGCAATAGCCTGCCTATACGAGTGATACAGTCCATATTTCATCACATCTTCTTTAAGCTTCATCCAATCTTCAATATTCGGAATATGCTGATCTCCAAATAGTTTTTTAACCTTTTCATACTGAGGGCTATAATCATTTGTTATGTACTTTTCGAAATACTCGCCTGATTTATAAGTCGAACCATCAAACTTGTAGTATGTCTCCCCTGTTTCTCGTGCAATTTCCATTGAACGCTGCAGGGAGTAGAAGTTAACCATCATAAAGTATGTATTAACAAAATCCTTAGCTTCTTCACTTTCATAAGCAATATTATTTTGAGCTAGAAATCCATGGAGATTCATCTGCCCTAGACCAATTGATCTCATTAGTGTATTTGCTCTCGCAACAGCTGGAGCATTTACAATGTTTGTTTTCCTTGTGACTGTTGTCAGTGAGTCAATAGCTATTCTGACTGTTGAAGCAATTGATTGATTACTCATTACATTTACAATGTTCATTGAGCCAAGATTGCAAGAGATGTCTAATCCAATTTCATCTTCTTGATCGTAATCTGTATAGACTGATACTTGTGATGATTGGAGTACCTCTGACTTTAATATTCAACGAAAGGCGCAACACTCTCGTCCGTTCTCTTATGAACTGCTTACGATCACTCGTAAGAATAGACTATATCATCGACCTATAAGGCCGCCCGCCGTTTCCATCGCCATATGCTTGCGATGTACTCTACTCCCTTACGCTTATGCGTGGTTTCGATAGTCGTTCGGCATTTCCACAAGATGTGGCTTAGCACGGTATTGTCTATAAGATAGAGTTTCACCGTTTAGACGGGTTTGCTACGGGCATTACTGACCGAAGGTGCTACAGTTAACACAAATTAGAAAACTTCACTTTTGAAATATGTTCATTTGGATGCACTTTATTTACATTGTCAGCGAACATAATATATGGATAGCCAGATTCGCTTCTTAGAATGGCCAATTGCTCTAACAGCTTTCGAGCATTTCCCTTTGCTTTTCTAACTCTAGGATTTTCAACAAGCTCATCATACATTTCATTAATGTCTAACTCATCAAGATACTGTTCATATTCCTTGTATACTGAATGCGGATAGAACATGTAATAATCCTTGTCTTCCCTTGCAAGTTCAATAAACTTATCAGGAACAACTACGCCAATAGATAGTGTTTTAACTCGGACATCTTCATCAGCACTTATTTTTTTAGTATCCAGGAAGTCTGTAATGTCTGGATGAAATACACTTAGATAAGCCGCTCCTGATCCTTGTCTTTGCAGACCATTCAGACGTGTTCGCTAAGCACGCCCCGCCATATGGCTGCTTCATGTTACCATGAAGGTTAGACTATATCTTCACCCTTTAAGGGTGCCTCCTGTTTCGACTGCCAATAGCTTGCAGCCTACGCCTTTCGGCTAGTCGTTGCACGTTCAAGACGTTTGATCTAAGTGTTTCCACTTTTGCCGCAAACAGATTTTTGTAATGATTGTTTTACTCGCATATGTATATATTTCAGAGAGTTCTTTAATGGACTTACCACTTTTAAAATCATTTAAAATTGACAGTGCTTGAAGTTCAGTAATTTTAGCCTTTGGGCTTTTTTCTCCAATCAAAAGCAGTCCATGTTTTAAAGCATGTTGAGCATTTCCTTTTGGTGTAACCCACTCCAAATTTGAGAGCTTTGGATTCGCTTTGTTTCCATCAATATGGTTTACAAAGGGTAGTTTCTTAGGATTCGGTATAAAGTTAAGTGCAACTAATCTATGTACACGTTTACCAACCTGCTTGCCTTCCTTATATAAGATCACTTTTGTATATCCTTGACTATCAATTTTAGTCTTTAAAACAGTCTTCTTTTTCAAATTAATCACTCTACTACGATTTGTAATCCCATACCCAGGAAATTCTGCAAGTGGAGAAACTACCTCTCCCTCCATTAACACAAATGGGATTTGTGTTTTTCTTAATCCCATCTTTATAACGCGGTGATTAATTACTTCTCTTGAAACCCCCAATTTTTCTCCAATTTCTTTGGCAGTCATTGAACTATAATTTTTGCGAATAAAATCTTCATCAATATCTAACTTGTTATGCGGCCGTCTTGCTTCGCTCATGATTGTCCCCCTTTATTTTGGCTTGTGTTTGTCCCAAACCTTCTGAGGAGTTCCCATGAATTAAAGAGGTTTTCGATCGTCATTTCTGACGAAAGGGGCCAAATCAACCCATCTGATCTGCATATCTAAAAGCATTATCCAATAGCTTCATAACACCTACGACACCTTTAGTCGCATTCTCTACGTCTTTAATCGCTTCACCTTTGGCTCTTAGTTTGTTTAGATTTAATGCTACTCCTCCACCTAGCTTAGAAAGCTGCATGGAGATATCAATAGCACGTGAAATATCATTCAAACTGTCGCCTACTTCAAGTAAGAAGCAGCTCACCATTTCACCTCTTCGCTTACGTCCAGCATTAAGGAATGTAGGTGTTGCCGGCTGATACTCTTGTTTCATCATAGTATGTGCTTCCTCAACTGCTTTCTCGTAATCACCATCCGCGCAATACAAAGCCACAATTGAGACACGATCCTCGTACCTCTCCAGGATCTTTGTTTTATCATTTGTTTTCAATGCGTAGTCATTGTAGAACTTAAACGCACTCATAAAAGATGGGAATCTGAATTTGTAACTGTAAGCAATCTTATAAATTGATTTAATCTGTTCAAATGTATATTTGCTTAAGAATTCTTCTTCGTAATAATCATTTTTAATCAAATAATCAAGTTTCTCTTTTAGATCATGGAAAAAGACTGTGTTTTGATTTATGTAATCAACAAAGTAACTATGTACGGCCTCCTTATCCTTTTGGAATTGATACTTCCCATCTTTCTGAATCATGATCTCATTATTGAGCTTGATCCACTTTGGTATTGTGTTTATCAATAAGTTGTACCTCCTGAATGATCTTCTGTAAGTCTTGTTTCGTTCCACTAAGTTCAAACTTTAATAACAATGGAATGTGGAACTTAGCTGAAAGCTTGTCTCCAGCTAAACCATAGTTATCACCCCAAACCTTGTTACCACTAACAGCAACTCCTCTTATTTTATTTTTATTGTTATTGATAAAATTCAAAGTCCTTTCAGGTACTTCCCCAAAGCCTATCGTATATGTAATATGTATGAACTCTTGATTGACGATCGTATCCCCAGTAACTTCGATTGCCTCAACGTCAAACTCTTGTTGCAGCGCTTTTACAAACCTTCTTACATTACCAGTTTTACTCTCATATGTAATGATCACTTATCGTTATAAGCCCCTGTAATTTATTTTGTAGTCACTGTTTCAGCTTCATTTTCAGCGTAATTGAATGCTTCTGATATCTCACGATTAATGTCGCCCATTTCCATGTAGCCCTGTGCCATACTTTCATATAAGGAACTCTTCTTAACTGGAACGTAATCATCTAGATTCTTTTCTAATTCAACAAATTGATTTCCCTGTTGGTCAGTTGCAATAATCTCTCCTTTTAATACAGGAAAAGATTGTCCATCAGCTAAATGAATATGAGTGTTCTCAGTGGCTACTGTAAAGTTAATAATGTTCTTCTTTTTTACATACGGTTGAGTTGGATCAATATGTCTAGCTGCCCCCATTTTACATCTCCTTATTATTTGTTTTTATTTTGAATAAAACTGTGATTTTATCTAGATTTAATCCGTATATATTTGCCCTCCTTACTCTTCATCAATCGTCCATCCATTTAATCTTGCGTACTTTAATTTTCTTGAATATCTATGTTTCCACTCGTCCCACCTTTTCGTTTCCCCGAGCGTAGCGAATGGATCTTGGTTTTTCTGTTTTAAGAGAATATCACCAACCCATCTAGGAACTGACGGTTTATAGTTACTTTCCGACATCTATTCGTCCTCCAATTATAAATTTCTGTATCTTCCTTTTTTATTGTTTTGGCCAGCCCTCTCCAAGGAGCTTTTTAGCTTCTTCAACATCTGTGAATCTTTCAATTTTGTGTCTATAGTCATCGATCCATCGGTAAACACATACTGCATTTTCTTCAACTTTCATGACAGTGTACTGCTGCATAGGATCTTCTAAAAGGTGAAGTTTCTGATCTTTATAAAATCCTTGAATCATTTAATGTCCTCCTCTTATTTTATTGAATTTCTCTTACCTCATGTGGTACTCCACTTTCTTCTTGAGCATACACAGCATCATTATGAGCCTCAATAGCATCATCATAAGTATTAACAAGTGTTCCAATGCAATAAAGTCCGTATTTTTTATTCATTTTCATCATCCTTTTAGTTTATTTTTGTGAATCTCTTAATCTCTTTACCATCAACAACCACTTTTCCAAAGAACATGTCTTTAGGTCTTGCCCAAAGAAATCCGTCATGGTCTTCATATGTAACCAGCTTTTCTTCTGTTTCAGTGTGAATAGCCTCTCCAATAACCTTGTAAATGCCACCTTTATAATGTTTAAAATGACATCCGATAAAATCAAATGTGTCTATTGTAGCTTTCCTCCTTAAACTTCCTCTATATGCAACACAAGAACATTTTTATATGGATCTAATTGAATCTCATCTCTTGCTTCTTCACCATTAATCCTGAAGTTAACTGGTGTGTCGCCGTGAAAATCAAGTTGATCTTGTAATGCTTTAATTACATCACTTACTTTTGGGTTAATTAACTTGCCATTAATCTCATCATAAGCCACGGGCTTTCCTCCTCTTTCTTTAAAATCATCCTTTTATTTATTTTCGTTTAAGAAATAGTTGTAATACACGGTTCTTGAACTTCAAATTCCAATCTGGTTACTTTTCTTACCGGAAAATTAGCATCTCTTTTAAATTTAACTGGGATTACCGAAGGCCTTTCCGATCCATTCCTGCTTACATTTAAAAATATTTTCTTATCTAAATAATTATAGAGAGTGTGATAATCAATAGCTTTTTCATCGGTTTCTAAGAAAATATGCTGGTTTTCCTCATACATCTCACAATTTTCGAAATCCATGATTCCGATTTTGTCATTAGGTAAATATTTATTTTCAATGACTTTGTACAGTTCTGCATTTTTGATTTTCATTTTTAAAACCCCTTTATTATTTGTTTAAAATAAAACTTTTAAAGTGATTTTCTTAGCAAGGCTGCTAAATTGTCTAAGATTTTTTGCCTGTTTTCATTCTCTGAGATTGACAAGCTTACATCATTTATTTCTTGAATCACACAACCCTTATCATCAACTCTCTTAATATTAACCTTTGGATTTTCATTAAGTGTTAAACCATATGTAACAAAATCCCCTAAATCCCGTACTAAAGTTCTACCAGACATTATTTTGTTTTCACATACACTTTCTTTCAGATCGTATGTACCTTCGTATTCGATCAAGAGTTTGGCCATATTCCTCCACCTAACTCCTTTCAATAATTTTTTTCGTCTAAAGGTAACGAGAGAATTAATGTCAGTTGCCTTTAATCATTTTCAGATTCCTCCTTCGTTAAATAAACAGTGTGCTCACATACAGAACAATCAAGGCTAAAGCTGAATGAAGCAAAGACTTACCGGCTTTCTTGAAGATATACTCATCTTTTTCCTGATCTGACTGTTTAACACCTTTGACAAATACATTGAGTAAAACACCGATAACAAATGAATGAGGTAAAGTGACATGAGTATTTTGAATATTGTATGTATCAATAAGCAATGGATTTAACACATGATTCAATCCGTAATAAACAACTAGTGACATAGTCAATGCTTCAACAAAAATAAGTAACCCAACTACAATCAGAGAACCTGATCCGATAAAGAAACCGTTCCAAATATTTTTTGCATCCTTATTCAATAAATATCTCTCCTTTAGTCTTTTTTAATTAGCCTCTTCCACCAGGAAGTTTTACGTTTTTCTTCTTGCTCTTTAAAGCGTTCATATTCTTGTTTAAGTTGCTGATTAAATTCCTCGATTTTTTCTTGTTTTTGAATTGCTTTTTCAAGACTCTCTTTATCTTCAACTGTTTTAATGATCTTGTCAGTCTGATATGTCCATTCGTTTTTTGTGTTGCGTTGCCTGTCTGTTACGACTACATATTCGTTAAACCCTGGGATATACACTTTCCCTCCGACTTCAATTGGGTCTAAGTCGATAACTCCTTCAAAAAATGGCTGGTATTCACATTGCTGCTCAATTGGGACAAGGGCATCACACAGGCCCAATGTCCAACTTTTCTTAATTGCCTTCCCTTCAAATGTTGCTTTATGCCGTCCCACTTATCCACCTCCTTAAATGTAACTTCCTAATGTGTAATCTGAGATAATTCCCTCTTCAATTAAGTAGGACATAATTTCTTGGACTTTATCATGTATGATATGTGGAAATTCAAGTTTTTCTCTTGTATTATCATTTATGTAGTACTGATAATCATACGGTTGCAAACATCTTTCATTTAGAACATCAATTTCACCTTTTAGACTGTTTTTATGTATTGTTAAATTAAATGTGATGTTAGGCTGGATTGTTTTTATGAAGTACCACTTTGATTTCACGTGATCTGTAAAACCGATGTCCCTCATTTGTTTCTCTTCAAGTATGTGAAACCTCATTTTTCTCCCTCATTGATGATTTTCTTTAAAGCTTTTAAAAGCATGTTTAGTGATTTCTTGTCTCCCATTTCATCCCGATTGACCTCAATAAAGTGAATTGCTGATGTTAATTTATCCTGCATTTCAGTTGCTCCTTTCACGATAAAAATTGAATTTTATTTAGATATTACTTATAATCAATAAACCCAAACCGGTTAAGAATGACATTCCAGCTATAACTAATATTCCAAAAGCGATTTGAGGTTTTATTCTCCTTTTCGATCCATATGTATCTAATGATACAAGTCCAATCAACAAAAGACCGATGAGTTCAAGAATATTAATTGCAAATTGCACCATGTCACTCCTCGTTATTTGTTTTGATTTGTCGCATACTGCGCTTGCCCGGGAAATTAATTTCTATTTCCAATGAGGATTTCTTACACCTTCCCACCTTTTCGAGTTAATCCAATCCATCGTTACTGGCTTAAAGTCGGTATTTTCAACACTTACACAAACATGACTTAGCTTTTCGAGACCAGTTTCCTCACTGTGTGTATGCCCATGTACATTACAGCAAAGTTGAAATTCCTCAATTAATCTGTTCATATTCACCTGAGAAATTGGTTCATGAGTAAGTATGTAATCCTCATAGAGATACATCCTATGTGGATCAAAACCAAGTCTTCTAAACTTTGTATCTGAAATTCCTTTGTCATGATTTCCTCTAATAAGAATGTTTCTAGTTTTCTTTAGCCGACTCACTATGTACTCAATTCTTTTTGAATTACAGAAGAACATGTCTCCAAGCCAAAAGACTGTATCACCTTCGCTAACTGTTTTATTGAAGTTCTCAATAATCACATTGTCCATATGTTCAGTGTCTTTAAATAGTCGTTTATTACCTTCATATTTGATGATATTCTTATGGCCAAAGTGAGGATCGCTGATGAACCAGGTCTTTGTCATTAAATTGTCTCCTCTCCTTATCGCTTACACATGGGTTGATTCACGATTAGCTTTCATAGTAGCGACAAAACTGTCATCAAAAGCTTTTTCAGTTAACACATGCTTTTCATATGGTTCAACCAATGTCCATAACCCTCTACCTTCGGTTTCAATTTTCAATGCGAACTTTTCTGCTTCTTCCAGGTTTGTGAAAATCAAATTTTCTCCAGTAACAAAATTGTTATATACTTTTCCATTGTTTTTATCTCCATCACGTCTAACTACGATTACCCATTTTTCTTGATTCACTCATCATCTCTCCATTCTCGATAAAAGGAATATTTTATAGTAATTTTATTTTTATTCTAATTGCAACTTCAAAAATTTTAATGTCTTTTCTAATTTCATGGCCTTACAATGCTCCAAACAATTTTTCTGCAATTCTTCACCGCATTCTTTATGTACCGGAAATTCTATATAATCTTTGTCGTCAGTAATTCTTATGTAATAGACAATCCTGTCAATATGCTCTTTACATTTTGCGCACCTCATATCCTCACCTCTCTTCTTATGAATCTAGCATACTCTTTATTGCTCACTCAGTCAATAGTGATTTTATTTTTATTCTTTATATTGTTTCTTTAATATTTCTTAGCTTCTCAAAAGCAGCCATTATATCTTTATCACACCGTTTCCAAATCCGACTCTCTTCTGGCCTAAGTGTGTTCTCCAAATAAACATAAAGCTTATCTAATATCCCTTCAACAGCATCAATATCATCAATTACAATATCTCTGAAAATATCCTTAATGATACCCTCTCCCTATGAAAATATTGTTATTGCTTTTCCATTGTCATTTTTTATATATGGGGAATATTTTCGCTCTAGGTAATTCCTTGACTTTCCTTCTCCCAGACTTACATTATAAATATCCCTTACCTCATGTACTTCGTATGCTTGTTCTTTTGCATGTTCAGGTGATAGCGCCTCAATAACTAGAGACGCATTTTCACCTTTGCTGTCTTTACACCTTACATAATACTTTTTCAATAAACATCCCTTTATCCTTTCATTTTTTCTTGAAACAATTTAATGAATCAAGCCTTGATATGTATTTGGTTTAATATTGTGTAGAGTGATTAGGTTAGTTAACCGCTCGATTTCCTTACTCATCGCATAACATTGATCAACATAAAATTTCTTTGGCATAATCACAAACTGGCCATCTTTAAATCCTTCCGCACCGGCTTCTTGCATAGCTGCTGGAAAGATATCAATTAGACTCCCTTTATTAAAGCTCTCAATATACTCATCTACAGAAATATTGTGCAAAACCTTAGCTAATACTCCACTGGTCTTTTCATCGTTATGTACGTAAATGCTTTGTGTATGTGGTTCAATAACTACAAAATTAAGAGCGTTTACCAAGTCAATTTTTTCTTGATCAGTTAGCATATTCACTCTCCTTTTAAATACGACTTGAAAAACTCACTTAAGTTATCAGCCATAGCTGCAGCAACTTCAGAAAAGTATTTATGTCTTTTCTCCTCTGATTTCAAAAACTCAACTGTCGTTTCTGCAATTTCTTTAATCCTGTCTTCTTTGATATCCCCATTCCTAACACGCTCTTTAATCTCCTCTGTCTCTCTTTTTAAGGACTCTGGGTAACTATCCAATCAATACACTCCTCTTATTTTACATTTGTATAAAAGACAAATTTTATACAGAAATCAAACTATAATGCCCTTGCTCCACGTCTGAAACAGGAATGTAATCAACCATCCCATCACTTTCAAAACGAACCTTATAGCACAGTCTTGATTCATGGTTTTTAGGCTTATATCCAACAAAACCAATGACAATTCCTAACTCATTCTTTCTTTTGTAAGCATAAGACGAAACTGGATTTATAAACACTTTACTTTCCATAGGCCACTCCCATCTTTAAATAAAATTGATCTTTTAATTAGAAATTAGATATACTATGTAATTCTTTCAATCTGTTATTCGCAATTTCTATGTACTTACTTTCAGTTTCAAATCCAATCCATTTTCTATTTAAGTTTTCACAAGCTACTGCAGTTGTTCCAGACCCCATACAATTATCAAGAACTGTATCACCTTCATTTGAATATGTTTTAATTAAATACTCAAATAAAGCTACCGGTTTTTGAGTAGGGTGGTATTTCTTTTTATCGTATGCAAATTGTTGTATTGTTCTTGGGTAATTAGTGTATTCCTGAAAATTGCTTGTATTAGAACTGTTGTAATTACCGCCATTTCCCCCTCTTCTTGTTACTCTATTGTAGGGAACAATTCCTTGCGGATTATAAGTAGGCTGTTTCTTGTAAAACACTAGTATACTTTCATGATCTTTCATGGGCATTCTTTTAGCATTTAAGTGCCCAGTACCATTAGACTTTTTCCAAATCCATTCATATTTAAAATCTTTCACATTGCTCATTATTAGTGCACTCGTAAAAGGTTGCGCAGCTGTTAAAACGATTGCACCATTGTCTTTGATGATTCTTTTGTATTGCTCCCACAGTTTGTCGAAAGGGATAATTGAATCCCATTTATTACGTGTTGTTCCATATGGTAGATCGCATAGAATCATATCAATTGATTTGTCTGGAATAAGCGGCATTCCTTCCAAGCAGTCCATTTGATAAATTCTCTTTTTCTTAAGCATGGTTGTTTGTTCTGTAATTTGCACTTAATCTCTCCTTTTTTGACATTCTTTTCTTTCTCTTTAAAAGAGATATTTTAATCAGTTTCACAAACACTTCACACATTTCAAATATTTTACATGCTAGACTAGAGTTGTATCACAATCAAAACCTGGGAGGTAATTCTTATGAAAAAGTTTTACAAAGGATTGATTGTTTCTGCCTTATCTCTAACCACTCTGGCTCTCCCTGCTTTCACATCACAAGCCTCAGCTCTTACGCCTGTTAAATCAGTTGACCAAGTTAAACAACTAGGCGATCCGATTGGTACAGTTGATTTCCACATGTTAAGGAATTCTAACGTTTCCCTATTAACAGGTTACACCCGATGGGAAATAGTATCTGGAAGTAACCTCATTAGCATTAGTTCCGGCGGTGTTGTTTCTTCTCATTCAACATTGGGCACAGCAGTGATTTATGCATACGATATTAATGATAATTATGTTATTTATAAAATCACAGTAGAACCACGGTAGTTAACTAAGGAGTGCTAGTTCACTCCTTCCCTCTTTGTTTTACTCAAATAATTGAAGCAAATCTTCAACAATCTCATCGCTGCCCCATTGTCCTGTATCCCATGAATATGTATGTAATCCAGCACTGCTCATAACTTCTCTGTATAACCCCAAAATTGAATCAATGTCTTTTCCTTCTATGTACTCATCTCCCCGTACGCTTAACCGTTCCTTAATAATACTTGGATCAGCGTGTAAGTATACAACCTTCGCTTTTACTTTAATTTTATCCTCAATAAATCTAAGCTGTTGCTCTGTAAGGATCGAGTAATCTTTAAATTTCTTTGCGTATACCAAGTTAGAATAAACAAACCTGTCAATAATCACGTTGTCTTCATCAGCTAATTTGTTGAAGTGCTCAAATAATTTCTCATTCCCGCTTGTGGCCAACTCAAAGCTTGAACCTTTGATAATTGGGTACTTCAGTTCTTTGCTTAGCTTTGCTGCAACTGTTGATTTAAAGCAGCAATCAGGCCCCTCCAAGATAATTAATGTCATTAATCCCCCACCTTTCTTACTTTATGAAATCCAACAACCTGGTAAGTGCCATCAGGGTACTTTACTTCTACCTGGTTGTATCGATAATCAACTTTAGCAACAGCTCCAATCTCATCTGTAAAATCAACAATTACTTTTTGACCTTTTTTAAACATAAGTTAAACCTCCCTTTAGTGGTGTTAATTCATGTTCTTTAAAGTAGGTAATGTCACCTGTTTCATCGCTAACTGCATAGTCATATGTAGCTGAATGCAAATGCTCAATAATCTTTCCTTTTCTTCCAACATGATGAGGACAGCCATATCGTGCATTATTGTTAATTTCTATAGCTAGTCCAACAGGATAACTCCAGTATTTAGGCAATTTAATACCCCCTAATTAATAATTGAAACCGTTCCATGTTGTCTTCCGAAGTTAATTGCATCCTGTTCATTTGATACCAGCAAGTCCACTTTATTGCCAACAATCGCTCCACCTGTATCAATGGCTATGGCCTTAAATGAACTCCCTCCTACTTTTATTAATACTACGGAGTTAAGTGGAATAATACTTGGATCTGTAGCTATTACTCTATAACCTTTGTAAAAAATTGATTGTGTTACATCTACGCCAGTTTTGGTTCGACCTGTGCAGCCTTCGGTACAGTTAGCAACATATGCGCTAAATTCGATATCTAGTGTCCTAGCATCATCATTTTCCTCATATGTGATTTTATTTTTATTCTTTATTTGTTTATTCTTGTTCTTACCCTCACCTCCCTTCTTGATACTTTTCTTTTTCACTGGTTTGGGTTTAATAATAGCTGCGTTAAGAATAGCTTCTCGCCGCTTTTCCTGTTTAGTTTTCTGCTCTTTAACAATTTCAGCAAACTTATTTAGCACCAGATTCTTGTGTTGTGGTATGTTGATTAGTTTTGGTTTTCCATAAAATGATTCTTTTATTGAGTTTTTATTGTTTCCTGTATCTAAATAATGTTGCTCAGCACTTATGTATGAAAAGGTAACCAATGGGATTAAAATCATCATAGCATATTTAGTTTTCGATGTATATGATATAATTTTATTTTTATTCTTAATGTTGATGCGTATCACTTCTCTTTCTTTGCTTTTTTCTTTCTGTTCGATATGCCAAGGTAATCATTGATACGTTTTTTGGCCATTTCAATATAATATTCTTTATCAAGATAATCAGGAACCTTTTCATTTTTAATATTATCATTATTAATAAAGCAGCGAGGTGGAGTATTACCAATCTTCTCAATACGATCTTCTGTTTTCACTTTAAATACACCTTTGGCATCCTCTTCTTTAGAAGCAAATACCCTCAATACTCTTTCAGGTAACTTATCTTCCCCATGGAGAGCATACATGTACTTGTTTGAAACCTTAGAAATCTTCTGGAATTCTCTAAGTTCATTACATCCATTGATGGTTTCCTCAACTGGAATTGCTTTTGTAAAGTACTCAATCATTGCTTTGTTAACAATAGGCAGGTCATAATCCAGGTTATTAAGTTTCTTTACATATGCCCCCTTGGATTTATACTTTTGATCTTTATCAATAATAATGTAATTGTTTACGTCCTTTTGATAAATCTTTTCATAAACATCCCACTCCAGGTCTAACCGAGTTCTTGTTTCCCACTCTTTAGCAATATCCTTAATCAAATCAATATCAGATTCTTTCTCGACTTTCATAAACAAACCATCTGTATTTGACTGAATCAACTTACAATATGGCTCAATTTTTTCAATTAAATCTAACAACAATAACTGCCCTGCTAAACATACATTATTAGCCATTAAAGGGTCATACAAAGGATTATACTGATCTTTCATAGCTCCATAAGTTGAATTTAAAACGATCTTATAAGGAGCTTGTTTAGGATCTTTTTTTCTTTTTAGATCTAAACGAGTATCTCTAATCTCCGTATACTTTAATGGATTTGTTACATTACGACTTATATAACCATATTCAATCATTATTGAAGGATACAGAGATGCTACATCGCAGCATAAAATAATTCCCTCGTCTTTGTACTTTGGAAGTGCTCCATGTAAACCACCCCATGCGAATATATGAGGAACACCAGCAACTTCAACCTCAAGCTTTTTAGAATAATCCAGATTCTCAGGATTCTTGTACCAATCCACAATATGTTTGTATTTTTCAATCTTCAAAGTATCCGGGAACACAAGGTTAAACTCATCTCCTCGATTACCTTGTTTTTCAGCTCCTAATATAAATGCTGATAATTGAGCCTTTGTTTTTGTGAACATAGACATCTTTAAATTAAACGCTTCGATTAATGCCAATTGACTTTCAAATTCCTCTTTTTTATTGTCAAATACTTCAATAGTCTGTTTCACGTCATGAATACAATAATCAATTACTTCCCTTATCTCTTCCTCAGTTAACTTTCTGTCAATATCAAAGGGTACAGATGACTCCTTGATTCTTGATCCCATAAAACCTTCAAGCTGCTTTAAACTATGAAAGCCCGTTGTTATATCAAAGTTATTTAAAGGAATCTTATATGCTTCTCTAACAACATTAAATGCTTTTACATTATCCTTAATGATTCTAGTACTGATAAAGTGAGGATTCATCCCCAATAAGATTCCTTTGAGAATATATTGATCATACATTCTTGAGTTATAACCAATCCAAATATCTTCTTTAAACATCCTATAAAACTTTTTAAGTTCTTCTGAATCGTTAACGATAACTTTTCCTTTTTTAGTATCATAATCAATCAAGACAACCATCCAGTCGTGCTTGAAGACTTCAAAGTCATAGAATATTTTTCTCATTAAATCCTCCTAAGAAAATAAGTTATCAAACATATCAGTTTTGTTCTTTTTCTCAAATTTATTTGACTCTAAAAACTCTTTATAGAACTTACATGTTTTACGATGTCCACATAATACACTGCAGTAAAAGGAATTATATTTATTTATTTTTACTGGCTGCCATTGCTTCTCATCTTCACGATCTTTATTTTCGATCCTCTCAACAGTGTCAGTAATATAGTTCTTCAACTCATTAACCTTTTCATCTGTGACCTCATATTCAACTGTACAATCTTCGAGCCAAAACTTATTCTTAACCTCTTCGGGTAAGCTGTTTAGGGTGTTTTCTTTTACTGCATTATCTAACATTAGCTCAATTTCAAAGTCGTCATATCTGAGGTTCTTCATTTGTTTTTCCAGTTGCTTGCGCATTTCCTTGACCCATTTACCTCTGTTACACATTTTCTTTATTACTTTGGTTTTTCCATGTGTACAAACATAAACATACTTCACCATGAACCACAGGATTTTGTCCACTTTTAAATTTGTTGTCTGCTCAAGTGCAAGCTTGTACATTAACAATTGTCTTCCTGCCTCATTAAGTTTCTTTCCAGTAAATTTACTTGATGTCTTCCAGTCATAAATACTTACATACGGCTTACCTTTTTCACTTGGAAGAATAGCATCCACATAACCCTGAAGGTAAATTCCTTCTGCGATTTCAAATACCATTAGCTTCTCTAAAATCATTTTACTGTCGATCTTATTGAAGTTGTTCATGAAATGACCGACATCAGCTTTCCAGCTGTCTCCGATTGATTCACTTGGAAAACTAACTCCATTCATTTCTAATTCAATTAATCTATTTTCAAAGTCCTTTTTAAACTTCTTAATGTCTAATTCATTTTTATAAATCTTCTCAATTCCATTATGTAATTCAGACCCCATAAGTGTATATATGTTATCGATACCTTTCTTTTTCAAAACGTATGTATTGTAATATTCGTATTCACAGTTATTAAAAGTTCCAAGCTTGGAAAAGGAATAAATGTTTTTTCCTTGTTCCCTTAGTTCATTTAATTTATCTTTCAATCAATCATCCCCTCTTTTATATCCATACCGTACAGTCTCTTATTAAACATTCAAGACTCCTTTTATCTAGATCAGCCGGTGCCATTTTTGAACCTTTCGGCAGGTACTTGTTCTCTCGATCGAATATGTATCCAACCTCATTCTTGAAAAAGTTTTCAAACTTAAGGCTTTTAGCAATTGTTAAACTATGTTCTTCATCAAGCCCTTCATCCATCATTATTAATGACTTCTTTGGAAACATCGATTTTATATTATTTGCTTGAACTTCACTTAAGAAGCTGCCTCCTAATGAAACTCCAACATTCAAACCTTTGCTGGATAAAGCCATAGTATGTTTTTCTGACTCACCAAGCATTATTATTCCTTTTTCTCTAATTGAACTGTAATTCTCAACAAATCCATACAGCGTTTTAGACTTTGGAAAAGGAATGATTGGTAACCACTTGGTCTCATCTTCACTAATGGTCTTTTTATTTAAACGTCCCATAACACCACATAACTCACCACTAAATGTTTTCCAAGGAACGGTAATTCTTCCCGTAACACTATCATAGCCAATCTGAAACATAGATTGAGTTTTTGGTAAAATGCCATCTTTATAAAATAACATATTTGGAATTTGTTCAAACTGATCCAATATGTCTTCAGAATATGTTTCAAGATCTATATCGATGGGATTGCTAAATTTCCTTATCTTCTTATAAAATCCTCCAAATGGAATCTTGGGTGGTTCATACTGCTCTTCATCTTTGTAGTCAATTAATTCAGCTATTTTGTTAATTGTTTTAGGAAAAGTTAAACCTAATTTGTCCTTAACAAGTGTAATTAAGTCACCATTTAAATTTGTTGAGTAACATATCGCACTTAAAGTTGTTTTATTGATTTTAACTGAAGTCGGGTTTCTTCCCTCTTTTCTTGCACACCTATATTCGTTTCCTCTGTTATCGATATTATAAAAACCTGTCTCTTCTAAAATAAGCTCTATGTATTCTGGTTTTTTGATAATATGATTTTTAAGATTATATACGTCCATGATCTCACCTTCCTTTGGTAATCATGTCCGCTCTGATGTTCGCTGATGCTTAGGGGTACAATAGCCAAGTTCAATCCATTTATTCCAGGCACCATCGAATTGATAAAGTAACACTGTATCTCCTTCATCATTCCGTGTCTTATTCAAAAAGAATAACCTATATTTTTTGTTTGTATCTAACTGAATTTCTTCCTTAATGTTTGTATACTTTCCAGAAGAGTCTTTTTTAAATCTATATGGTTTAACATCAAACTTTCCGCCTGGAAACTCGTCATCCCATAATGGTCTTGTAAGTACTAACTCCGATACAATTTCTTTTACTGCCTTGGCATTGGAAAGACAAGATGCTGTTAAATATCTCGTGTTTTCCATATAAATTGCTAATTGCATTGTAATGATGACACAAATGTCTTCCTTCTCTGCAACCTGTAAGAGCTGTTTAGAAGCTTCAATTAGTTCCCCTGTTACATTATTAGAAGAAGCATCTTCTGCTTTAAATGTATCGTAAAGCATGTATCCAAACCCTTGTTTTGCCATTCTTCTCATAATTCTTTTTACATCATTAATGCTGTAATCATAAATTTTTGCAAACTTAATGCGTCCTTTATAATATTTCTCATAGTACTCAACAGCTTTTTGCAGCATTTCTCTCTGCTCTTGTTTTAGGTTACCCATTTTTTGTTTCTTTCGAGGTAAACCATAGTAACCAAGTTTATGACTTAATATTGTTGCCATGAACATATGTTGCCAAGCTCTCTTGTTCATTTCATTGGCTATGATTGTTATCCTTTCTCCCTGATCTAAAATTGACATCACATAGGAAGATACACAAAAGCTTGTTTTACCAGTTCCACTGAACCCAGCAAAAATTTGAACATTGGATTTATGAAGACCGAGCGTATGATAATTTAATAAAGGACATGCTGCTGCATAACTCAATCCCATTTCTTCGCCGTTTTCAATAGATTCAACAAACTTATCATCCAAGTCGAGCTCTTCAATTTTCACTCCAGATCCGCGACCTAAGAAAACATTATCTAATTGAAATTCAAAGTAACTGTATAATTGCTGACTTGTCATTTTCTTGAATTTTTCAAGTTCATGTATTACATTGAATCCTTTATCATGAAGCTTGAGTAGCATATTATATTTAATAAGCTCATCATAATAGGTATCAACGTTTTCATCGTTCAACACGTTTTTGAGCTCATCTACAGTTTTCATACCACCTCTTCGGATAAAACCGTTCTTTAATGTTTCTTTACCTTCTATATAGCTGAAAACACTTGCATCATCAAAGCTTTTGTAATTCATGTTACTCAGTTCCAAACCAAGAGAGTAATAAAACTTACCATCATCCGTCAAAAAATCTCTGTCTGCTCTAACTTCATCTTTATAGTCTTCATATAAGTCAGGATTTTTCCATAAGCAAAATATAAAACTTCCTTCAATTTGTCCTCTATTTTCCACTAGTTTAGCCGGATATGAATCTAAGTTGTTCAATAATTATCCTCCTCATCAAGAAACGCTGTTATATTTTTCGCGGAATTATTTTGTTTCAAAGATGAAGGTTTTGAATCATTAAATTGATTCATAATTGTTATATCAATTTGATTATTTTCTTCTTTATTTTTACGGTTTTGTTCCAGAGACCATAACTTATAGAAATCATTGATATTACTTTCTATGATCTTAAAAATATAGCTGATCATTCCAAATTCATTGTTAAATTCTTTGTTGATCAACCAATATTGAATTGTTTCTTGGTTCTTCTCAAAGCATTTTTGTATCACTTCATAATCATAAAACTTATTAAGTTCACCTATCTTCTTTAGAAAAACAGGTGGCAGCACTTGTCCATCCTTATAGTGGAATACTTCTTTAGAAAGGTAATATAAAAGATTTTTGCGTTTCAGCTTTTCATTTTTAAAGTTTTCATATTCATCTTTGTTGCAATAATATTTATTCCTACCTTTTGTATCAGTAACCTTATAAAAAACATCTACTGTTCCATTTGCTTTACATAATTGACATACACACTTTCTAGCCAAGAAAACACTCCCTAATTAATTTAATGGGGAGCTTAGCTCCCCTTATGTGTGTTCAGTTAGACAACGCATCGACTATCTTTTCAAATGCATTAGTTGGAATAGTGTCTACGCCTTTGAAATCCTTCATTTTAAACTGATCCATAATCTGTTTCATCTTCTCTTTGGCCTCATCACTGGCATTTGGAAACAGTTTTTTGATTTCGTCTGCTAATTTCTCATTCTCTTCTTGATCAACAAATGAAGCGTTATTAGCTTCATTCTGAATTTTAGTTTCTTTAAGTTGCTCTTGTTCTTTTCTTTCTTCCTCGAAATTGTTAGTGATATTTTTTTGTTTATCAAAAGCTAAATGAATCGCTTCTTGAATAGCTTTGATAAACTCATTGTCATCTAAAGCAATTGAAGGTGTGATATCTGAGAATCTAGATTTAGAATCGATATTAAAGTTGTCATCTCTGAACGTAATAATTCGTGATTCATCCACAACTGTTCCAATTGTTTTGTCTGGGCCAATTTTTTGCTTAACTGTTTTCTTTTCAATAGAACGATTAATAGAAGCGACTCCTAAAACGTGGAGCTTTGTCTTAATTGAATTAAAGTACTTATGGGTCATGTTTGTTGTTAACATGTCATATTCTAGACCTGTAACTACGTCAGTCATTGTTCTTTTCTTTGTATGACCTAAGATAAACATGCTGATACCCACTTTTTTTAGTTCCCACATCTTATCAAGAATTAACTCAATAGCTTTATCTTCCCCTGCTTGAAACCCCCCAAAAGCAGCTTTGATTGTATTTACTCTTTTTTCAGGATTGGCTTTATTATGTAATCGAATAACCTCTGGTTCTGTGATTTTAATAAGCTCATCAAATGTGTCATATACTAAAACCTTTAAATCCGCATAGTCTGTTGTTCTGTTTTTGATAATATCCTTAGTGATTTCATTAAAAGTTATCCAATCAGGGACATCTTCATAAGAAGCATTGGGAATAGCATCAACGCCATCCTCTTTTCCAATATTGAGGATCATATAACCATCTTCACCAACTAATTTTTCACATACTTCTTTGGCTAGAGTTGTTTTACCGATACCTGATTCACCAATAAGTCCAATATTATAGTCCAACGGACTAACTTTAATTTTATTCTTTTTACCGAATTTTCTTGCCATATGTGACAACTCCTTATGTATTATGTAATAACGATACTGAGGTAAAATTGATTTTTCATTTAAGCAAATAAATCATCAAATGCATTATCTTTTTCTTCTTCAGTTACTTTACTTTCTTCTTTACATTCTGATGGGGCAGTTTTTTGAGCTTGCTGCGGAATATATGTTAAATCTTCAACTTCATAGGTGCTTGTTAATGCACCTTCTGTAAAGTCATTGGAATCATTGACCTTTTTTAAAATAGGTTTTAAAAGTCGGTTTTCTTCACGGGATTCTCCTAACATTCCCCCTTTAGGTTTAAAATCTTCCAATGTATTTAAACCGAGTGCAATCATTTCTTTTTGGTTTGGAGAAAGATCATCTTCAGTAAAATCTACTTCATCTGCTCCTCTAAAAATGTTAACTTCCCAAAGTAGGTGATAAACTCCATCCTCATCTACTTTAAAAAAGTTCTTAAGTAATTCTAATCTCTTCAAATGAAGTTCATTATTGAAATCAAGTTTTTTCGCATTGATTACAAGTTGTTGTGGAAAGAAACGATCCCTTTTCGCCTGATTGTCATAACTAAGCACATATGCATCAATGAAGTACTTTTTTTCTTCATCAAATGATGATTCATCCAGTGAATCATTTGTATAAAACACATCCAAATTAGCTCTTAACTGTGATGGTGTATCATTGCTTACAATTTCAATTGTTTGGATTTTAAACTTTCTAAAATTACGGCCATTCCAAGTGTTATATTCAACACTTCCTGTAATCTTGAATTTTTTATCCTTATACTTTTCTAGGTTTTCAGATAGGAATTGAATTGCATCATATTCGTGGATGAATTCTGCTCCATTTACGTTTAATTCTTTATATTCATCCAGGAGTTTGGAACGTGATTTCTTTTCCTCTTCAGTTAACGAGTCTTTATTATCTAAACCTCTCAATTTATATCTCAAGTCATTTAATTTTTCTTTTACAGATTCATCATTAAAATCAACAATAATTTTTGAAAAATCAGCAACCATATTTACAGTTTCATCTTTTAACCGATCTTCCCACGGAATTTCAAGTTTAGATCCTTTTTTATTTTCAGTTCCCTTACTGAAAGAGTAGACTTTATTGGGTTTACTTTTTGAATAACCACCTTCCAACTCAACAAATACGCTATTGGTTTTAGATTCTTGAACTGCAAAGCTTAATCTATTCTTAACCCAGCCACTATCAAATTCCTTTACCTCATGAAATTTCTCTTTGTCGTTTGAAATGAATATATTACCAATAAATTCAAATTTATTTTGAAGTTTGCTCAACACTATTCCTCCGTAATTAAATGATATTATTTTTATTCTTATTATTTCTATAATGTGACTTACTACTAAACTTACAATCTCTAATACCAAGTAGTTTGTTTAACTCTATGTATCTCTTCTTAGGAAAATGCCAAGGCTCTGGATCGCCTTTAATGTTTCTTACTTTAATGATCGTATTAAGTCTTACAGTAATCTTGAGATTTCCATATGAATATGTCTTAGAAATAAAACCCCTCTCAACTCCTTGAGGTCTGAATTCCTTCACCAACATTACATTCCTTGTTAATTTTCTTCTAGCCTGGTCTTCTTCGATGTCATAATTCCTTTTAACATCATTTCTATAGGCTTCGATTGCAGCTGGTTTAATTTTCAATATCTTCAATTCCTTTTTCACTTTACGACCTCCTTTCTCTCTGTGGGATATTCTTATCTTACATCACCCTCACATTATCGTCAATAGTAATTTTATTTTTATTCTAAATAATTTTTAAGAGAAGTTCCGTTCAGAACGGAACACCTGGGCAAAGCTATTCATATTTCTTTTTAAGCTCTTTAAAGGTTACTTTCTTCAAATCGTAATCATCCATTGCAGATGAAGTAGCATTGTCGGTATCCAAAGCTTCTTGTTTATAAGTCTCAAGACTTCCCTTTGGTTCAATAGCCAAATCAGACAATTGCTTTACGTTTTTATATATATCAAGCAGATAATCATAATTATCATCGAACTCAGAAGGATGATTCTTCATTGATTTAATCTGCTTTTCAATTGTCTTTTGAGTATCTTCTAAATCAGAAATCTTGCCGTCGTCTTCATAACCTGCGTAAAGCTGAACTAATGCATCATTAAAATCGCTAACATATGTTCCATTTACTTTATGTAGGTCATTAAAAATAACATCATGCCATGTTGTCTCAACTTCGTTAATTATTTCTTCTGAACTTGCACCTAAAGAAGTCATATCAGTGACAAGACTTTCCTCTTTCTTAGAATACGCTTCTAGCTGCTCAAGTTTTTTGTTCTTTTTGTAAACTTGATAGCCATAGATTCCTCCAATTATAAGTGCAACCACCGCACAAACTGAAACAATCCAAATAACTTTTTTAGTTTTTTTTGGCTTTTCTAAAGGTAACTCCCTTGTAGCCTCATGATCCATGTTGTTTATCCCCCTATAGTAAAAAAGAATCATTAATTCAATAACATATTACCATGAGGGGAAAAACTTAACAATTCCTTTTGAAATTTAAATAAAATGATAATTTTATTGGGTTATAGGTAAAGAGCCACCTAACGGCAGCTCTTCGGGTTGGTCAGCCTCCGACTCTAACTTCCATAGTAGCTCATCCTCCAATAATATTAATCACTTTTTTAACCTCCAAAAACCATTTCACTACTCTCCCTTAGGATTAAGGAGAATTATATCATGGATTTATAATATTTAAACAATTTCACTCCATAACCATACATCCATTGTTTGCAATGTAAATCCGTCGGGTAGCTGCTTCATTTTCACATTTACATTGTATCTTCTGCCTGTTGTTTTATGTACAATAGCTAGTTCTTCACCATTAAAGAAACGTACAATGGCCTCATCAAATTCAATAGGTTGATTAACCACATAACCTTCCTTTAAAGCTCTAATAAACAAATAAGGATCATTTTTATACAGTTCATAAAGTATGTTCGCATATTGTTCGTTTTTGTCTCTAAGTAGTTCAAAATTAATCAACGGTATGTATAAGTCTTTGTCTGATAAATTCAATTTGTTTCTAAAGTATTTAATTGCTTCATCTTGCTCTTTAGAAATTATGTTTGGCATTCAGTTAACCCCTTTATTCGTTATGTATTAACGGGCTAGCCCAAGTCTAAACTAGCCCATCTTGACTCTAATTAAATTTCCTCTAAACCATAGTCTTTTGCACCTTGTGCTATTAAACTATATGCAGCCAGAAGATGCTCTTTGATTTTCTCTTTTGTTTCTTCCCCGAAAGCATCAAAACCAATTTTAACATCACTTGAGTAATTAATTTTCCTATTCCCTACTTGAACTACATTTTCCTTTTTAATTTCAGCAATAAAATAAGCATTTGCTAGGTTCTTTCCTAAATACTCCTCTGTTAATGGATCATAATCATCGAAAACCTCATACCGTATTTCTCCGATTCTAAGCTTCTGCTCACTCATAGTCTCATCCCCTGTTTTGAAATTTTTGGTACTTCTAAATTATATACCAAACAAACAAAGGGAACAAGTGTTCTTATTGAGTTTTTTATTTATAATCGATTAGTGTATCATCTAAGGCTAATCTAGGTGTCCCGCTGTCGTATGTATTATGTATTAAAGTTGTACTGGAAGCATTAAACGTTGCAAATGGGTGCGAAAGAATTCTTGAACCAATACCTTGAACATCGTTCCTAATTAATCGAACCTTTTTTGTCCCGTTTAAATATATTCCATAGCCTTGATCTGAATCTCTGTTAAACACGATTTCATTTCCTCTAACCATATGCTCAGAACCGCCTATTAAGTGGATCGCAATGATTGCTTTGCAATTATATATCTGGTTATCACTTATTCTGATATTGTACATATCAGCTGCCCCCATAATTGCAACATTTCTTGGTTCAAATATCTCATTCCTTGTTAGGAAGACTTCTGAATCTTTATCCCAATATATACCGTAACCTTTTCCACTCAATAAGAAATCGTTTAGCTTAATTCTGATGGACTGTGACCTTTCACAATATAGACCTCCATATAGATTGGAGAACTTATTGTTTATAAAGGTGACATCATTAGAATCCATCACTTTAATCGCATATGCCGAGGTTGTCCCTTTCCCTTTATTATTGCTCACTTTAATATCTGATGAATTCCTCACCTGGATCTGAATACAATCGCTGTCCTGTATTCTGTTGTTTGAAATGGAAACATCTTCGGCCATATGTGTTGCTATCGCACAATTTGAAGCGTTCTTTACGGTATTATTATCAATCGATACCCCTTTTCCTCTAATCATCATGCCTATTTTAAACCCTTGAATATTGTTATCAGTTATTTGAATTCTGTTGCTAGTCTCAGTGCTCGAAACGCCTACAGAGTCTATTCCATACTCTTTAGACTCCCCTTCATTTATTATCTTGTTACCCTTAATACTCACATCTGTACTGTAGCCATATGAAATAACATTGTCACAGTAGTTATCTTTGATGGAAACTTTACCGCTTGTATGAGCAGTAACCGAACCACGACCATTTTTTCTAAACCTGCAATCAGAGATTGTTAACTCATAAGGATGATCATACTTTCTTCCGTTTTCTCCGTAGCCCTCTAAATCAATACCTAGTTGAGGGCCAATTGTATCTCCTCCAGCCTCCTCTATATCACAGTCTTCAACCAATAATCCTTCACAACCGTTAGTAGCTAAATTGTTCCGTCTCCCTCGTTTCAATTCGCATTTTCTTACGGTCACACTTTTGGAAGGTGTATAAATCATCCCTGGATAATTCATCATTCCGTGTGCTGCAATCCAAATGTTGTCTCCTATACAATCTGAGATTTTTACATTTTCAATCAAAACGTTTTTGCTCCCATGAACATGTATTCCGAATCCCCATTCATGTGTTTTTCTATCGGTATCAATTAGAGAATAATCATGTTGATATCGATCACCTATAATATGACCTCCTCTAATTATTACGTTCTCTGCAAGCCCAATATAAAAACAAGAATAGCCTTGATACCCATTGGGGTTAACTTGAAATACTGCTTCTGTATCTAAAAGGAGCTCCATATTTGATGGGATTTTAATTCCCCCGCCCACTTCAGGATTGCGTTGATTTAATGTATTTACTGAATCAATAATAAAATTCCCTTTTGGAATTTCCACAATGGGGAAATTATTTTTTGATGCGTATATAAGAGCCTCATTAAACCCTTTAGTTGTTTCATTTGGATTCGAGTTAAAGGCATTTATTCCCCATTGATCAAAGTCAACATAGTATCGCATGGATTTATTCAACAATATCATGGTGCTACTCCAGCAATACAATACACATTTTCATTAATGAATTTAGTTAGAACAGCAATATAGTCATAAAAAACTTGATTCTGCGTTCCATTCCTTCCAGCCAGTGTAAAAGTATTAAACATTTCTCTTCGTTGTTCAGTGCTTATTTCAAGTTGAATACTCATACCAGTACTATTTTTATTAGCAATGTTCTGTTTATCTGTACCGGCTAATCGAGAGCCTTCAGGCAGTAATTCTGCAGAAAAGCCTGCATCGGTAAGTAATGATGTAATCTTTGCTGCTTTTACTCTGTCTGTCCCACCGACTAAAGTATGTTTTTCACTTGATGCATACCCATGAATAGAGATTGTAAAATCATGCTTACTTAATATATCTAAAGCTTGAGGTTCATCAAAATTCGTACTTGTAATATGCAACTCAGAAGCTCCTGGTATCCTTAAACCTTCAAATAGATAGGTAGAGTAAGACTTACTTAATTCTCTTGCAAGCTCACTAGTCCCTCCTTCAATACCTCCACCATGGGGAGCCAGAATAAGCACACGCCTATCAACATCGGTAGTTAAAATGTTATAGCTCAAAGGTGACTCATTTGCTTTCAATTCTTCAAAATTACTATACTTATCTGCAGCTAGAACTGAATTGGGATTAAACAATGCAAACAATGAGGTAACTAGGATTGGAAAAGACTTCTTGTCTGTGATATACTTATATAGCTTCGTAACCTTGCGAAGTGTCAGGTGGAGAAGGTTAGGCCCGCCAAAGCTCGCCTTCTCTGCCCCCTTAATCTCTTTTTCCTCTATTCTGTTTTTGAACTTCAACAATTAACAACTCTCCTTATATAATTTTATATTTATTCCCTATTTTCATCTTATAAGCAGTCACATAGTACCACCCCCTTATCCGAATAAAAAATTACTTTTATGCAAACTCCATACTGATGCCAGTATCTTTTAACAATTCAATTTGTTCCGTTGGAATATCCGATTTCACCATACGCCACCCGACTAAGGTCATTCCGTAATAAAGATCGGTTAGTTCAACTTCATCATTCAACTCACCTTTTAATCGAATCATTCGATCTTTATATTTTTCATGACCAACAATATCAAAGCTCTGATTATAAATTGCATATGTTTTACCGTCTGCTTCGTTGTCTTGATATGGGGTATAGACTACCCTGCCGTCAGATAGGCTTGGATCAGTTTTCAACCATTCATATACCTCTTCATCAGATTGAGCAAGCACGTATGTAAAGATACCCCGCTCACTTCCCTTGGGTGCAAAGTGCTCTAGCATAATTTCATATAAGTTCATTTCATTACCTCCTGGATTCTGGTTAAAATATCGTTTTTATCTAGATTTCTGTTTACTTATTTCTTCTAATTTTATTTTTATCCAACAAATCAATAATGTAAGTTTCAAACATGTCATCCCAATAAGGATCTGTTCTCGCTATGTATTTCTTTGTTCTTCCGTTCTCCTCAATCTTAAAGGTTTGCCCCTTTTGAATATCGGTGAACTTTTTCTTTCTCCATATTCCCCTGATCAACACATCAACTTCTTTAACCTTAACCTCAACTGTTTGCTGCAGCATCACATACCTCCTTTTTGATTTTCGTGTATCAAGCCTGTACAATATTCAAAAACCCTAAAGGATGATGAACATGTGTGGCAGGTTCACTTTATTCTCTGAGTTTGATGACATCATTGAGCAATTCAATATAGATCAATTCTTACCCGAAGAAGAATATCACCCAAGCTATAATGTCGCTCCTTCACAAAACATCCTGACAATCATTAACGATGGATCCAATAACCGTCTGGGCAAGCTTAGATGGGGCCTTATCCCTCCTTGGGCTAAAGATGAAAAGATTGGATACAAGATGATTAATGCTCGTGCCGAAACACTGGCCGAGAAACCAAGCTTTCGAAAACCGCTCGTCAGCAAACGTTGTATCATACCCGCTGACAGTTTTTATGAATGGAAACGCCTTGATCCAAAGACTAAGATCCCTATGCGGATTAAGCTTAAATCATCGAATCTCTTTGCTTTTGCCGGCTTATATGAAAAGTGGAATACACCAGAGGGCAATCCGTTGTACACATGCACAATCATCACAACAAAGCCTAATGAGCTTATGAAGGACATACATGATCGGATGCCAGTTATCCTTACTGATGAGAACGAAAAGGAATGGCTTAACCCTAAAAATACTGATCCTGATTATCTACAAAGCTTACTGCAGCCATATGATGCTGATGACATGAAAGCATACCAGGTTTCATCTTTAGTGAATTCACCTAAAAACAATTCACCTGAGCTCATTGAATCCCATTAAGTACCACTGCCATATCGCTTTATATATCACCTTCTCTTAGCTAATATGTTCTAAGTAGGAGGTGATATTTTGTTTGTATCGCCAATGCTATTACATTCAATAAAAGAGCCATTTGACGACGAGAACTATATCACTGAGCTCAAATTTGATGGAATCAGACTCATCCTTTCTAAATTTGATAATCAGATTAAGCTATACACTCGTCACAACAACGAAGTAACAAGCAAGTTTCCAGAACTCTTGGACTTAGATATTCCAGATGGAACAGTACTCGATGGTGAAGTTATTGTAGCTGCCTCAGGTGGTGCTCCTGACTTTGAAGCTGTAATGGAACGTTTCATGTCCAAAAAGTCAGCTCATAAGATTGTTTACTGTGTTTTTGATGTTATTTACAAAGACGGTCAGTCAATAGCAGCTAAGCCCCTCACTGAGCGTAAGACAGTTCTAAACTTACTTGAGCTAAATCATCCTAATGTATTTGTAATCGAAGGAATTCAAGGTAACGGACTAGCTTACTTTAACCTGGCCAAAGAAAAGAATTTAGAGGGAATCGTAATCAAGAAAGCTAATTCCCCTTATGAGATCAATAAACGTTCACATAATTGGCTGAAAGTGATCAATTACGATTACACCGAAGTTCTTATTACCGGCTACACCAAAAAGGATATAAAATTCCTTCTATCCTATCCCGATGGAACTGCAGCTGGATTTATGGAATTCATGCCACCTGCAGAACGTGGCAAGTTTCATTCTATGAAACAAGTAAAGTCTGAATCAGATGAATATGTATATATTGAGCCTATTTTATGTAAGGTTAAGCACAGATTTAAGACTAAGCACGGAAAACTCCGCATACCTTCCTTCGAATCCTGGAGAGTGTAATCTCTCCGTTACATAATTCCTTAGAGCCTAGCCTTTAAAAGCAAAGTGAAAATTTAGTACATGGATCAATTAGTTTTTCTTTAATGAGGGTACCCTTTATCCCTAACCACTTTAATTCTCAGCAGGTATATCCCATAACAAGAGCAATAGTATCTGTAATTGGTTTGATTATCGTTCCACTATAATCATCTCCTAAATAGCCGGTCGTTTGGTAAATATAAATATTGTCTTGTTTTTCATACATCGAACCGTCTGCTAATTTTGCATATACCACGCCATCTTGTGTTACTTCTTTAAATTCCTCTATAGCTGTAATATGTCAATTAGTACCGTCCATATCCTCAAAAAGTTCATTCATAAACTCCACTACTACACTCATTACTTCATCCTCCTAATTAATTTTGATAAAATTCGTTTTTATCCCATCTCCAAGGGAACAGGAGTTCTCTACTCCTTTCTAATAAAAACTGAGATAATTCACTTAATAACAAATGAAAGGATGATTTTTTGGAACTCAAACCTGAAATAGTAAGAGATATACTGTTAACTATTGAAGCAACAAAACCACGAAATAAAATTTTAAAACTTAGTGACTTACATCGTTTCGCTGTTTCAAAACAGTACATCCTTGATGATGTTCTTTACACGGTCGAAAAATTAGTTGAAGCTGAATTTATAAAGGCTGATTTAGATAAGATAGAGGTTGGTCAAATGACATACAATGGTCATATGTTTTTAGAAACAATAAAAGATCGAAACGTATGGGAAAAGACAAAAGCTGTTGTATCAAAGGTTGAGGGAGTCTCTTTATCTATTCTCACAGATGTAGCATCGAGCATCCTAAAATCTTATTTAATAAAGGAATAATCCAGAAAGAAATTTTCAGTCAAGATCGCTATAATATTCACACGTATTTTAGGGCGAAGATTAGCTCTATTATAGCGATCGTTTCAACAGCTCAACTATATAAAAACTATCTTTTATTCAATCTCTATATTCAACCCAGTTGCTCCCACTTTAATTTCCTTCATCTCTCCAATCTGTGGCATATATAAATGTTTCTTTTCATTCACCGAAACAATTTCACCCTTCCAACAACCGTTTTGCACAAAGAATTTTGTCCCAATTGGTAAAGTTCGAAGATCTGCGTTCTCTATGTATTCTCCTTCCTCTCTATACACCTCGCCTTGTTCAGAAACCCTCCTTTTAGAAACTTTAATATCGATTTTGTATAGTGAATTTTCATCTTCAAGCATTAATTTATGTAACCAATCAGTTACTTTTGATTGCCCATCAATAACGTTAACCGTATCGAAAATCTTTCTGTACATGTCATTCCTCTTCTCTTGAAAAATACTTATCTACCACTTGTTTTTCTAAGTAAACGACACCGTCTATTAATATGCCTCTATGTACATCTACATCTTCAACAGTAACGGTTCCGCCTTTCCAGAAGTTATTTAGGCAATCTTCTTTAACAGTTAATGTTTGACCCTTATAATAATCATTCAAATCTTCTTTATTACTATTTAATTCAAGAATTTGGTCATTAAATTGAATTGTCACACCATCAGCAATCATCTTATCTCGCCCAACTTTACTTAGCGATTTCGCTAAAATTACAAACTCCTGATTATATTCTCCTCCATTAACATCTACTGTAATTGAGTATTGATTTCTTTTATTCATTGATTTCCCTTCCGACTTCATCAGCTTGTCTAATAGTATCTAACAACTCTTTCTTCTTGAAATAGGTCTTTTCCAAACGATCTACTTCCTTTTGCAATTCAGTAGCAGCATCATACTTCAGAATCCATGCTCCTACTCCACAGACTTCTCTTTGTTCTTTTTCAAATGTTTTTATGTGATTGCCTTCGAACCAAACTCTAACTCTTGTTCCATTTTCAAAATCATTGTCAAAAGCAGATTCTTTGTTAGTTCCCGCATAAATGCATTTATATTTACTGTTGTCGACTACGTATGTATTCATTTTGCCACTCCCTTGTGAATTCTATTGACTGTCTTTAATTGAATCCCAATCAAACGTTTCAAGTATGTTAAGCAGCCGCTCAACTTTTGGTGCTCTCCAAGCTGTCATTGCGTAAGTATGAGCTTCTGAAGTGTAGTGATGCCTATTTAATTTGATATGCGCCTTCGTTTCTGCTTTGGTCAAAAACATTGTATCCGGCCGTACAATATGAACCTTTCTTTCTGGAATTAATTCTGCTTCTTCATCAATGTATTTTTGAATCCACTCAATAGCATCGTCAAAGTCGTCCTTTTTCAACTCTGTTAAGGCTTCCTTAGACAGCTCACTATCTTCTTTTAAATCTTCTAAATAATCATCTAAAACATATGCTTCTGAAATATATGGCAGGTATACAGAATACCGTTCTGCATTTTCCGCTCGAGCTTCGACCCATTCATAATCACCAACTGTCCAGAAACGTGGTGCAGCTTGACCGTCGCTGTCTTGATTTTTCAACTCTTGCTGAAGTTCTTTTAAAAATTGAATATCTTGATTCATTCGTTTCCTCCTATCTGTTTAAAAACAAGATTTTATCTAAACTCTAATGGTTCATTTCTTTCATGTGCCAGTCTACATCCCTCAATAAACTGCTTTGTAACCGCTACCCATCCGCCATCACGCAATATATGACCATATGATGGTTCTGATTTAGCTAATTCCTCTACTTGTGGCAAAATGGCTTCCAATTCATCAGCAACAACTTTACACATTTCAGGTGTAATTACACCATCACAATCTGAATGACCGAAAAACTCTGTTAGTCCCTTATGGGTTATTGTTGAATAGCCTTTACCAAAGTACCAATAGCCATCTTTAAATTTTTGGTTATCATGAGGTGGCCAACTACCTCCAATTGATTTTAATAAAAATCTTCTAAGATTATTGAATGACGAGTATGCCCCATCGAATGCTCCGTGTGTTACATATAAGCCCATGTATCAAGGCCTCCTATTCTGTTTAAAATCACGATTTTAATTTAACTTTAATGTGTATCATCTTGAGAAAATCCCCTTTAATTGGTAAACTCATACTTAACTTACATAAGAGTAGGTGATTCCTTGAGTAAAACAATCGGTATTACTGGATTAATCATCAGTATTGTGGCGCAATCATTTTCGGCCGATGATTCGTTATCCCACAAGATTGCTACGGGTTTGTTATTTTTATCAATAATGATTTATAATTTTGAACATGCTAAAGATTATTCTAAAAAGTCACTTGTAATTTTAGGACTTTCCTTTATTATTTTTATGCTAGGGATTTATAAAATCCTCTCTATTACCAACGATTACTTTGAAAAGCTTAATGTGAATTTTGGATACATCCTTTTATTTGAAATAGCATTGATTATTGCATTAGTGTCGATTGCAGTAAACGTAATGAAGTACATTGCGAATCGGTTAAGGAAATCACCTAACGGTAAAGAGTGTTAATTCCTCTTTGCCTTTTTTATGCTAAATACTTCTTCTTATGTGGTCTTCTATGTACAAAATCAAATGCGATATCAACTTTTGCCGGTTCCTTCTCCTCTGCTACTCGCTCCGTAACAACAATCAATTGTCCATTTTCCTGGTGTTCAATGCTATGGACTGAATAGCCTTTGCCAGCGTAATATTCACCAATAATCTCATCAACGTGGTTACTAAGCAGATTCCTCTTTATCACCCTCATAACCTCCACTTATTTTATTTTTACTCTTTAAATATTTATATGTATTCCATCCGCAGCCATCAAATATGCTTATATCCGCTCCAAGATGCCATTTAAACCAAACTAAGTTAAACCAAGCTGTATCAATTATGTGCTTTAAATAACCTATGTGCCTTCCTCCTTACAATGAAAATAGTCCTTTTACACGAATAATAAAGTAGGTTTTTTGTCCTCTTCATATCGTTCATACCCTATAAAATAATTATCGTAGTCCTTCCGGATATAAGGAGAGACCCATTCAATGAAATTTTCAATTTCATCATCATAGTTTTTTAAATTGCATCTAATTGTCACGTAACAACCGCCTATAGTGTCATTTACAATTTCACTATGAGTTGTTCCATCGAAGTAGTAACTATCTGATTGAAGCATCCATTTCCATCTGGTTTCTTTAGAGAATAGCTTGTGGTCAGGTAATTCATTCGGATGATCCTCTCTCTGACCACACATGAATTCAAGTGTTTCAATAATATGCCTCGGAGTCTCCTCTATAAGCTCAAAAGCACAAACCAATTCTGTGTACATTCCCATCATTACATCTTCCTCTCTTTAAAACAGTCTTTTTATTGTGACTGTATAGCTTCAATTAAAAATCTCTTTCCTTCTTGTTTACAGTTGAAACAGCCAAGTCAAGATTAACATTACTTTCTTTCATACATTTGTATAACTTGATGTGCTTCGTGCTCTGAAAGCAGACCGCCCCCATTAAAACGCCTAACTATTTTTCGTTTTGCTTTACTGAGTGGAGACAAGCCATGTTTTTTGAACAAATTTGCGATATATTGTTTTTGTTTTGGTGTAATGAAATGGGGACTATATACTCGGTCATCTTGTCGTAAATAAGCTTGTAGGTTAGCTTTTAACTGTTCACCTTGTCTTACTGCCATATGAAGATGCATATTTTCTTTATAGACTTCTTTCATATGATCTACTTGCCTTTTCAAATTTTCATTTTCTTCCCTTAATTGTGATTCCGTCATCTTTATTTCCCCCTCCTTTATATCATCTGAAGAACATTTTACTTTTTATTCAGTTTAATAATGCTTGACAAACCCACTTGTCTACCCCATCATAAATTTCGACTTCGCAGAGTTGCCCTTTTTCATATTTCCAAATTCCTTGATATTCATCATTAAGTACGTCGAATTCTTTAGTTTCTTCATCAATTAATTGCGATTCTACTAGCTCACACATATAGTCTCCAAACTGGACAACGACCGCTTCTAAAGTTTTGTTTCTGTCATAAACAACTCGGATATCTTTCACTTTATAACAGCTCCTTTTCATTAAAAACTCAATTAGATCCTATTTTTAATCCCAATTAAAATGTTTGGGTCTAGCGACAAATTCGTAGTTCTCCTCCCAATCAAATTGTTTTAACCCATCTTGTTCAAATTCCCAGCATTCGCCGAGTAAAGGATCGTCTAATTCAGGAACTCTTTTTTTTAATGTTCGAAGTTTGTTGAAATGACTAGCTGTTTTAAATTTAACTTTATCCATTGGTGCAAATTTCATCTTTCCATCAACCTTTCTCTTTAAAGTTTTACTTTTATTTGAAAACTGTTTAATACTACGAAGCTTTTTCTCTTTTATAACCATGCTTGATCAAGAGGTCGGCAATAAAATCTGCCCCCTTAGATGTAACAAGCGTAATTGTTTTTATGCCAATGCTGGTCTCTTGAGTCTTAACTTGGAAGAACCCTCTCTCTACATATTTTTGATACGGAGCGTTTTTGTTTGTTCCATCGATCAGGATTTTATTTTCTCTTAAGAAACGAAACAAGTTGTTCTGACCCATGCCTTTAATGCCAATAGCTTTAGCTACTTGACCTACTTTCATTAGCCCATCAGTATTCAGAAATTGATCATATTTCTCTACCTTTGGTTCAGCTAACTTGAGCCTCTCTTGATATTCTCGCTTCTCTTTTCTTTCAGTGAAGTAGGCTATTGCTCTTTCATCCTCATTCATGTCTAGATATGTATCAACTAATGAAGGTCTTGTTTTTAATTTCTTCTCCATCTCTTCAAAGCGAGTAACGTATTGTGCTGTGAAAAGAACCCCCTTAGCACCAGTCATTTTATTAGCCACCATGTCGCAGCCTTTACGTGTAAGTAAAAAATGTTTATAGGACTTTCCTGTACCGGCTTCATATGTACTTTCAATGAAGAATTGATCAAAGCTCAAATCTGAGCTTTGACTTAAAACCTTTACATATCCATCAATATCTCTCACAAGGTTCTTATGGAGCTTCCCGATCATATCTGCCACTTCACGACTATCCACTAAAAGTTGTCCGTCCTGCTCAATTACCTTTAAATTATTTTCCAATAAAGTTCCTCCCTTTAATTTGTTTAAAATGCATCTTTTAATCACTTCTTTGCAGAATAGCGTTCAAAGAATTCTTCAACTGATCTCAGGTATCGGTATTTATCTGCATCTTCCGGATCTCTAAATCTTTTCGATAGTACCAATGACCAATTAAACATCAATGGAGAAAACCTCGCCCATTTACTAAAGCTTAACTGAAGACCTTTCCATTCTCTCCCCGCTAATTCCGCTAACTCTAGAATTTGATCTTCTTTTAAATTTACTTCTTCTTCAAACATCACTTGAATTTCTTCATACGGCTTATGTCCAAAACAGCAATGACGTGTTTTTAATCCCATCTCAAAATTTAAAATATCAATTAAATTAATCATTTGTGTATCAAGTTCATCATATGGGATACCATTTCGGATGAATTTTTCTCTTTGGTTTGTTTTCACATTAACCTCCAATAACAATTACACCTCCTGGCCACTCCACGCTTCAAATTTCTCTACTGCAGCCATTTGTTTATTTTCATGATTAATTTGCTCCTTTATGGAGTTTTCATAGATAATGACTTCATTGATTGCCATCTGTATGTAATCATAATCCCACTTTTCTTCGAAATAACTCGGAGCGAAGTCTCCTTCTCTTGTAAGACACTTGAATTTTTCTTTCCGGAAAAAACCGCGTACCTTTTTATATAAAGATACTTTGACAAAACCTTTTGAGTGTCTATCGTTATAAATGCTAACGGCATACTCATTCCCTTCAACTGATGTCACGGGATATTTGTGCAAATGAAATTCCTTCATTCCGCGTCCTCCTCATAAAGTCGTTTGAATCTCTGTACTGCTTTTCCTTGCGAATATAAAAATTCAGGTTTATATGAGATTAAAACCGGTCGTTTGTCTATTGTCAGAACAGTGTTGTCGTCCTTGTCTATGGCTAATTCAGCCCGTCCAATTTCTTCTTCCAGTGGTACGTTACAGTGTTCAAATGCCTTTTTAATCTCTGCGTCGAAAACCTGTTTCTGGTCATCAAACGCTTTCCAAATATCATTATCCCAATTTTCAATGGGTGAAGAGTTAACCGGAAATTCCTTTCCCTCTGGCGTAATCATTCGGAACTTCAATTCGTTACTTTCTTCAGGATTCACTTCACACCCTCCTCAGTCCAAAACAATCTCTCATTCGTTATTTTTTCCACTTTATAATTTATGAGGTTGTTATTATTTACGTATTCCTCCGCGTATTCCAATGCAGTTTTATCATCATTGGCGCCGAAACTGAAATGCTTCCAACCGAACTCAACTTCGTACCAAAGCTTATATTCAATACGCCTTATTTCAGTATTCTCTTTGGCTTCTAAATACTTATCAACAAAATGAATCAAAAACATCCTTTCGATAATATCTGCCTGAATTTCGTCTGGCATTCTGTATCCCGGTTCTTCACAAAATTTATCCCATTCCTTTGCTAATTCTTTTTGCTTCTCTTTTATCGATGCGAACATTTCTTTATCCTTAGCATCCATCACTCCGCGCCCTCCTTCACAGGCATAACAAAGTTCACTCTTTGCAGAAATTGAGCCAAAAAGTATCCTGAAAATCCTTCTAAGAAAACAACTTGATGTCCAGCTCTATCTGTGAATTCATCACTTCCACACACCCAAAGCCTTCCTTCATAATGCTCTGCCTCGCCGCAAGTGTGCATGACAACTAATTCGCCCTTTTTAAGTAGGTTTCTCATTCCGCATCACCTACAATCTGCAGATTTTTATAATGTGCTACATGTCCGCAGGGATTTTTCCAAATATGAACTTGTCCGAAGAATCCGTCCTCGGCATGCTGCGTCAGTTGAGGATTCCCCATTTCCCCGCCACAAGTAGGGCATTTCCAAAGTGCATTAACTTTTTTGAACCTGATCAGGAAACCATTGGTATCGCGGGCGGGAATCGTTACTTTTTTTGTCTTCATTCCGCATCACCCTCCCATGCAGCAGGAAACTGACCGTTTAAGGCCTTCCTTACAACTCCGAAAGGGTCGTCCTCTTCATCGGTGAATGTAGCAAGCAACCTTCTGAAATTGTCATTCTCGTATTTAAGCCGCTTAATCTCTTCTTGAGCCTGCCGAAACTGAATGACCGTGACTTCCTGCTGGCGCTTGTGCTCCTCGATAGTAGCCTGCTGCTTTTTCATAAAGCCGATAATTATGTCTTTGACATAACTTTGCTCGATGATGTAACAAGGCCCTGCGTTTAAATCAAATGGCTTCAACTCTTCTTCAGAAGCTAAATGCCACAATGACAAGTCACATATAATTTCCTGTAATTTACCCATACTCTTCCTCCTTATTTGAATCTCGATAAAACTTACATTTTATTTTGATTCTTAATCGTTTTATTCTTTTCCTTGTCATATGTAAAAACAATATCTCTTAATATAAACTGTATCTCTTCTAAATTTTCCTTAACAAAATCTAGATCACCAATGGCCTTTCTAACTTCGTCCTCATTTAAGTTATGAAGAGCTTTGTCACATGAAGAGAATACCTTAATAAATTTCTTCACAACCAGGTTTTTTATTTCTTTATTTTGTGGCTCATTAAACAAATAAAAGCCTCAGCTCCTTTCATTGCCTGTCTCATAATTTGAATTATACAATTACAGACATAGGTTGTAAATAGTAATTTTATTTTTATTCTTTATATTTTTAAAAATAAGCTTTACTTACAGAGTAAAGCCAACTTTAGCTAAGGATTTTGCATCGTCTATTTTCCACAATGTTTCATTAATCTTGTCTCTAAGATCCAACAAAGCAGCCCTGTCAATCATTATCGTTAACTTGTTGTCCATATTCTGAAAATCAATTGCTATGTAATATTCTCCGCTTAATATGTTCTCTGACCCAATGCTAAAGATAATTGCTGCTAGGTTTTCTCTCATATCGATTTCTAAGTCCAGTTTCATTGAAAAAACTCCTGTCTGACTATAAGGTCATCAATTTTTTATTTCTCATGATGACTGACGAGTTGTACAGTATTCACTTCGCAGTTAACAGTTCTGAGTTTTTGTAATCTTCAAGTGTGTCGTCAAACATTTCATCAATCTCTTCAACATAAGAAGCACTTATTTCAGCATCTTCGGTTGAGTTTATATCCACATCAAATAAATGTTTATAAGATGTCTCCCCATCTTCTAAAAAACCAAATTTTCCACATTTATTCTTTAACTTCTTTGTTAAAACAGCAATTGTCATTCTTAAAGCCTGTTCTTCATTTTCTGCTTTGACTCGTCCATGATAAGAAATACTTAAGTCCCCTTGAACAAAAAACTCCTTCATTAATTTCCCTCTCTCTGGTAGTAATTGACCAAACATACGTTCCCTTTTTGATTAAATTAATTATACCCTTTTGCCTATTAGTCTGCAATTCTTTTTTGATCATTTAAAAATCAGGTAAGAATTGATATAGTATGATAAGGAGCATACATAAAATCAGGAGGTTGTCCGATGCTAGAAGTAGAATTCGGACAATGTTTGATTCCAGATCTCCTTCAAAAAAGAGGGCTTTCATTAGGTCAGCTTTCGCGTATCACCGGCATCAGTACCCAAAGGCTAAGTGATTACGCTAATGGCGTGAGACCTTCTATGAACATTCGAACAGCCAAACTTATAGCTGTAGCACTAAATTGCACCCTCGAAGACCTCTATGAATGGAAAATCAAACATTGAAAATCGCTAGGAATTTCGCCCTAGCGAACCTCCCTGTACCCTTTTTAGGGTATAGTCTGATTTTACCACAAATTACCCCTATTGTCTTTGTCTACTTTTGTCGAATTCTGAAAATACGAACAAAATCCTACCATCTAATATTTAAATGTCACGATTCAGCTCATATTTGTGTTAGTTATTTTATTTTTATTCTTTTTGTTATGTAAGATTAATCCCTATTTAGGGATTAATTAATCGACAATTTTTTCAGATTGAATGCAATACTTTTCTATGTTCTCCATATTGATAACTTTTCTTAATGATTGAGAAGCGAATTTAGCGTTCTCATTCAAAAATCCATATTGAGCAGTTATCTTTTTATAATCTGGTACAGTTAGTTCTTTCTTTTCCTTATAAATCTTATACGCCATATTCAACTTTCCTGAGTTTGCTAAGTTCTTAGGAGTAAAATAAGGCTCTTCCAGTATCTTCTGAAATGTTTTAAAAGACCTGTGTACCAAGAACTTATCCGCTTGCATACTTTGATCTGGACTTTTATATTTCAATCTAAAAATGTGTTCATTTCGTACTAAATTAGCAAACCTCAGTTTACCTGACGCTGATCCATTATTTAAATGGTAAGTGTTTTGCTCATATGCTAACCTAAGCAGCTCATGACATTTTTCGCTGACTTCAATTATTCGTTCTCCATGTTTATCATCTTGAAGTCTTACCTTATTGTCATCAAGTAAATCATTTATTGTTAAGTTAATTAACTCAGAATGCTGATAGCCGTCTATGCCCTCATATACAGCTTGAACCATTGCTTTATCCTGGTTATTGAATAAATAGCTAACGTATTCCTCTACTTCCTTATTCGTAAACAATGTCTTTTTGTTCTTATCTATAAACTGTTTTAAATCCTCGTCCTTTATTTCGTATACTTTATTGATGTTACTATTTGCTAGACCATGTTCCATTGCCCAAGTAGTGTATTGACCAATAACAGCACGTGCACCCCTTAATGATTCAAGTGACTTGCTATCTAAGTCAAAAAATAAAGTGCGTAGTTCCTCTAGAGAGAAATTAAATATGTCTTTATCCAAAATCCTTTCTGTAAAAGAAAAATCTCTGAGTTTTAATCGGTAAAGCTCTTTTGTTGCTTCACTTTCATATCTTTCTAAGAACTTTTCTTTAATTTCAGCATTGTATAGTTCACTCATATCTATTTCTCCTTTAGCCTAACGAACATCAATTTCATCATAGAAAACTTTTTTCAGTTTTTTCTTCATAGCAGCATTTAATTGTTCTTCATAATTTCTGCTGCTTAACTCCTTGAATGTCTTACCTTTATCAAAATCAACCTGCTGTAGTATCGTTGCTAGTTTAGCTAGTGGTGTGCCATTCTCTTGCATTTTTTTGGCCAAATAAATGTATCCATAAAATACAGCATTATAGTTAATGTATGATCTGTTTCTTGACTCGCTAAGATCATTTTCAAGGAAATCATCTGGAAAAGCATAAAAAAGCTCAGCAAAGAAGTCCCTTAAATACTTGGACAATTGAATAGCGTCTCTCCGTGAATTGATCTCAAAAGCATCGTCAATTGCTTCAGAAAGTGTATAATAAGTAACCAAGAATGGACTACTCATACCAATTTCACTTTGTACACTAATTTTGTCTTTGAGTTCACTATTATATTTAAGTTGCTCAACAATAGTGGAAGAATAGCGTTTTTGACCAAGTTCTTCAATCCTTGATTTCTCAACAGGATTTATTGTATTCATTTGGGCAAAATGACGTTTTGCTTTTTCTTCAGTATAATTTAAGATATTCAAAATAAAGGTTTGATCTAATTCAGGAGCTTCAGTAATAGCTTTAACAACTCCAGATATTCTATGGTAACCATCTAGAACATCAACTAATGTACCCTTAGTAACAGTTAAGCTTAGGTCGCTTGGATTGTACTCAATTTCTTCATCCTCATCTGATGTGCCAAACCGTGCATTAAATGTAAACATAGACACGATTAAGTCGCCCTTTTTAAAAAGTTCTTTAATCTCTTCAACTGATTTAGGATTAGTCTTTGGCACAGGTATTAAGCTTCCCTTAATGAATCTGCCTTCCCGTTGAGTATTATAGTTGTATTGTAGTATTGAGCTATTATATAGTTCACTTAATTCTTTCGCAGTAATTGAAGTCACATAATTATCTTCATTTATTTTTATTACGTTTTTAAATGTATAAGGAAGTGTTAGAACCTCTTCACCGGCAAAAATTCTTCCGCCCTCTAACTCCTTAGCCAGCCTTGGTGGAAAATAACTCAAAGGGTCTAAAGCGGCTACGCCAGTAAGTTTGTGTAGTTCTTTAGAGAAAATATAAACTTCCTTTTCATTCAAGCGTTGAATGTTATTATCATTGTTATTCAAAATTTCTTGTACATAACCAGGCAGCGTTTTATACTGCGCTCCCATGATTGCTTTTAATTCCTTTACTTTTCTGGAATCATGTTTAATATCAGATGCAACTTCTTCTATTTTATTTTTAAGCTTTAAAAGCTTATCTGTTGTCAACAGATCCTGAACCACAGTATCACCTCACACATAATCATATTAAATTTATCATTACATTAACATACAAGTAAAGCATTTATATGATTATTTATATCACTTTTATTTTAATTCTAAAAATTTTTTGAGCTTTTTTAGAGTGGAAACATCACAATCTAAAAAGAACTGTCTAAACTGGTCTAATGTAACAGTATCCAGGAAATCAATATCTATATCTTGATCAATTATAACACCAGGATCTTGAGAATAATCTCTTTCCTTATTGAGATAATGATCATTTAGCACATTGATGTTTTTATGTCCTGAAAATGCTGCCACCTTTTTAATGTCTCCGCTTACATTATAAGAAAAATTAGTGGCTGTATTACGTAAACTGTGTGGCCTAAGATTTCTTTCCTGTGGAATATTTAACACTCTGCAAACTCTGTGCCACATATCATTAATTGAGTCTACAGTTAATTTATGAAAGATCAGCTCATGCTCACCATACTCATTCTTGAGTGTTAACAACTCCTCATAAAAGGAGCTAGAAATACCTACTGGTCTCGCTTTCTTCTGTTTAGTCTTCTTGAAATTGACTAAGTAACAATCGTGCTTCGATGAATACGTTATGTCTTCCCATTTTACTCGTAAGACTTCTGATTTTCTTGCTCCTGTGCGTACACTAAATAAAATAAAGAGCTTTTTCATTAACCTGTTCTGTCTCTCATGGATAAATGCAGCTTCTGCAAACTCTTCAGCTTCAGGAATCCCCTCAAATGAACCAGCTGGATTCTTCTCTGTCGGCAATGGTCTAAAATTAAAAACGCTTGATTCACAGTCGTGTTCTGACTCCAAGGATTTAATTAAACTTTTCAGTGCTGCGATTTTATTATTAATCGTAGCATTTGTATTATTTTTATTTTTAGCCAAATAAGTCCTATAATCCATTAAATCATTCTTTTTAATTATTACATCTTCTTCAGTTAAATATTCAATATCCTTACCAACTTGATAATTAAAGAATTCTCTAATATGCCTTTCATAGGTGGTTCTAGTATTAGACTTTTCAATAAATGCTGATTTGTCATCCCTATTTCTCAAATCTAATTCATCAAACCATCTATTTATGTCATTAAAAATGGAGTAATCCCTAACAGATGGTGTTTGCTTTTTCACTTCCAAGGTTTCCACCTCATTTAATTTTATCCATTAAATAATTATCTAACTCATACCACAATTTTAACCAATCAGTATCTTGCTTAAAGCTTCTTAGCAGCATAATATTTGCATTGCAGATTTCTATTTGCTTCATTAAGTCATAACCGTCTAGCAACTTAATCAAAATAGATAAATTCAATAAAACACCTACTTTAAGTATATACTTGCTCAATGAACAGCTGAGTATTGTTTTGTCGCCTTAATCTTGTCCCCTACATTTATCACAGGTTTACCAGTCAGTTCCTCAAAAAACTCATTTTCAAACCCTATCCATTCATCATTATGAATTTCTTCCTGCAAGTAATTAAGATATGCTTCTGATATTCCTGGTTGCTCTAAGAATTTCAAAACAATCATATGCTTTTTCCAGACTTTCTTTTTATTTTCCTCAGTATAATATTTATTGTTAGTCATTTTATTTTTATTCTCCTTATATGCATTTAATTGTATTATTTTGATCCTTAATAAGCATATGCTCTTTATGATTTCTTCTCATTGTAGTAACATTATTAGGTGTAAACACATCTGGATCTTCCATATGAAGATTAACACGAGTAAAGCTCTTAAGTTGTTTTATGTATTGATACTGTCTTAATGAAGTAACCTTATACTCTTCGTTTTTATTTGATTCTTCCATAGTCCCATCTCCCAACAACGTTATCTTATGTATCTTCATTATATCCGTTGCCAACAGATTATGCAATAATTAATTTTATTTTTATTCTAGACAAATAAACACATGTGCTCGATGTGTTTAAAATGTCCATTTTATTTAGTTTCATTCTGCTTAGGAAGCCAAGGTTTTATGTCGTGATCTAGCCATTTCCGCTTCATTCTCAAGGTGATTATCCTCTTGTGCTATTGTTGAATTGATTGCAGCCATTTCTTCATAGCCTTTTGCCATTTCTTCATAAGAAAATGTTTGTAATAATTGTTTTTTCATTCTAATTCCCCCATGTTCTCATTTTTCAGTTTTAGAATTCCTGGAACTTTCCCTTAAAATTAGAAAAGACGCCTGATCCAATGGATCAAACGTCTAAGACAGTATTATGTATTATATTTGTTTTTTACGCCCCACGACTAGCAGAGGCTACTGTAACATCTCCACTTGCAGTTTCAACAGATTGTTGACCACTTACGAAACCAACAGCTAATGCAAGTAAAATAACAAGACCGAAGTAAATTTTCTTCATTTTCTCACCTCCTTTCAAGGATGTCAACATTTAGAGTGAAATTAAATTCAATATTTCATCTGTATATCCACGTTTTTTAAGTTCAATAAGAGGCAAATTTAAACAAAGTTTATCGCCGGATTTTTTGAACTTCTTTATGCTTTCATGAAAGAAGGAGACATCATCATACAGTAGACCTTTAACATGATTTAGAAATCCTAAGTCATCATCCAAAACATTCAATTTCTCGATTTTTTCTATAATTGATGCTGCTTTCTCTAGTTCCTTCATGTTGACTAAATAATAGGCAACCTCAATCATATCCGGTATCTCGTTTGACTGAAAATCAATCCATTTATTATCTTTTGCCCAAACATTATTAAGAAAGCAAAGAGCTAGCTCTAATTTGTAGACGTGATGAGGATTTTCTTTTGCGTATTCCATCCCCTTTTCATAACATAATTTAGCTTCTTCATAATCTTCAAATATAAATGTGTTTCCATATGTCAAATAACCAAATACAATTAATCTATTGTTATTTGTACTTTCAATAACTTTTTGGCAATGAATCCTGGTATCTTCTAATTCGTAGTCATTCAAGGATATATTGGCTTTTAAAAGTTCAATTCGGCCATAATAACATTCTTTAATAAATCCATCAGGTAACTCTTCTATATCTAAAAATTGCGAAGTGCTTTTCATTAAACCGAATTCACCAATTTTCAGATATTCGTACATAATTAATATGTTTGAAAATAAAAACATTTCAGGGGTTTTTATTCTGAATTTACCCGTTTCTCTTATAGCATCATTTAACGTAATTTCACTTTTATTTAATCTTCTATGTATAGAGTAAATCTGACCCCATTCACGGCTTATTGAATTAGTTGATTCACAAAGATTTTTAATTAACTGGTCAGTAAGCTCATCCCACTGATTTAAATCGGAATATTCAACCGAGTGTCTTGCACATTTTTTGTTAGGGTCTAATTCTAAGAAGTATTCACTTAATAGCTGTTTTTCATTATCAGGAAACAAGCTTTTTACGATGTTTATTAAACCTTCTATGTTTTCCATTTCTTTTTCTGGGGTGTTCACAAACTTATAAAAACCATTTACTTTTTCATAACCGGCCAATTTAGCAAGTCTAGCTGCAAGCTGATTATCTTTTTCGCATTCGTTCTTAATCAACTGTTTTAATTTCAACTTGTCTCCCCCCTTTATTCAGTTATCACTTCCCTTGTTTATAATATACCTCATAGTTGTCAGAATTTCAAGTATATATTTTATTTTTATTCTTTATTTGTTGTTAAATCAATGAATTTCTTATTTTACCTAAACACAATGAGGGTTAATCCTCATTGTGCATAATTGGCCAAATGCAACTTTCTACTCTCTTTTTTAGTTCTATTTTTGTTTTATTGTCTAATTTATTATATAGCTCCCTCATAAGCTGGCGTTGATTAATAACTATTTCAGCAAGCACTTCTCTATTTGTTTTCTTTAGTTTTGCTTTAGTTAACAACCACTCATCTTCATATCCGATAAACTCAAGAAGCAATGTTTCAAGCTCATTAACTTTACTCTCCAACCGATTTTTATACTCAGCTCCAGCTTTAAAACCTTTTTTGAAGTATTCACTTTCTTTAATTTGATTCCCAATGTTATTTATTATTTCATCTTCAGTCATATTGGTTTCTCCACTTCTAAATTAATATCATTTGAAATAACAACTTTTTCATTCAAAAAAGTCTTTAATTGAATCTAACAGACTACCATCAAGTACTTTTTTTGTTATAAACTCTCCTGCTGCTCTTAAAGCACCTTGAAAGAAAAACAGCGAATATTTACTGTTCTTTTTATCTGGTTCATCAAACGTACCTGGAGCTGCAAACTCAATTGTTCCGTTATTAAGTATTCTTGCTTCTCCTTTCTCAATTTTGCTGTTTAAAACTTGCAATGATTGATCCAAGGTCAAATTATTGTGGCCAATTCTCAAATGCAGATCTGCTGTAAAATTATTTATTTGGCTATACAATTTTTGACGATTCAATTTATTATAAATGTGTTCATTTGCAAAGTTTCTCCACGATTCGTTTTCTGTGGAAAGATCACTTATATTTAAATTCGTTAAAGAACCTAAAGATGCTCTGGTTATACAATAAGAAATTTCCTGAAGCTTTATTATTACAGCTGATATGTTTGAAAATTCCCTAAATATCCTTGCTGGTTCACCAACCACAATTTTCAAAATTTTATCCCCGCTGTTAAAATAATTTTCAAAGTCTTCTTCTGTTATACTGGAGCATTTATTTATATCTTTGTAGTCACGAAAAGAAGAGAAGTATTCAATAAGTACTACATTGTCATTAACTTTTGAATTTTTAATAAACGTTGCACCGTTAATAATCTTTAAATACTCACTAATTAACAATTGTTTGCCCTCTACTTTCCTTTTCAATTTTTTTAATTATGTAATCAAATAAAATAATGGCCTTTAATGAGTTTTCTTTTGTTCCATATTCAATATCCCCTCCGTGTAATATCGCATGACGACTAAAAACAGGAATGTTCTGATTATGTTCAAATCCATTTAGTACAGTCTCTATATAAAACTCTTCAATTTCTTTGTCATAGTTAAAGAGCTTCTGGTTAACCAATATACTCTTTAGCTTATCCTTTACTAAAGAAAAATTCATTTTTCCAACATGCCCAGTTCCGTCAGCAATCGCCCCTTCAAGTTGACTTAGAAATATAGGTATGGAAAGAAAAAACAAATCGTTATTGTGTGCAAACACTGCTTCCTCTAACAAAGGAACCCTACGCTTTAGCCAATCTATGTTACTCCAGCTTTTTAATAAGTATTTAACTCTAAAATGGTCATAATATTTAAATAGAAGATAATAAAATTCCTTCTCTTTGTCTCCTTCCGAATAATCAAAAATCTTTGCTACATCAATTGTTAAACGAAGTGGAACGTTTCCATTTGGCGGAAACCCATGACTTATCATTACACTCTTATATTTAAAATCTAAAGGATCTAGCATTTTATTTATATTTTGTTCAAAATTCGTTAGAAATTTCTCGTTAAAACTTTTTATTTTATGAGAAAATTCATTTACTTCTGTTTTAAACACGAGTGCACTCTCCCCTGCCTGTTTTCTTTTACCTTTCTATTGTTGTTTACAACCCTTTTTAAAGCCGCTTCCATTCAACATACTCAAATCGTTTCTGATACAAGTCTTCAAGTATAGCAGCCCATTCAATCCATCCTTCAGCAACAATGCTCTTCTTTTCCCCACCTTCAATCCACTCTATCCAATACACCTGAGCACCCCTAACGTTTTATGACTTGGATTTCCCTTACCTCACATTGGACATTACACTTTGTTTTGAGCTCGCTGGCAACCTCAATGACTTCATACATTGTTTGCAATTTAGAAGCGCCATGTAGGTCGCTAGATGTCAAATAACCGCCTTCATCTAACTTAAATGATTTGAAGTATTCCTTGTTTTCAAACTGCAGTACATAAAAATAATCAATCAAAGGCATAAATCAACCTCTTTTAAATAATTTTGTAATCCTCATTGCTAATGGCAGTAAACCAATTAACATGAAAAAAGCAAGCACATTAAGCTTATTTTTGAAAAACAGGCTGGCCAAATTCCTTTCCATGCCCGCTGCTGTTTCTTTATCCATGAGTTCTTTAAACTCTTCATCATAGACCTGATCAACAAAAATAAACTTAATGCCAGTCAATAATCCAACTCCAAGCCAAATAATTAAAAAATAAGCTAAACCAATCATTTGTTCCCTCCCTATATCGAACGAAATTTGCTATTCTTGAGTATATTGAATAAATTATGTGGGTGATCTTGTGGAAGAGAAATACGAAACAAACGGATATGATACTTCGATTGTTTATGATTACAAGGAGTATCCTGATGTAAAATATGGACGCTGCGACAATTGTGATTACACTTTGTTCAAAAGCTCTGTGAAGAGTGGAATATTCTTGCGTGAATGCCGGCGTTGCGGTATGAAAAAGAGCATTTAGATTAATGCTCTTTTTGCTTAAGCTCTTTCTATTCTTTCTGTAACCTGCATATGAGCCACCAAAAATAGCAATACACATTGCAATCAAAATATAAAATCATAAAATCCACCAATTTTAAATAAATACTTCTAATATCAAATTTCTACGTCTCTAAACCCTCCCTGGATTCCAATTCTCCCTTTATTTCCTGGGTTTCCATAATTACCAATGTTTCCATGAGTTCCATAAATTCCAAAGTTCACAAGTTTATGAGGAGAATTATTGTTATACATTAATCTATCATCGTATAAGATTTCACCTAAATAATGTCCTTTCATATCAATAAATATCTCTTCTCTTTCTCTATAATGCCCGATGTTTTTTCCTCGCGGATTATAAAGTTGTTTATTAACAAAATTTGCGATATGTTTCCCTTTACTGTTATATAAACGTTGCATTCAAACTCCTCCCAGCTCCATATGAAAATTTAATAATCATTTTTCCTTTTCTTTTATCTGCTTTTCAATTTTTTTGATTAATTTTTGATAAGTATGTTTGCCCTTTTGATTTAAAGAATATAACTCGTCTAAATCCTTCCGATGAATATCCTTTTGTTTCTTCAGAAACCATTCTTGGAATTCCTTAATTAGTTTTGTATATTCTATAATAAGTTGCTTTATATCTATATTGTTTTTGCATTTTTTTAAATACTCTTTTGATTTTTTTGTCCATCCATCCCATTCCAATAAACTCTTCTTCTCTAAATATACTTCTTTTAAACCCTTATCATCACTTAGAACACTGTATGCTACCCCAGATATCGGGATTTCTCTATGCAGTGAATAATTTCTTAAATCTTGAATAAACCTTGCTAATGGTGACTCTGTGAATGCTTCATTAATCTTCTTTTCATATTCTACTGCAAAGGTTAATTTTTTGTATTCATCTTGATAAAGCTTCCTTGTATGATCTATTAAAGTTTTTGCTGATGAAAGATAGTTATGAAGCAATCGTCCAATTTCATATAAAAATGAATTAAAACCTTTCTCTCCTTTCTTTATATTAAGGGATTTTTTCACCATTTCATAATCAGTCATAGCTAAATTTATAGCCCTGAATAGTTCATCATGATTTTTCTCAAAAACATATTTGCTAGCACGGAGAGCTTGCATTTTTTTGTATACTCGTAATCCCTCCGTGTCCTTCATTTTGTCCTTAATAGCCGCTAACTCCTTACTCAAACTCATATTAGTACCCCCAATACTGGTTAAAAGTACGATTTTATGTAGACCTAGAAATTTTGTAATTCCTTCCTATGCTTGTAACTTTAGTATACCATTTTCATTCTGAGTGATCGATATGGTTATTGTCTTTTTGGAATATCAACAACTCATGCAGTTCAATGTCAAGATATGTACAGACTTTATCTAACAGCTCTCTTGGATACCGCTCCATTTCGTCATTATAAAGCTTTCTGACGGTCGGATACTCATGATTAATATCTCTGGATAGCTTCCTTATACTGATCTTTCTTTCGTCTATTATGGGCTTTAAATTTGATTTAATCAGTATTCTCACCTACTTATTTAATGAAAGTACATCTTCTTTAACTTCCTTTAATAATCGCACTTCAGCTTGTAATACATTTAGCTGCACGGTTACATTTGGGAGCATTTCATAAGAAAAGTCACTGTCCTTTTCCTGAAGCTTTTGGAGCCTTTTCTCTTTTCGTTTTAACTTTTCGATATACATTGCATTAATTTCTTGCATATACATTTTTCATACATCCATATATTTTATTTTTATCATTAATTAAATTACACATCCCCTCTAAATTAATTATAACTTGATTACTTTAAGATATCAATAGTTTTTTCGGAAATTTTTGTTAATCAATTACACTCTATAAAATCCATGTTTTATTCAGAACTCAACTTAGTCAACTGTTAGCATCTTCTTTTTCATTAACCTCAACCTTTTTAGGGAGTTTTGCATTAATCAATCCTTCAAAATCCTCTAATTGAACCACCAAAGGAAAATAACCGAAAAGCTTAAATTCATCGCTTACACAAGTTGTAATAACACCTTCATACTCAACTTTGTCACCTTTTCTCAACATGTTTTTCTCTCCTTTTGTTAATTTAAGAAATCCCCAACTTCTTCAAACATACTTTGCAAGCCCAATCCTTATTTGCCATCAGCTTAGATTCTTCTATGCCTGTTTCGAAACAGTCTGTAATTTGATCATACTTTCCACAAATAGACTTGTTATCAATAAAGGCGTGATATTTTGCCTTTGGATGAATCCAATCATGATCTGTTAGATCGCTTTGGATGACAGGCAACTGCCAGACTATTTTATTCATCCCTGCCCTCTTTATCATTCTCATATGATTCAATTTGCTGATTAACCAGATCAACAACACTTGGTTGCCCTTCATTCAACTTCTTAACCGTATTCATCCATTCGTTGTGGCTAACTTCTTTCATTTCAATCTCTCCATTCTGTTTAAAATATGCATTTTATTTGAATTCAGGAATGTTATGATGTAAGCATGAGAAGCTTTGATGTATCAATGATGTAATATGATCTGTTATTTAGCGTTTCACTGTATGATTGCTCGCCCTCAAAATCATTTATCACATCTTTTTCTTCTGTAGTCATATCTTGATACTTAACCTTCCCATATGATGGAGGAAGCCAGTTTTTCTTTTGGCTGCCAAAAATATTAAACTTCTTAAGTATTTCCTCATCTTTAAACTCGATGTGACATGTCCCTTTTTTATAGAAAGTTACATAGAAGTACTTTAACTCTATTTTTTTCGTCTCCCCATAATACTCAGCTAATTTTAAAGCTTCATCAATATTTATGTCTTCTGTCAATCCATTGTCAAGATAATTGAAAACTTTTTCGATATCTTTCAACTTTTCTAAGACCTTATAGTCTGTTGGATTATACCGACCATCTAGCCAGCTATAAACGTTCAATGGGATAATCACTTTTTTGTTAATCTTGTACGATTTATTTGTTTTCCACCCATTATATAAGTGCACATTTTTTGATGATTCATCATAGTAATGCTTGTGGCTAAATTCTTCAAAAAGATTAAGTATTGTGTCTTCTACTCCCTGCGTCATCTCTTTGCTCATTTGAATTCTCAATGTATAGATATTGAATAAAGAAAAGTCATAGTCTTTTAATTCCTCAACATGCTGCAAATATTTTTGCTTCAGATTGCTTGTAAAGAGCCCCATAAATTGATCATTATTAAATAACGTATTCCAATACTTCGCCCTGATTTGTTTTATATATGCATTCTCTATATCATTTTCTTCTTTATTCTTATCAATTTGCAGCTTCAATATTGGAGTACTGTCATCATTGAAGCTATGCAGCATTAAGGGTTTTAAACTGTTGTATTCATTGATTAATTTTAAACCCGCTTTGATTTCATAATTGAATTGTTCTACTATCCCTTTTATAAAGTCTGCATTCACTAACTGTGTTGCTTTATAATCCTCATTAATTCTATGAGACTCATCTTTTTTTAAGTCTTCTATTAGGACACTGCTATATTCTTGTTTTTCAATGCTTATGTATATTAGTGCCGTTTCAACTTCTGTGCTTCGCTCTGAGTTCGAAAAAGCGTTTTGAATGTATTCAACTTCTGCATTTATTTCCTCTAGCTTACGAATCAAAAATTTCCTGTCATTCGAATACGGATTTTTCAATGTTTCGGCATTTAGTATGCAAACAATTTGACCAGGTCTTTGTTGCTTCTCTATTAATTCAATCGCCTTTAATAAGTGTTTAACACCGCTGCTAAAAGGTGGATTCATAAAAATCAAATCGTACTTCTTGTAAGTGTTAAAGGTCAAAAAATCGTCTGCTATCACTCTGTAATCTTTGCCTTTAAGTATGTGCTGTAAGTTTTCATCTTGCTCAATTGTATCCACGTCATACTTTGAATTCCTTCTGTAGTTCTTAGTGTTTTTAAATTGAGTGTAAATGGCTTCTACTAAGTTTCCTTTACCTGCTGACGGCTCTAGAACAGAGTTAATGTACTTCCATTCTACTTTAGATGTCATCTTTCGGATTAACTGTGGTGGTGTCGGATAAAAATCCGGATTATCTTTAAACATTTTTATTCTCCCCTTTTTATAAGGGAATGAGATGTTTTCCCATCCCCTATTAGTTTATAGATTAGGCTTATATGTATTGATTATTGGTTTGAAGCTTTTTTTATTTAAGTAACCTAAAACTTCATCAAATTGTCTTTTATCACAAGAGTGGTACTTACTATGAATTATTTTCATCCCATCTGGTTTAAGCTCTACATGATTCAATACTGTTTCAGGCAGCGAGTGCCACCCTTTGAATATCAGTAATTCTGAATAGAAGTGACGATAATATAATTTTCTTTTATTTTCAGGCCGGTATGTCAACTTGACTGCATTATCATATTGGGCATATTTAGTTGGCTGGGAACTGTCATACGTTATCCTTTCGGTAATCAAAGATCCAAGATCAGATATGTAAAATAGAGTATATTTTTCACCTTTTTCAAGATCAGCATTTTTAAATTGCTCTTGAATACTGTCAACTTCCTGGAGAATTCTGTATAAAGAAATTTTCAATTCTTCTATACCTACTTGTTGGACAACATTTTTACTCAACTTGAAATTATTTAACCTTAGCTTTTCTTTTAATGAAGCTTTATATTTGTTCCAGTCTTCCTTTTTCCAAGTCTCAAACATATTCAATTCCTCAATAACCGAAGTTGAAATGTCTTCTAACTTATCTGCTTGATTTTTTAACTCCTGTACTTCTTCTTCATTTAACGTTTGCTTATAAGAAATCGACATTTCAATTTTTGCATTATCCACTAAGCCGACATATCTTGCATAAGAGTAGCCTTGAGCATCTACAATAAATTGTAATTTGCCATTGTAGTACACACCAACACCATACAAATTCCATTGAACCGTTCTTTTTTCTAAATCGTCCATATTGTAATAGTCAATCATTGAGTTGATTCTATTGTCTTCCGTAAAGCTCCCACCTGTTTCAGATAAGAAATCAAATTCATTTAGTAGCATGTTAGAGAAGTTGTTTAAAGCTTCTTCGGTATTGAAATGCACTTCTTTTGTAATTTTTACATTTTCGAGAGTAAAATCTCCTTTGGTAACCTCATCTTTATACTGATCAAGTGTGCTATTCTTATTTAAGTTTGCGAACTGTGAATCAATAACAAAATACTGTTGTTCTTCGTTCAATTGTTTTACTACAATGCTGCTATATATATTTTCAATTTGTTTCTTTTCTTCTTGTTGTTGTCTCTTATATTCAGCATTTTTGATTTCTTGTTCTTTTAGATATTCCTGAAGTTCTTTTTCTTTTCTTGTTTTCTCGCCTTCTTTAAATTCTTCGAGCTTTGAATCAAACAATGTCATATCTTCTTTAATTTCTTCTGTCTGTTCTGTCTCTTTGTATTCCCAATCTAATGAAACATGACCATAGAAATTGTAACTGCCTGCATAATCAGTATATGGATCTGCTGGGCTGAAGCAATGGCGATAATTGTTTAAAAAACTGTTGCAATAATCATAGATTGCAGTCAAATAAACTGAACCTTTTTCATAAGGACTTGACTTGATTGTAATGTTAATCGTGCTATGTAAATAACTTCCTCCAGTAGTAACAGAGAATTTGCATTGTGGGAAACGTTGTCTTACATGCTTTCTAATTTCCTTTGCCAATTCTTTAACTTCTTGTTCCTTATTTACGTCTATATCATTCCATTGAGTTGCATCCCACAGACTCAATTTTTCATTTTTAGTTTTCTTTTTAGGCTTAGTGGTTGTAGCATATGCAATTTCTTGCTTTGTAAGGCTGTTAGCAACTTCCATAGATTTTTCATTACGTTTGTTCCACCAACATTTTTTGAATCCAGAGTATCGAAAACCGTTTGATTTAAGATGAGTTAAAACCTCTTGTTCTGGTTTACTATCAAAATAAAGTTCAATTCCGTTTAACTCTTCATTAATTCTTAAAACAGCTGTCATTTTCAACCTCTCCATTCATCATAGTAATATTATTTTTATTCTAATTTTATGTAATAATTTCTTATCCCCTTAACTTGTTTTAAGTATAACATGATCACTATAAATTATCAATGGTTATTTTAATTTTATTCTAATAAATTTATATAAGTTTTCGTTCAGCTTGCTGAACAAAACCGGACGTAAAGTGCCCTTCTTTACGGACGTATGTACTTAAAATGTTCTCCTTTTTTAAAATTTATTTTTATACCCTTTCCCTAAAGACTTAGGCTCTGAAACCCTTGATATGACTGACTTTTTTTCAAAGTTTAAGAGGTTTGTTCTATTAACCTATTCATTTAACCATTCTAAAAGCAGCTTCCTCATTCTTAAAGATGGAATGAATAATGTTATTTCTTTTCCATCTCTTATACCTGATCTCCATATCCACTGTACTAATTCAGATAAAGCAAACAAATCCTGATCAATTGTGATATTATATTTATTCTTAAAGTAACTATAAAGGATTGTATTAACGTATCTGTTTATTGTATAAGCTAAATGTTTCTTATGTTTAAATTCATTTGTAGCACGTGCATTACAGGAAACAAAACCTTTTGTATATCCATTACCTTTTATTTTATTCTTATGTTCTGAATAGGTCGTCCACATTGCTTCATCACTTGATGACTTAACAATGTTGTTAAAGTAATTGAATACATTGTTCTTTACCTTCTTGATTGTATAAGGTGACTTATCTTTGTACCAGGTTGATGATAATGAATAATCTAACTGGCCTACAGCATTCAAGTTACCTTCATAAATTTTAATCTTATTACGGATCATTTTCTTAACGTTGTTCTCAAAGTCTTTATTGTATTGAGTAAACCGGTATTCCCCATCTACATAGGATGAGACATACTTTTCATAAGCAATATCATTTACATCATAATAATATCTTTGTATCTGAGCATCAAACATGTAAGTTAATATGTAAACCTCTTTAAACAATTTGAATACCTCAGCTGGAAAGTTCCAAATCAATATACTGTCTTTAAAATAAACAAGATTATTGTTCAATGCCATGTCTCTAATGTCATTGTAACGTGTCTCATAATCCCTTTTATCTTCGTTCCATTTAACAAATCCATCTTCAACATAGATAAGATTAGAATCAAATAGTGTTGTAAGATCATGTGTCTTCACTTGTAGCTGCTCAACTACTTCCATAACCTCATCTAATATTAAAGTATAGTTACCTGAAAGGATAAGCTCTTTTGTTTCATCGTTTGCGTTCTTAAATAGGTTATGAGTTGCAACAATGTTTTTATTCTGTGATAAGAGTTCATGAAGTGATTCAAATTTATATTGAGTCTTATCCCCTTTTGTTCTTACTTTAGGTTCATACATTTGTCTGTTGGTTACACTTTTCTTTATCCGCTCAACCTCATTAAGATAAGGTGTGACAAATATAAAGTTATCTTCTGGGTTAGCGTTGTTCATGTAGTTAATAGCTGCTGATGTCTTACCAGATCCCATTATGGAATCAACTACTTTAACCTTATTCATTTAGCATCTCCTTTTGATTTAATTAAAATAAAGGAACGATAAATGTTTACCGCTCCTTATTTACAGTTTGATATTTAACTGGTGTGTTCAAGGTTCATGTTGTTTAACTTTGCTTATCTCTTCTCTGTACTCTAAAAGGTCTGAATCAATTCTGTCAGTTGTTTTCTTGATGGAGTCAATATCTTTCTTGAGCATTTCTAATTCCTTAGCAAGCTGCCGAATAGCATCCAGGAATTTATTCTCCACTCATCTCACCTCAATGATTTAATTATACCATGAGGCCTATATGATTAGTGTGACTTGTTTCTTAGATTAAGGAATACAAAATAGATCATCCATAACAATATGACAATGACACATGTGACTACAAAAATTGTGTTGATTAGTGTTTGTGCTTCGCTGCTGAAGTAATCTTTAATGAGTTGAAACATTAAGAATAAGCCAATGAATGTGATATGGGTAAACCATAGTGAGAATCGTTTCATGTTTACAATGTGCTTGATCATGTTATAATATGGGTAGGAACTAAAGGAGAAGTTCATTCCCCTTTAGCTTAGCTCTCATCTGCGTATACGTTGGCGTTGTCTCTTTGGTCGGAGCCGCTTGCGTATACGCTTTTTCTTTTTGCTTGTCCCATTCTTTAGGTTTCTTATCTTCTCAACTATTGTTAGACTGTTGATTGTAAGAACCGTTAAAGATATGAGGAAAGCAACTATGATACCCACTTTCTCAAGCACTATGTACACCTCCTTTCCTATGACTCTATTATAACACAATCCACCTATAAAGTCATTTTATTTTTACTCTAAATAACTATATTTTGTTGGTGAATGTAATGATGATTAGATTGGTCTGTATGATGATTTATATGTTGGGATAGCAATGATATTGGGATGAATATAGGATGGATTAGATAGGTGTTATATTTATTCTGAGAGCGTGTGTGTTGAGTAATATGCGAAGGATATATGATTATATAAGGTATGGTTATGTATAGTGATGGGGATAAAATAAATATGTCTTCGATTCCCTCGGATTCGTTATAAATACGATTATCTTTAATGAACGGTTATTCATTTTTTATATTGCCGACCAATTTATTTTTTAAAATTTATTCTTGTGTTTGGCCTGGAATTATGTTAGAGCTGTGTTGAATAAACAGAATTAAGAAATTCCCTACATAAGGTATATTATATGGGGTTTTCACTGCCAGTATATGGGGGTATATTTACATCTAATGGTAAAAACAAGGGAACGAATGTGCCCATAGCACTTCCATTTCCACACCCTATCCAAATTTTCATTTTCCTAATTCCTCCTCAAAATCACCCTTTTTCACATCGTAATCGCTATCGTAAAAGCCTTTTATATCAATGTTTTTCCCTCTTCAATTTTCCCTATTTTCATCAATTTCTCCTTAAAACGACTTCTTTCCCCTACTCTCACTTACGTTTTACGATCGTTTGCCCCCTATTCACTAATTAAAGTATCAAATATCCTTATGTTTACTGTCTTTTTTAGCCCTTTATAAATTTTTACGATAAACATGTTTTTCGTGCAAATAACATTACGATATGCAAACCAATTCCAAAATAAAAAAGGTGATCTTAATTCGATCACCACCTTTTCTTGTGTCTATTCCCACTTTTCATCATCTGATATCCATTTATTTGCCCGTAAATCCAATGATTTATAATCATCATGAATAACAAAGTATGAAGGCAAGTTCATTTTATGACCTTGAGCTGCTTTCCAACACTCACAAAACCACTCTGTGAATGCTTTATGTTCTTCCCTTTGTATTTCAATATTGCTGTTTTCATAAAACTCATCAAATTCCTTTTTATTCTCCCTAGATAGTTGAAAATATTTAATATCAGGTATAACTTGAGTGCTCCCTGAAAAAATTGTTTTGTCTTCTCCTTCATAAAACACTTCACTTGCCTCTTTATCCATTGAAAACATTCTTATAGATATCTCAAATCTTGTTGGTCAATAAAGGCCATGTAGTCCACTAAATCAATATCAATATAAAAATTGTAGTTGATTGTTTTTTTGATTTCCATTGCTAATAAAATTGAGTGTTGGCCGAGATTTTGCTTAACTGTTTTGATATAGTCTTCCAGTGAGAACATTTAATTACCCCTTTTTCTTATTTGTTTGCTTAATAAAGTAGTAAACCACCCATCCAATTATGATGACAGACAGCCCCCAATACTTTTGCTCAGTTGGAAGCATGTAAGATATTAAAATAGCTAAGACTAGTGACGGCAACATAATCATGTAGTATTTCTTTCTATTTTTCATAATCTTCTTCCCCTTTTTATTAATAAACTTAATACGCTTATATCGCCTATTAGTTTCGATAATACATCTCGAAATTAAAAATTTTTGAAATTAATGTTTACAAGAAGAAAAATAAAATATATAATCAAGTCACCTGCCAAACACAGGGATTTTTATTAGTTTTATTTAGAATAAAAATAATATTACTTATGGAGGTGATTAAATGAAAAAACAGTATATGTTTAGTAACTTAATTGGTTTTCTTGAAACTAAAGTTATTAATGAAACAGCAACACCAGAAGAAGAAAACCTTTATCAAGACTATTTGTGGTACGGAACAGTTAATAAAAAAAGTCATACATACAGAAATTTAGTGTCTCAATATTTAAATAGTAGTTATTAAGGATAAAAATAAAATAGTTTATTAATTTACAAGGGGAGAATTTATTGAAAGGAAAAAAAGACGGTCTAAATAAGCAAGTACATATTTACAGTATTGATACTTCTGCTTTTTATAATGATCAAGAAAACAAATTACATAACAAGATTTTAAAATCCATTAGGTACAGAGATCATCTTAAAAAACTCGAAAATATTGATAAAAAACATAAGAAGTACATAACGCAAAGGATTATTTCCTTAAAAGAAAATCTTTATAACGCCTTTAACAATCATAATCAAATAAGAACCCTTAGAACAGATTCCCTGAAAGATAATAATGTGATTGCATTATTTGATTCAGTCTTAACACGGACATTGGGAATCAAAGAAAACACACTCTCTGAAGAGATTATTGTCGTCCAAACTTATCATTTTCAAATTTTAAGGGACATTATAGATAAAGGATTCATACATAACAATGAGAAATACGTTTATTTCACTAGCAGTGCCGGTCAAATACGAACCAAAAAGTCTTGTTTTATCAAGCAAAGCACCTTAGATAAGTATCAAAATGCTTTAACTTGTGGTCTTAGTGTGGAGCATATCAATGCTCAAGGTGGAAGCAGCATAAACAAATGGAATAGCTACATGGCCTTATCGAATAGCGCCAGCAGTCCATGGGAAATTGATATTGATAAAGCAATTGTCGTAAATGACTTAGAAACAAACGTTTCCAGCCTGGTTGATTATATTGACCGTGATACATATGAAATCACTCGTAAAGTTATGGATATTCCTATAGAACATACAGATGGTTGCGGAATGATGCTTCCCAGTTTGAGCCAGAAAAGCTTTATGGTCAGATTACCTTGGGTTAAGGGTCTCCTAGTTCCATTTGATTTTAGAAAGTTTGCTGAAAAACACAGTTCATTTATAGTTAAGGACGTCTACGGTAAAGAATGGGACATTATTAAAGATGATATCCAAATAATTTTTACGAAAAGCCAGTTTAAGATGTGGAAGTACTATGATTCTTGGGATGATTATCGCTCTAAATTTAAAAAGTATGGATGTTTAGGAGCTAAATTAAATGAAGAAGATCCATCTGTTGAGGGAAAACTGACTTACCAGATGCTACAAACACTCACTGATATCACAGATGAGGAATTGAAACAAATCAGCTCAAAGACTGTTAGTGAGATTACTCAATTAGGCACTGATAAAGAAACAATGATGAAAGTTTTGGGGGCTACCGAGAAAAATAAAAATAAGACAAGCCTTCAAGAAGCTCTACTAATATATCCTGAGCTGCTAAATGATGATCACACCAAAGAAATCATTAAGAATAAGAAGAGGAGTATGATTAAGGACGCCAAATCAGGAAAATTACTTGTCAGTGACGCTCGTTATACGTATTTGTGCCCAGATCTATATGCTTTTTGTGAAAGACTGTTTCTTGGAATTGAGAATCCAAAAGGACTTCTTACCGGCAGCAATGTTTATTGTTCTTTATATGATGAAGGACACATTGATATCCTCCGCTCCCCTCATCTATTCAGAGAGCATGGTGTTAGGTGGAACAAAAAAGATGAGGAATATGAAAAGTGGTTCATTACGCCAGGTGTTTATACCAGCATTCATGATCCGATATCGAAACTGCTGCAGTTTGATAACGACGGGGATAAGGCCTTAATTATTTCTGATGAGCTAATCGTCAATATTGCCAAGCGTAATATGGAGAACATCGTTCCTTTGTATTATGAAATGTCTGTAGCCCAGAAACAAGAGATTAATAGCAGAAACATCTATGAAGCACTAACTCTTGCTTATGGGATCAATATCGGGGAGTACAGTAACAATATTACTAAGATATGGAACAGCGACAATATAAATCTGGACGTGATCAAATGGCTATGTATGGAAAATAACTTTACTATCGATTTTGCAAAAACCTTATTCATGCCTACCCGTCCTGATCATGTTGATGAAAAAATCAAAGATTACATAAAAAATAAAGTCCCATACTTCTTCATCTATGCAAAGGATAAAGAAGAACATAGCGTTGAGTTACTTAATGAGAGCACAGTAAATAAGTTAGACTCCATTATCCCTTCTGACCGAATTAATTTCGTAGCTGTTGCAGGAAAGTTCGATTATCGTTTCCTGCTCAAGAACAAGGAGATTAAGTTGGACGAGACAATTATTAGTGAATACAAACGATTAGACCAGAACAAGAAATGGCTTATGAATGATGAAGACATTAAGCCTGGGCAAAAACATTATGTCTATAAGATCATTAAAGACAGATTGTTGAAAATCCATAATGATGAGCAATATGTTACTGATGTTTTAGTTAAGTATCTATATAAAAAGAAGAGTAAGTTCAAATCGACTTTGTGGGAATGTTTCGGTACTTGTATATTGAACAGTCTAATACACAACCTGAAAACATTAAGAATTTGTGGAGATTGTAAAACGCTATTTAGGGCTAAAACAAGTAAGAAACTTTTCTGTGGAAAATGTACAGTTAAAAGGAATAAACAAAAAACAAAAGAACGAGTCAGTAGGTTTAGAAGTCAAAAGGTGTAACGGTAATAAAAGTGCTTTGAGCCTTACTCTCCCAAGGGGTACAGCGATTTTACCGGAAAAACTTCAACAAAAAAGTGCCTTTATCCCTTGGTGCTACTGGGTTGAGAGCACTTTTGGTGATAATCGTCATAAGGGAGACAGAAAGCTAATTTCCACATAAAAGGGCTAGTACGTTTCCCCCCGTCTATATAAAAGACAATCTTTATTGTTCATTTAGAATAAATTTAAATTTACTTAGGAGGAAATTGATTATGAATAAAACAGAACTAATCGCTAAAGTGGCAGAAAAACAAGGAGTATCTAAAAAAGAAGGAGCTCCCAGTGTCGAAAAAGTCTTTGACACTATTTCAGAGGCATTAAAAAGTGGAGAAAAAGTAAGTATTCCTGGTTTCGGAACATTTGAAGTTCGTGAACGTGCAGCTCGCAAAGGGAGAAATCCCCAGACAGGAGAGGAAATTGATATTCCGGCTACAAAAGCACCTGCATTTAAGCCGGCAAAAGCACTTAAAGACGCAGTCAAAGCTAAATAATCAGTTAATGAGGACGACAGGAAAGGCTACCTGCACGCTTTGTCACAAAGAGCTTATGCTCCTAAAAGAGGCAGAGTTAGAAGTTATGGAGGAAATTGTCGACCTCCCCTCTTTTCGCTTATCTTCATCTCCGGGAGTTATTTATTTATGGCATGGGGGTGCCGTCAATAATTAGTTGATTACTGATATTTGGGATATCAGTTCTCGACTAATGTTCATTTATGAAGGTAAAGACTAATCTAAATGAATATTAGTGGAGATTCCTCTCCAGTGTGGACTAGCTTTTCTTGATTAAACAATATCTACTCCCTTCTTTTCTGTATCATTCTGACACAAAACTGCGGCTGGTCATTGCAGTTAGTCGGATAATAGTCATTTATGAGGGTGCGAGGTTAACTCGAATGTCTGTATCTTAAGGAGACAGGTAAATGGCTATTATCGGGCTAAACATGTCGGTAAGACCTTTGCTACTCAAGTTTTTTATGTAGGGTGAATCCCATCACAGTCTTACTATGGGTGACATGTAGCCTGGATATTAATTGCGGTGTATTGCTTCGGCTTGCACTTAGGGAAGGGTAGATGCGTCTCCCTTCCCTTTAAATAATGCCCTTGTAAGCTTTGATGCTTATTATGCGGTCAACAAAATTTTTCCGGGTAAACGAGGCTTTGAAATTACATACCCTCGTAAAATAAGTGATATGGTTTTGGGCGCTTGATCACCGCTCTCATTTCACAGAAAAGGATTATTTTCGGTCTTGCCTTTTCATTTTCACTTAGGAACATATTCGTTACTTTTCCTTCAAGAAACTTACCTTTCCCATGCACATACCTCCTTACACGGGTCAGAGAAAACTGTGCAAAATAAATGGTGAGCGCTTGAGACGCTTTGTTTCTCAATAAGGCGTGTAACCTGACAAGAGAGACTGAAAATGCCATTGAGAAGGCTTATAATGGGTCTTTCCTTCTCATTCTTGGTGTTTCGCCACCATAATGTGTCGAGGTTTAGAGTTAGTATTTCATTGTCTGATCGAGAGTAGCCGATTAATCCCGCGTGGGGGACACTAAAGATACCGCGATACGTCCAGCTTTGGGATTCCTTCCAAAGCCGCTACTAATCAAGGCTTCACTGTGAATTCAGAGATTTTACACAGTTCTTAAATGAATTAGCTCATTTGCCAGGCGTAGAAGGAGCCAGATGGTTTTCGCACAGCGATTACCGGTTTATATGCTCATGTACCATGATGTACAAGGAGTTCCTGAAGACGTTATTATGGCGTCTTTTGATATTTCGACTTACTTATAGTTTGTCGACTGCAAAGGTTTCAGTCGCTGAACCCGTAATCAGCGTAATCCCTGTCGATCTGAAGGACTTGCGTCCCAACGTTAGCTACTGACGTAGGTGAAACGGGGTTAGAATGTAATCAGAACAAGGTCATCTAAATCGTTAGAAGGCCTTTTTGTGCTTGCGTTTTACTGATCAGCCGGAATGTGCTTCCGAGCCTTCCGGTACGCAAGTTATCAATAATCTCCTTCGGGCGTTTCCCCAACGCCTATCCGACTTATCTTTTCATCTCCTTTATACCCCCTTTTCGGACGTTACCGATGCTTCGGATCATCGGGCTTCCGAAGGAGCTTATTGTACGTAAAAAACAAATATTGGAGGAATTTAATTTGGCTAAAGGTAAAAAAGAATACTCTTTTAAAAAGTGCACTGTAAACGTTGATGAAGATCAAATTATTGAGTATAAAAATGATGGCATACACATTCACTCATTATCTAAGTACTTAAGAGAAATTGAAAGCAAAACAGAACCGATTGATTTCACTTTAAAAAGCGACAGTGAAGTTGTACCTCAAGAAACTGAAGGACTCTCTGAGTAGGTGGTGACTGAATGACAGCTATTTTAAACCCTGTGTTGCACCGTGAAAAGGAAGAATCCTTTACTGACTACCACATCCGACTTTTTAAAAATAAAGATACTTATCACATTGATACTAAAACCATTGCCACTCTCTTAAACAAAGATCAAGGTACAAATTATGATGAGAGTAAATGGCGCAAGGATTATAAGCAATATGAACGATGGAATGATTACATAATGTCCAAGAATTTGGATGAAGAAATCCTAAGGAAATACGAAGAAGTGCGACTTCAATCTGAAAAGGAAAAGATTAGAACTCGTGATCAAAAAAGAGAATACAGAAAAAGTATAGCGAATCAAGCTCGCTTTGAAAAAATCAAGGATGATGTAGTCCAAGCTATTGTTAATTTAGAATCAAAAAGACCTCTACGTTTCACTTTCCCCCTCCCTGCTGCTGCTGAAAAGCATGGGCTTGCTTTATTCAGTGACTGGCACTTCGGAATGGAAATCGATAACCGCATCAATAAGTTCAATAAAGAAATATTCGATGAACGAGTTGAGCATCTCACAAACAAAGTAATTGAGTATGGAAAGAAGAATCATGTCTCCACATTACACGTTGCAAATCTTGGTGATTTAATTGGAGGTCTTATACATGTTTCAACAAGAGTTCAGGCTAATGAAGATGCTGTAGAGCAAATTAAATATGTGTCAGAAACGCTTGCTGAGGTGCTAGCTATGTTGGCCAGCGAGTTTCAAGAAATTAAGTTTTACAATGTAGCTGGTAATCCCGGTCGTCTCTCCCCTTCTAAGAATGATGTGGGAATAAAAGAAAACTTTGAATACCTCATTAATTGGTACCTCGAAGCTAGATTAAGAGATATTAAAAACATTTCCATTGAACCGGAACAAGATGGTTTTATCCCCGCTAAAATCAACAATCATGAAGTCGTATTTGTCCACGGTCACTATGATCGTGTTGATCAATGCGTAACCCGCCTACCTCAATTACTTGGCTATATCCCTTCTTACATATTCGGTGGTCATATTCATCACAACTTTGAAAAGGAATATGGCAGCACAACAGTTGTTGTAAACGGAGCGCTAGTTGGCGCTGATGATTATGCGATGCAGGGTCGCTTTGGAACGAAACCGTCTCAAAAGTTCATGGTCTTTGATGATGACGGTGTTGAAGCTACATACATTATTCGTTTTAAAAATGAAAACTAAAGGAGGAATCTGCTTGGATTTAGCAATGCATGAAGTGTATAACCTTCACTTGTATGATAGAAAAACTGAGGAATCTTTAGTTGATTTAACAACACTTCAAGATGTTGAAATTTTTTATAGTGATGAACATGAAACGTATTTGATTTTTGCAAAGAATGCTCTGCTAAATTTTGAGGCACTTAAATTTTTAGGTGATTATAAAGCTCCTACCTCCTTTGAATCAAAGTTGGGAAAGAAACAATATATTTCTGTTTTAACTGAGACGCCTAAGCATGAATTCAAACTATTGGCTGAAACTGTCGGTTCTCGCCCTGAGTCATCAGAGGCCCATAGAGTTACCTTAGAATTTAACAATGTAGAAATTATTTCTAGGGCTGAATTAAAAGGTGTTAACGGAGAAGTATCGGGTTTAGACTTGATTTTTAAAGTGAACCCAGTTGATAAAGAATTTTTTAAAATTCACTATTGATAAAACTTTAATTTTATTCAGATTGGAGTAGTGCAAGTGGCTGATTACAAAGAGATTTACGAGTCTTTCTGGAAGCAAATCATTGAAGATGAAACAGGAAACATTAACAAAGATCAACTAATGAAAGAGCTATGTGATTATAAGTATCTATTGGATTCTATTCCTGCTGTTTATGAAGAAGTGACTTGTAATACTGTAAGTAAGCCATTTGTTGATCCTATATATGTTATTGAGTCTCATAGAGAAGCATTTATAAATAAAAGAATTGCCCTAGATGATTTAAGAAACATGAGTGTGGCAGCAAAACACTATTCACCTTATGAGACAGTTGTGAGCCTAGGAGCTATTGAAGGTTTATTAAAGTAATACAAAAAAAACGATTGAGGATGAAGAAGAAAATGACGAATGAAGACTTTAAATATCTGAATAAGCACTTAGAAACACTTGCCCAACTCAAGCAGTCTGGATACAAATGTGATAAAGAGATATCTACTGTTATTAGTAAATTACATAAAATAATGGGGCTTGCATCAAAATCAAAAGTTAATTTTTACACTTTAGGTAGCAATGTTGAAAACGAAAACATTGCTGATTATAAAATAGGCGTAGATTTTCCAAAAGGAAATAGGTTGTTAATCGTTGATCCCCGGACAGACTATACAACAGTTTTACTTGTTAATGTTAAAGACTCCAAATTTGAAAATATTAAAAGAAGAATAGCCCCTCAGACATTCGGATATCAAGCAGACCTATTGGTTAAGATTTTAAAAGAAAAACGCCCTGACAAACTGTTGATTGATACATGTGGAATTGGTAAAGGGTTAATGGACATGGTGATTGAAAAGTTAAAAACACAAGATATCGAAATGTCTCCCAGTGGTGATTTGACCTATAGTTAAACACCTTTTTAGAACGCCCAGCGATGATTGCGGTACTCCCCTTCCGCTCTATTGCTGGGCGTTTCATAAAATGTGTTTACATCGACTTTATGGAGGTGAAATATGTCTACAGAGAAAATCAAATGCTCATGCTGCGGCAAAGAACAAAATACCAATCAATATTATATCTCGGAATCTCCTTTCAATTCTGCAACCGGCAAGCTGTCAGTATGTAAAAGCTGTCTCCAAAATGAATTCCAAAAAGACAAAGATAACTTAAAGAATGTTCAAAACATCTTAAGAATGATTGACCGTCCTTTTGTTTACGACTTGTGGGTTTCCGCTGTTAATGAATCAGAGTCCAAGAAAAAATCAGCTGGAAATGTGTTAGGCACGTACATGAAAAATATCGGAATGAAAGATTACAAGTCAAAAACTTGGGCAGACAGTGAGTTTGACTTTGAAGAAGAACAAGAATATACAACACAATTGTTACTAGCTAAAAGTACAGAAGATATATCTAAGGAAGACATAGATGAATTAATGCAATTCTGGGGTCGTGGTCTTGATGTTGAAGATTACATTTGGCTTCAGAATGAGTACATTGACTTCACGAATAGGTATGAATGTGATTCTAAAGGAATGGAACTTCTTATAAATGAAATATGTTTGACTCGGCTAGATATCCGCAAACGGCGTGAAAATGGCGAAAAAGTCGATCAGCAGCAAAAAACTCTTCAAGATTTACTTGGGTCAAGTAATTTAAAACCGGTTCAAGAAACTGGAGCAAGTGGAGTTGAACAAGAGTCTTTTGGCACTCTGATCAAAAAATATGAGAATGAGAGACCTATTCCTGAGCCAGAGCCTAGATGGAAAGATCCTGATAAAATCGGGAAATACATTAAGGTATTTTTCCTTGGGCATCTGTCCCGAATGCTTGGTTTGAAAAATCAATATTCAGAGGAATATTGGGAAGAAATGAATAAGCATACTGTTGAAGAACCTGTTGAAGAAGAAGAGGATCGAGAAAATGACCTCACATAAAAATTTTACAACAGATCGCAACAAGCACAGTCGAGGAATCAATATCTTTAAAAAGGGAAACAACTTTAAAAAGAAATCAAAATCTGAACGGTTAATGGATGGTATCGGCGCATGGACTTCTTTCTATAGAGCAAACCCACATCGGTTTGTAAAAGAATACTTGGGTATTACACTTAAATTGTTTCAATGTATTTTAATTTACATGATGGTACATAACCATTATTTTATGTACTTGGCCAGTCGTGGGCAGGGTAAAACTTGGTTAACCTCTGTATACTGCTGTGTGCAAGCCATACTCTTCCCAGGTACTAAAATAGTTATCGCATCGGGCACAAAGGGACAAGCTCGTGAAGTCATAGAGAAAATTGATGACTTACGCAAAGAATCACCTAATTTAAGGCGAGAAATTGAAGATTTAAAAACCTCAACAAATGATGCTAAAGTGGAGTTTCATAATGGCAGCTGGATTAAAATCGTAGCCTCAAATGATGGCGCCCGCTCCAAGCGTGCAAACCTCCTTATTGTAGATGAATTCAGAATGGTTGATTTTGAAATCATCAGTAAAGTACTTCGAAAATTCCTGACAGCTCCCCGTTCTCCTAAATATCTCGAAAAAGAAGAATACGCTCACTTAAAAGAACGAAACAAAGAAATTTACTTGTCTTCCTGCTGGTACAAGGTTCATTGGTCATTTAACAGATTCATAACTTACTATAATGCCATGATGAAAGGATCAAAATATTTTGTGTGCGGTCTCCCTTATCAGATCGCAATTAAAGAAGGCCTTTTGGATAAAGATCAGGTTAGAGATGAAATGGCCGAAGAAGATTTTGATCCTATCGGTTGGTCTATGGAAATGGAAGCTCTCTGGTTTGGTGAATCTGAAAAAGCTTATTTTAAATTTGAAGACATTGAAAAGAACCGCAAGCTTGCTTCCCCCCTCTTCCCCCCTGACTATTACAGTCTGATCAAGGATTCCAACTTCAAATATGAAGGCAAGAAACCAGGAGAAATTAGGCTGGTAAGCAATGATATCGCTGGAATGGCCGGTAAGGATAATGACGCCAGTGTTTACACTGTATTCAGACTGATCCCAAACTCCAATGGATATGATCGTCATATTGTATACATGGAGAGCATCGTAGGCGGTCACACAGGAACTCAAGCAACAAGAATTCGACAAATATACGAAGATTATGATTGCGATTATATTGTATTAGATACTCAAAGTATCGGACTTGGTGTGTATGATGCATTATGCCAGCCTCTTTATGATAAAGAACGTGCAAAAGAATATGAGCCATTTTCATGTATTAACGATGAAAGAATGGCTGAGCGTTGTACTTATCAAAATGCCGAAAAAGTAATTTATAGCATTAAAGGTAATGCACAATTGAACAGCGAAATTGCGGTATTACTAAAAGATGGATTCAAACGAGGAAAAATCAAAATTCCTATCAACGAAAATGAAGGAAAAGAATACCTGAAAAGATTTAAAGGCTATGAAGGGTTATCTCCTGAAGTTAAAGGAAAATTCCTTTCAAGCTATGCACAGATTACTCTTCTGATAAATGAAATGATCAACTTAGAAGCTGAGTATAGCGATAACGGACAAGTTAAGCTTAAAGAGCCAAAGAGCAAACGAAAAGACAGATATAGCTCAGTGGCTTATGGCAACTACATTGCCACAGTATTAGAAAGACAGTTAAACAAACAAACTGAATATGACGTTGAAGACGAACTAGTTTATTTTTAAAAGAAATGAGGTGAAACATGGTAACCTTAAATAAAGTTGACATTGAGTCTGAAGAGTATAAGCAAATGCTGAATGACTATTCAACTTATACTTCTACATTTGCTTCCGGCTTTATCTCAAATATGTTTTCCAATGGAATTGTTACGGAAATTGAGGCCGAACAATTAAAGAATTATTTTTCTAGCCCCGATGAATTTCAAGAAGAAATTGAAGATCTTGCGGAGTATTTTTATATTTCGACTGCAGAGATACACCAATTGTTCGAATTGATTGAAGCCCTCCCTACCCTCAACTATAAAATTGACTCCTTTAATAAAGTTAAGTCTTCAGATAAGCACATTTCTCTTTTGAATAAATCCTTACATAAGGTCAAACATAAAAGACTTACTAGGGATCTGTTAAAACAGGTAGCTACAGCTGGCACTCTTGTTGGTATATGGCTTGGGGATGCTAAGAACCCCTATCCGTTTATTTTTGATGAGATTAAATATGTATTCCCCTCATTTAGAAGAAATGGGGACTGGGTATGTGTTGTTGACATGGAGCTGTTCACTAAGTATAAAGATGATCACAGAAATGAATTGTTAAAAAGCCTCTCCCCTTATATTAAACAAAGCGATTATGAAAACTTCATGAAAGATCGAGAGAAATATCGATTTAAGGAATTGCCACAAGAAAGAACTTTTCCACTACGCACAGGGACGCTAAAAAGAAATCAAGGATTGGGAACATCTTGGGTTACCCCAGGTCTATATGACGTTCTCCATAAAAAGAAACTTAAAGATGTTGAAAGATCGATTGCAAATAAAATTATTAACGCTGTTGCAGTTCTAACGATTGGAACAGATAAAGGTAATGGCGAATACACAAACATGAAGCTGCCTAAAGCAGTTAAACAAAAAATTCATGGTGGCGTTAAAACAGCTTTGGAAAAAAACCAAAAAGATGGAGTAACTGTAGTATCAATCCCTGACTTTGCTGACATCAATTTTCCAGATGTTAAAGCAGATGGATTAGATGGTGCAAAATTTGATCATATCAATAGCGACATTCAGTCTGCTTACGGCTTATCCGGCTCCCTTTTAAATGGTGATGGAGGTAACTACGCTACTTCATCATTAAACTTGGATACATTTTATAAGCGTATTGGCGTTTTAATGGAGGATATTGAACAAGAGGTTTATCAAAAGTTATTCAACCTTGTTTTGCCAGCTGCCCAAAAAGACAATTACTATATGAATTACGATAAAGACAAGCCGCTCACTCTCAAAGAAAAAATGGATATCTTAATTAAATTAAATGATAAGGGATGGTCTATTAAGCACGTAGTTGATAATTTGGCAGGAGTGTCTTGGGAAAGTTACCTTGAACAAACTCTATATGAAACTGAAGAGCTGAAACTCCAAGAAAAAATTAGACCTTATCAAACTTCATATACCTTCACTGGGAATAAATCAGGTCGCCCAAATGAAGGAAATAAAAACAACGACAACACAGTGAAGTCAGCTACCTCCAACGGTAATGACAATCCTATCTAAAACTTCACTTTTGAAGGGAGGTGAAATTATTTGACAAAGAAGCAAAAGAAAAAACTATGTCAACTTCAATTAAATGAGATTAAAACATCAGATGATCCAACAAAGTTGTCATGTAGCTTTGTCATTTTTGATTTCGATGTCTCTCACAATAACGCAGTAATTTCTAAGGATGTTGCTCTTGAAGCTGCTTCAACAATTATTAATAAACCGATTGTTGCAAAATATTACGAGGTTGATGAATTAAATACTTCTACAGATGCATTGGGAACTCATGAAGCTTATCTAGACACGGACAAGCACGGAGAACTTGAAGTAAAAAGAGATACTGCTCCAATTGGAGTCTTTACATCTGAGGGATACATAACTGAAATTGAAACCCCAGAAGGTAAAAAAGAAGTATTGGCAGCAGATGCAATACTTTGGAGCTCCCGATTTAAAGATGCATGTGAACTTTTACTTGAATGGTATGGTCGGGGTATTAACATTAATACAAGTTGTGAGATCCTTTATTCAAATTACAGTATGCAAGATGGCATTGAACACCTACAGTCCCCTATCTATTTCGAAGGTCATGCAATTTTAAATTCTGAGAAACGTGGAGAGCATGACATTGTCCTCCCCGCTTATGATTCTTCCAAACTTCTTAGCTTTAATGAAATTCAACAATTTGAAAGATTAGTTGCTCAAGCAGCTACAAGACAAAATAATGAGGAAGGTGAAAAAATGAATAAGTTTAGAAAAGTATTTGAATTGTCTCATTCTGACGTTCGGACACTTCTTTATAACCAATTAGATCCAACCCTTGACAAGGAGTCAGCATCTTATATTGCAGATGTATATGATACATATTTCATCGTAAACGTGTATAGCTGGTCAGATGAAAATAGCTACGACAAATATTTTAAGTTCAATTACACAAGAACAGGCGATACTGTTTCAATTGATTTTGATAGTAAAGTCGAGGTATTCATGACACGTAACTGGGAGGAAGTTCTTCCTGAACCTATTCAAACACAACTTAACCAAAAAAATGAACAGATTAAAGATTTAACGAATCAAGTAAATCAAATCAATAAGAATAAGGCAGATATTGAACAGCAATTCAACACTGCTAGTGAAAAGCTTGTGCAATTAAATTCTGAAGTGGAACAATTGAAGCCTTACAAAGAAAAACACGAGAAAACTTTATTAGAGCAAAAACTAAATGAGAAAAATGAATTCTATAAAGCGAAATTTGAAGCTTTAAATGCTGAGGAAAAATTCAGTACAGAAGAAGTACAAAACCTTATCCATGCTTCGGTTAAACAAGATGAAGAAGGAGAAAAAGCTGTATTACAACTTAACACAATGTTAGTTGATTTAGTTAGTGTTCCTACTGAAACAAATACAACCATTAGAGAATTTTCAAGTAAACGGGAAAATTTAATCCCTAACGATGACTCTTTTGAATCACGCTTTTCACAATAAATTTTAAACTTGGAGGAATAAAATATGGCTACAAGATTACAAAAAGCCCTTACTGAAGTAGGTAATCATACTACTGGAAACTTGAATTCTTTAAAAATCAAAACAGTTGCTCACGGTGCAAAAGTGACTGGTTCAGACATTGATAACTTTATGCTTGTTGAACTTGGTTTTGATGCTGAGGGGAACCGTACAGCTTCGAAACTATCAGATAAAACAAAAAAAGCATATTTAATTGCATCTCCTGAAGCACGCTACCTTGGTGAATCAATGAGAGATTTTTATAACGGTGTAGGAGAACATGCTCGAATTGTTATCCTTGAGCCAGCTTATACCCGTTTTGATGTTTCTGCATTTTCATTTAATACAGGAGTGACTGAGGTTAAACAAGGTCAGGTAGCTCACTTTGATATTGCTACTCAAAAGTATATTCTTAGTGATCCTGCTTCACCTCATGAGGATTATGCTGATTCTTCTGCTAAGTTCCTAGTTGTAAATAATGAAGATGACCTTGTTTACACAATGGGACAAAAGCTTGTTCGCCTTGAAGTAATCGAGGCCTAATACATAACAAATAAATTTCAATAAAAGGAGTATTTTAAATGAAATTAGATACTGTGAAAATCAAAGGCTTGTTTAGCCGTGTATTAAATAACAAAATGGACGGTACAGACCAAGCTGATATCCAAACTTACATTAAGAAAGTGTTTGGTGATGGCGGTACTACACCTGACCCTTCCATGCTCCATCAATTTAATAACCTTGTCGTTGAACAAGCTGATGAAATTGCGAAACCAAAAGTAACACAGCTCCTCTCCCTTCTGGCCAATGTCCAACAAGAAAAACGAGGCAATATTAAAGAAATTAAAATTCCAAAAAAGAATAAAGCAAAAGTCATTTGGTCTGCTACAGGCTCTGGTGTTGATTTAGTTCGTGTTGAAGGGCAAGAAACAGTTCCTGCTGTTCCGAAAACTATGTCAACAGGTTTCTATTATGAACCCCTAGATCTGGTAACAGATTCAATTGTTTACTTCAATAAATTGGTGAATGATATTGCAGATGCTAAAGTCCGCTTGTACCTCGATAAAATTCATCAATTAACTGCAAGCGCAATTACAGCTGGTAAAATCCCTGCAAAAAATGTTCAAACAGGCTCAAACCTTACTCTTCAACAATACAACAAAGTAGCTTCCGTGCTTCAACGTTATGGTGGAAAACCAATCTTCGTCGCTGACACTCTTCTCATTGACTACTTCGCATTCCAACAAGGAACAGACTCCACGTTTAAGAACTTCTTAACAGAAGAAGTTAAAGGAGAACTCCTCACTGCCCTAAATCCAACTACAATCGGCAGAACAACTGCTGTTAACCTTACTAACCCATTTACAGATGATACAAATAGTAAAGTCGAACTTCCTGTCAACAAAGGTTATATGTTTGCAGGTGGAGTTTCACAGAAACCATTTTCTGTTGTTGAGTATGGTGGACTACGTCAATTGACAGAACAAGACATCGAAGATGAAAGAATCAAAATGAAAATTGTTCAAGATGCTTCTGTTAACCTTCTTTTTGGAGAAGCAATCGGAATTATTGAAGAACAAGCTGCAGTATCTATCTAAATCAAAATATAAGGATTTTTTAGGAGGATATAAATTTGACTGAAAAAATTAAGTTAGCACGATACAGAAGTACATCTTATTTTGTTGGGTATACCGGCGATGGTGGACATAAACAATACACTTGGGCTGGTAGTAAAAATGGTAAGGCTGATATTAAAGAAGTTCCAAAAGAAGTTGTTGAATGGCTCACAATGAACAGCGTTTGTTTCGATAAAGGTGAATTAGTTATTGTTGAAGATAATGAGACAACCAAAGAAATTAAAGATTCTATTGTTGAGTCGGAGGCTTATGAAAATAACATCCATACCAAAGAAGAAATTGAAAAGATGATTAAATCGGGAAATATTGCTCAACTAAAAAATAAGCTCGATAAAATCACAGTGGATTCTGAGAAGCAATTTATTATTGACGTTGCTTCAGAATTTAGCGATGACATTGCTGCAGGCAAATTAAAAGTTTTGGCTGATTGGATGGGAGTCGCTGATCCTTCCCTTCTCTTTGACTAAGAGGAGGGATTTTTATGACATCTTATGATCAAATATGGGAAACCTTTTTAAACAACTGCGAGACGTCCGATTTTGATGTTCCTCAAGAAGAAGAGGACATTTATAAATCAATTCGAAATGCAATCCTTCATTTCAATAACAGGCTCAGAGACAATTTAAGAGCTGATGATTCAACAGAAACTGTAAATAGGGAATTATCGGAGGATGATCTTCTTATTCTTGCACATTTCTTGAGATACATCTTTTTGCTAAATAAAAAGACATTGTTTGAGAATACGTGGCAGCCATTCACTAATGACGTGGGGATTAAAAACTTTGGCACACAAATCAATTCCCTTAAACAAAGTGTAATAGATCAGAAAAACGAAATTGAACGTTTGATATTGAATGCTGCGGTGGATTATCTATGAGTACAATTAAAGTTAAATCTGCAAATAAAGATGGACAAATAAAGCTTGAGGACTTAGATGTTTTTTGCAATAAACTGTGTAAGAGAAACAATTCAGTCCTTTTCAAATTGGAGAAATACCTTAATAAAAAGCTACTAAGTGATCCTGAACTCACAGAGATCAGGGACACTATTTTAACAGTAAGTGGGGAGTTAAACAGACTTAAGTATAACTTAGTAACAGACGGTGATTCAATTGAAGGACTACAGTAATTACCACAAGGTTAACATTAATAATAAACTTCTTCATGATGGTAAGCATATTTTCCAACAAGGTCTTAAGGGGTTTGAATCTGAAAAAGTCACAATTGATGGAATCGAAAAAATAGTTATGATCACCTCTAAGTACTCTAGTGGCGATGGTTCTGCAAGATATATATTAGGTGAAATTGCTGACATTTATCGTGGCGGAGTTGTTAAGTTTAATGATGAAACATGGCTCATCACCTCCCACCCTCTCAGTAATAAGATTTACAAAAAGGCTGAGATAAAAATATGTGGAACATCATTTTTTCTTACTTCAGAAGACAAGCTAATCGATACTGGCAAAATTAACGAAATCACTGGTAAGCCAATTTATGAAAAAGTACCTGGCGAAAAAACTGAAGTCCCCTGCATATTCGAAAGGACAACTTCAATAAATGGCACTGAATTGGCGGTAAATCTTCCTGATGGTCAAGCAAACATTACAATTCCTTATCTTGTTCATGAAAAATTGAAAATCGGACTTACCCTCACCTTCTTTGGCGAAGATTATCAAGTCGATGATATAGACTATTCTAAAGTTTATGGAGACCACGGAACAATAAAATTGGTTGCCAAAAAGAAAGTTGGTGAAAAGACATGAGCATGACTGTTGAACAGATGACAAAAGTCTTCAGATTAGTTATGGATGATGTTGAACTGAATCGGCTCTTGTATTACAAAACTGATCCTCTCTCCCCTTCTCATCCAGATGTTCAATCACTCGAAAATTATTATGACTCCACAAATGACTCTCCCGCTATAATCAATACCATATTCAAGCGAGCACCTAAAACAGATGATCTATCGGATTCACCATTATGTAGGATGTGTATTTATTTAGGGAATGCATTGCCTAAGCCGACAAACCAAAGCTTTATGTTGTTAAATCAAGAATTGATGATCGATGTATACACACACATTAATACATTTGAGATATCTGAGTATCGAAGTTTGAAAATCATCGACAGGGTTTCAAAATTATTTTTCAATAAAAATATTGCTGGTTTTGGTGTAACAGTAGATTATAAACGTTTGCTTATTAGTAATCCCCCTGACGGATATTTGGGCTACAAGATGATCTTTACTTTTGGAGCAAGTAAATGAATGAGTTAAAGGATTTCTTTTTCTTAGGAAAACCGATCCAGACTGAAATAGGAGAGATTGATTTCATCCGCTTAAAAGATTATCCTCTCTACACCAAAGAACTAAGCATGTTGAGGATGAATAAGAAAAGTCTTATTAAAGAATATTCAAGGTTTAATGAGGATGGCTCGCTTGACCCATTTATTATTGAAATGAAAAAGAGAGATCTTTATGAAATTGTACATTCGGTACTTCCTGATTTTCACGAGGCTTATTTCAAAGTTTTTTCAAAAGTATTGATAAACAAGGATTCCCTATCGTTGATTGGAAAACATAATTTTCCCCGTCTCCGAAAACTAATACTAGACATGCATTGTATCACTGAAGACAAGGTCGTTGACAATGATGAACTTCAGGAGTTCCATGATATAAGTAAATCACTCAAGCAACAAGATTCTCAAAGTGATTTAAAGGATATAGTAAGCTGTGTTGCTGCATTTAACGGATACACGTATGAAGAAATATCTGAAATGACGATGTATCAACTATATTTGTCGTTCTACAGGATGGCTGAAGTTATGAATTATAACACAACCACACTTTTTGCTACCGTCTCTCCTGATGTCAAAGTAAGTGATTGGAGCAGTCACATTAATCTTTACAAGGAAGAGTCTTATCACCTGAGCACTAAAGATGCTAAAAATATCGAGCAATTATTTGGAGGCTAATTAACTTTAGTCTCTTTTTATTTTTATTTAGGAGGAAACAATTTGGCAAAACAAACAGTAATCCATGAAGTTGGAAAAATTACAGCTAAACGTCTGAGCGATAATAAGGTTATTGCTTCAGGTGTTACACAAATGACTCAGTTTTCCCAACAAGTTCAACAAGACTTTTTAAAAGGCGGATGGGGTAACCGAGACCTGTATGTTATTAATTCAAGTAAAGAAGTATCGGGTAATGTCCGAAATGCTTTCTTTGATCTTGATTTCATGGCAATGCAGCAAGGCGTAAAAATTGAAAACGAAACAATTTCTGTGTGGGAAGATGAAAGCCTAAATGTTAGTGATACTGGTACAGTTACCCTTTCATATCTCCCATTGTCTAAAGTTTCATTAACTAACGAAGATGGAGATCAAATTGAAGTTGACGCTGCATCTAAAACAGTTACTGTGCCTGATACCTTTGCAACCAAGGGTGAAGCTTTAGCAGTTCATTATCAAATTGAAGTTGAGGCCGAGATTGTTGAAATTAACGGTGAAAAATTCTCTGAGAATTACTACTTTGAAATTCACACAATTGAATACGATCCTAAGACTTCAAAAATCTACAGTGACCTTTATATTCAGCTCCCTAAAGTAAACTTCTCTGGTGAAGCAGATATGTCGTTTGAAGCAGGAAATGCATACACTCCGGAAATCGGCTATCGAGCCCTTGCTGATCATAACGGAAAAATCGGTAACTTTGCTCGTGTGAAACGTAAAGCTGATGGGACAAAGGGCGTTGTCACTAGTGATGAAGGAACTGGCTCATCTCAAAGTTCAGATCTTGGCGGAACAACTGAATAATTAAGGAGGCGTTTATTATTGCTTTTTTAAACCAGGACGGTGATAAATACACCTCTGCAAAAGATGATGGGACAGGTAATCCCATAACAGCTGTATCAATTGAACGTTCCACTGTCCCCTTGGAGGTTGGTCTCAATAATGACCAGCCTCTTAATGTTAATGTGGCCAACACTGCACTTGATGTAAATATAACTAATACGGCTTCTGTCCCTGTTTTGGTTAAAAACACTGCAGCAATTAAAACCCAAGTTCAAAAATCCTATTCTGAATTTGTTGTTACTGATGCTGATACCGTAGCTACAGGTGCAACTAAGTCTTATACAGTTGATCTAATCGATTCACTTGGTGTTTTCAGAACTTATGGTGTTGCTATGTACACAACTCAAACAGACAGCTCAAACAGCAAAGTTTTAGCAAGTATTTATTCCGTACCGAAAAACATCCCATTTTATTCTGCAACTACATCAGGTAATGATAATTCTGTTCTATTCAACAGCATTGCTTTTGTTCAGAATTACCCCTTACAAAAACAATTAACTTTCACTGCTCCAAAAATACATCTGACAGTTAAAGCAGCCGGTACAGTTGATCTAACTGGGTTAAAAATCGTTGTTTGGGGGATGGAATAATGACATTTGATGAAGTATGTGGTCTGTTCAAACAATTTGATGGTTTGGAACAAAAATTCCTATTGCTATCAGATGGTTCCTATATCAGTGTTGATGATTTCAAGCAACGGTTTGAAGGCGACTTCAATGAATACGAACCTTTAAGTTCGCTTCAGTCATCCCCTTCTTCTACTCCAGCTTGGGAAGTTATATGGAATAAGCTACAAGAGGATGGGCTTTTTGAATAAGTCCTCCCCTCTTGTTTTTCTAGATAAAAGACAGTTTTTATTCAAATTAAGGAGGTGGAGTTGTTGACAGAAACGACTGAAAATGTCGTAGTTACGATTCCAGACAAGACTTCATTTACATTTCATGAAGCAACAACTTCCCCATCAGAAGGTGAAGAATTTGTAGTGAGTCATTTTCGGGAACTTACTGTTAAGATCTCTGGTTCCTCTACTTCCCGGGAAGTTAAATTCTATGCAGTCGATGAAAACGGTGAAAAGACTGCTTTAAGTGGCACCAACAAAACTGATTTTCAACTCGCCAGCAGTACATTGAACACAAATGAATATTGGGACTTTGATATTGCTGGACTGTTTAAAGTAATGTTTGAAGTTTCCGCAGTTAATGGTGATGTATCTGTTAAAGGAAATGCGGTGAGCTAATGAGTAGCAGTAAATTTGTTGGTCAATTAAAACAAAACAATGAACAAATAAACAACCTAAAGGAAATCACTACACAAGCCGAAAAGCATATGGTTGTTCACGAACAAAAGCTCACTGAAATAGTTGATGAATTCATAGAGAAACAAAATTATGAATTGAAGAGTCATACAGAAAATAAAAATAACCCTCACCAAGTTACTAAGGATCAGTTAGGCCTAGGAAAAGTATTAAACATTGAGCAGGCAGCTAAATCAGATTTTGACTCCCATACCGCAGATACTATTGTGCATATTACAACCACTGAAAGAAATTCATGGAACGCCAAAGAAACAACAGCAGGATCTCAATCAAAAGCTGATCAAGCACTTGCTAATGCAAAAGCTTACACTGATACCCATGCCAGCAATAAATCTAATCCACATGGTGTTACTGCCTCACAAATCGGACTAGGAAATCTAACTAACGATAAGCAGGCTACAAAAAGTGAATTTGATTTGCACGCTGGCGATACAACTAAACATGTTACCGCTACTGAAAGAAATTCATGGCTTTTAAAGAGCGATATCACTTCCTCTGTTACCAGTGGGGATACTTCCAAAGTATTAAACGGAGAAGGCGCAAAATTACTTAATGATAAGATAACCGAATTACAGAATGAGGTTTATTTAACTGATTTATTAAGTGTTACTACAGGTGAAGTCACTTTAAAAGATGACATAACAAAGTACAAGAAACTTCTTGTTGTAACTGGAGGAGTTTCAACTGGGGATGTTAGAACGTCATTAGTTAGATGTTTCTACACGTACACCTTCAGGCCTCTGACCGACACAATTAATGTATCTACTTCTAGGGGGAAATTCTCTGCCAGCATTACTTCAAATACTTCAATAAGCATTACACAAGCAGATGATGCCTTAAGATACATTATTGGTTTGAAATATTGAAAGGAGGGTTTGCTATAAACGTTTTTATTATCGATAAAATAACGAAAAAAATTATAAAAAGAAACATTGGCTTGCCTGATGACAGCAATAAAGAACTCTCTTCCTACTTTGATAGTAATGAATATGATTTATCAAAACACTTTTTTGCAACCGGAGAAAATTTAGAGGAAGGCTTTTATAAGATTGTAAATGGTCAGGTAGTTGCTAAAACCACTGAAGAGTTAATTGCTGATAAAGTCATCCCACCAACTACGGAAACACATCCTGAGCCAGTGTTAACCATTGAAGATTTAAAAACCCTGAATGATGCGTTAGGTAAGCAATTGGTATCGGAAAAACTAAAAAATACACAATTAGAGAACAAGCTTTCCAATCTTGGAAAAACTGTTGTTTCTATAAAATTAGGAGTGTTATAAAATGACTGATTTTGAATTTTGGGAAATGGCATACCGGTATGAATGGGCAACTAAAGATGATCTAAAAAAGGCTGTAGAACTTGGAGATATCACTCCAGATGAATATAAAAAGATTACTAATGAAGACTATGTAGCTGCTTAAGAAATATTATATGGAGGATATTAAAGGAGGAAATAAGATGACATCAAAGAAGTTGAATTTAGGTTTAATTGAGGAGAGCGTCAGTAAATATGACAAGAAGGAAAAAGTCCAATTAACTGATGACGTACATGTATTTATTTATCCATACTTCTCTCCTTCTCGATTGACAAAAATGTTATCCGGATTGATTTCTGATCAAGAAGAAGCAAAAAAAGCAGGGATTAAATCATTTAAGGATATAAATCAAGTTCAATGGGCATTCTTTTCACTAGTTAAAGAATTTACGGACTTGGGCATTCCAAATGACATTAAAAATAAAGTCAAATGGTATCTTAAACTTGTAGATTCAGAGTTCTTCCCTTTGATTATCAACAGCTTCCCTAAAGAGAGTTTAGAAAAACTGGGTAAAGCCACTGTTATGCTGCAACAAAACATAGATGAGTTATCAAAAAAATCTCAGGAAGAAGCAAATAATCTTATTCTTCAAAAGGTCGAAGAGATTGAAAGCAGCGCTGATCCACTGTAATGGTGAAAAACATAAAAGAAATCAAAGCAATGGTTGAACAAGCTGCAATTCAGTCTATACATAAATCTTCCTCTAACGTTAAGCAAGTCATGACGAAAACAGGTCAAGATCATGTTGAAGAAGATGTTTACGGCACCTATAGCCCCCTACTTTATGAACGTACAGGAAAGCTTAAAGACGCTTTTATAACCACCAACGAGAGTAACGGGGTATCCTTGGACAATATTAGAGAAGATGATGGGAAAGATGTTGCTACAGTCATTGAAACCGGACAGGGGTATACATACCCTGATTCATATGGATATGGCTACGGTAAACCTCGTCCTTTTATGAAGAAAACCTCTGAGACACTAAAAGATGGACGATTAACTGCAGCGCTAAAAAAAGATTTAAAGGCAGATGGAATTAAAACAGACTAATGGCGGTGAATTAATGGCCAAATCAATTGAAAAGAATATGCTCAGATCTCGAGCAATAAAACTCCCCGAGGTCACGGAATCAATGTGGGAGCAAGTAGATGAAGAGCACAGAAACTTGGTTCAAGAGTTTTTAGATGCTCATTCATTTAGAGATAAAACACGAAAGCAGTATTACTCCTCCCTTCGCCAATTCTTTTGGTGGGTACATACCTCTCTTAACGGGAAAAAACTTTATAAGATCTCAAAGCGTGATTTCATTAGGTATCAAAGTTTCTTAAAGAATCGTGGGATGTCTTCAAGTGGGATTGCTTTAAAAAAAGCCGGTGTATCATCGTTAAATAATTATATCGAAAATGTTGTTGCAGAAGATGATCATAATTATGAGAAATTCAGAAATTTCACCCGCGGGCTTCCAGCTATTCCTAAAACCACTACCTATGAAAAAGTTAAAGTTACATATGATGATTATAAACTGATGATGGACGCCCTAAAAGAGGACGAAAATTATTTGGGGATGGCATGGCTTGCTACTGCCTTTAATGTTGGCGGGCGAAGAGCAGAACTCATACAGTTAAAAACAGAAATATTAGATTACCCTGTTCCAGAGGGTCAGTCATACGTGATGAGTCATAAGGTATTTGGAAAAGGTAAAGGTGAAGGAAAACCTCTTGAGTACATGATTAACACAGAAGCACTGGAGTATCTTCGTTTATGGCATGAAAAACGTGGCTATGATCATGAATACCTCTTCACTACTCAGTATGGCGGAGAGCCTAAACAGATGTCAGAGTCTTGGGCTGATTATTTTTGCTCTGATGTGTTATCAGACATCCTTGGTCGACGTATAAACCCCCACCTCTTTAAAGCTTCGTGCATCACTTATCTCCTAGAAGTTAAGAAAATCAAAATTGAATTGATAAGCAAATATGTAGCTCATCATGAAGATGTCTCAACAACAATCAAGCACTATGATTTACGGGATTTTGAAGAAGAAAAGAATCAAATATTTGTTTAGTTAAAATCCCTCTTTTATTCAGAATCAAGATTCCTCTTTTGAGGGATTTTGCTTATGTATGAAAGCTTTGTAAAGATTCCTACTTTAATTTTCCCATTTATGCCCGATAATCACTTTGAGGTGATTTTGAAATGAATAGTGAAACAATAATTGAAAAACTTCTGTCGCTTGATACTGACCAGATGATCCAATATATTGAAATAGACTTAGGATACCGGAATAAAACTGTTGACAGTCGAAAAGAGATTCTGGATTCATTGAGAGGTATTGATAGTGACTCATTAATTTTTATAGAAGCAAGACTTGAGAATCTTCAAAAACAATTTGATCACACTAAACATTTACCATGGATTTTGGCAATTTGGAATATAGCTATCGGGCTATACCAGACGTTATTTAAGTCTTATCCTCTTTTAAATACTTTACTGGTTGCTGGTGCAACACTTGCATTTTGGTGGGCATACTATAAAGACAGAAAAAAGTTATTGGCAGTAAATTATCTGAGTGATTTGCTTGGAAGGATAAAGAAAGAAAAAGGATAATACTGAATGATCTTTATCAATTCTTTTTATTAGCTTTTATATGGGAAATTCCCTAAGACATCAATCCGTATAAAGAGAAACACAGAACTATTACATAAAATAAGAAAGAGGAACGCTTAATGCATTCCTCTTTTCTTTGTTTAAAGAATTCTGCTGCTAATTCGCTACGGGCCTTTTACTTTTGAATAATCGTATGATAAAGGTGAACGCCGATGAACAAATCAAGCTAACTAACAACAAATTTAAAATTGAAATGGCTTGTAATCCATCAGTGTTTAATTGGAACCCGAAAAACAAAGCGAAAAACAGAAAAGACAATGTGAAGGATTTAGAAAGAAAAAACTGTTTCATAAAATATCACCTCCTTTGTTTATTTTACGCTTGTTTTCTTATAAACTGTTCCTTTTTTATTGCCTGTTAAATAAACTTTGATATATTGATCTTGGACTACCAAGCCATAACCATTAATTTCGAGACCAAAGTGGAAATTTCCTCTTCCGTAAACCTCAGCGTAATTAGATCCTTTTTTATATGTGCTCTTTTGCCAGTTGGAAACTTGCCAGATGGATAAGAAGCCTCTTGTATACCAGGCATCATTTAACTTCGGTTTAACATCGGTACCATTATATTGGAAATACCCCTTTGTCTTAACTGTGAAAAGCTTCATATTTAAAAAGTTTTTGGCCGTATAGCTATGTGTGTATGTTTTTGTGTTTTTGTATTTTGCTGCTGCTATTTCAACATCAGATGAAGTTGGTGGTGTTTCTTCTTCGATGGTAGACTCAATGAAGTAAACTGGAGTATTTGTGAATGTAACGGAGATGTTTTCGTTAAGTTTGTGTGTGGTGAATTGACCTATATCAACGTTTGATTGGATGTACTTATCAATATCAAGTTCTTTTTTTGTGTTGTCAACATTCGGTAATATTGTTTTGCTGTTAGTTTCAACATAATATTTTGTCAAAGCCTTTTCGGTGAATTCGTTTTTAGAATTGAACTGATCTACTGCATTTTCTAACTGTTCTTCATCTTGAGGATTAGAGATTTTTAGTGTAACTAAAAGCAAATCTTGATATTCTTGAATTGAATTGATCTCATTCTTTTCGCTTGCACTTGCTGTTTTACTCCCAGTGGCAAATGTGAAAGATGAGAGAATTAACACGAAACCCAAAATAGAAAAAAGTGTCTTTTTAAATTTCCCCATAGTTAACAGCTCCTTTTTTGATTGATAATAGAGCCTTCTATGTTGATTCAACCTGTTGTAGGCATTTTATAATACGTCCCTCCTTTCAATTAGAACCATAACATATAATCTATGTCCAATTCCATACATTTTATCAATTTTAAGGTAATATTATTTGCTCATAAGTGAATGACATCCAAAAATCACAATAGGACATATAAACTATTCCCTTTCTAGTGAAGGGAATTTAATATTGATATATTAGAGAGCCATTTTTATAACAATAGATAGCAGGTAAAGGCACGTTCTATTCATCCCACTCTGTTCTAAACTTTTGGCAACAGTGGTATAATGTAGGAAAATGATACCGGCGGTGGTTGAATGGGATATAAGTTAATGGCTTATGGTGGCTATTTTTTATTCTGTCTTTTCTTTTTGTTAATGGATGGCTGGAGAGGCATGGGAATTTGCTTAATAATTGCAGGATTAGCTCTATTAGCACTTGAGCCCTATAAAATTAAAGCCCAAAAAAATATAGATAAACTAAAAGAAAATGCGGAAACACTTAAGCACTACGACAGTGGTTTTAATCCAGACAATTTCTTTAATACTTACAAAACTAAAATTGCTTTTAAAGAATCTGATTCTCTTGTGAAAATATATCAGCTTAATAGAAATGAACACATTGAAGAATACACAATCCCTTTTTCTAATATTATTGAATCCGAAATTACTTTGGACAATCAAATAATTTCTAAAGTATCAAAATCGGGAATTGTAGCTGGTGGCCTGTTAGCTGGAGGCATTGGAGCTGCACTTGGAGGGTTGTCTGCCTCTTCAATACAAAATGAAATGGTCAAATCCGTCACGCTAAAGATTACTGTTGAAGACCTAAGTAAACCTATCCATTACATCGATTTTCTCCCCACACAAGAAGTTGAAGGGTATAATACTCAGGGGTATAAGAAAGATAGCAATATTATTCAACAAGCACTTAAGAATGCAGAATATTGGCATGGTGTTATGGATGTAATTATTAAGAAAGCAAACAAAGTCGCTCAATAACTGAGTGGCTTTTTTCTTTGTCCTCTCCCCTACTGAAAGGAAGTGATTCTTACTTGAGTCAAAACCTCAAAATTATACTAACCCCACAAGCTGATACCTCATCTAAAACTGTCGAACAGTTAAATCAGCAAATTAAATCTCTGGAAAAGAAACTCAACTCCCTCAAGCTCAATACGAATATTGATTCTACAACCTTAAAAGCTCTGCAAGAATTCTCCTCTGCTGTCGATGCATATCAGAAAAACCTAAAATCCTATAATCAAACAGTTAGAGAAACCTCAACAGTAATTAAGAATGCTGACGGATCGGTTGAAAAACTCACCCAGCAATATAAGAAGAATGGTGAAATACTTCAACGCGAAACGAAAATAATCAATAATCGCAATACTGCTCTAAAGCAAGAAACTCAAGAGGTTAACAAGCTTACACAGGCCACTGAGAAACTAGGACAGGTTCAAAAAAAGACTGTGCAGAGAAATCTGCAAGGACAGTCAACAAAGGTTGTGCAGAAAAATCGTCACGGGTTCGATGATATTGTTTATACAACTGATCCTAAAACTAATTCGACTTCTTCAAAAACTACAACTAATTATGACCAACAAAGGAGAGCAATTGAGCAGCTTAAGCAAGATCTAGAGAAGCTTAGACAGCAAGGTATTGTTACTGATACGACCATCTCATCTCTTGGCCGAAAAATAAACACAGCTCAATCCGCTCAACAAATTGAAGCACTGCAAAATAGGATAAGGATGTTAGATGATAAATCTGCTGCAGTTGCGAAGAACAACGAATTAAAGAAAACCATTGAATTATATCAGCGACAGGCACAAGTAAATGTCCAAAACCTAAATACACGGTATGGCAGTTCAATGGGCTCTAGTAATAGACAAGCTGTTCAAGATTATTTGAATGCAGTAAATAGTCTTAATGTAAGCACTGGAAGCAATAATGTCAGATCACAAATTCAAAACTTGAATATGCAATTTAGAGAATTAGCCTCCAGCGCTCAAGCAGCTGCTAATCAAGCCTCTTCTTTTGGAGCAGAACTAACCCAAACCTTCAAAAGCATGTCCACCTATTTAATCTCCGGTTCTTTATTCTATGGGGCTATCTCTGGACTTAAAGAAATGGTATCCCAGGCAGTTGAAATTGATACGCTCATGACAAATATCCGCCGTGTTATGAATGAGCCGGACTATAAATATAATGAACTTCTCCAAGAATCTATTGACTTAGGTGATACACTTTCAAATAAAATCACAGATATTCTCCAAATGACAGGCGATTTTGGGAGAATGGGCTTCGATGAAAGTGAACTCTCCACGTTAACGAAAACTGCTCAAGTTCTTCAAAATGTCTCCGATTTAACTCCCGATGATACAGTTAATACTCTTACGGCAGCAATGCTCAACTTTAATATTGCAGCCAATGATTCAATATCAATTGCAGATAAATTAAATGAGGTTGATAATAACTATGCTGTTACAACACTCGATCTAGCGAATTCTATCCGGAAAGCAGGTTCAACTGCTTCTACATTCGGGGTCGAGTTAAATGATCTTATTGGTTACACAACCGCAATTGCTAGTACAACACGTGAATCAGGGAATATCGTCGGTAACTCTCTAAAGACAATTTTCGCTCGAATTGGGAATAATCAAAGCTCAATTAAAGCGTTAGATGAAATCGGTATTTCTGTCAAAACAGCTAGTGGAGAAGCTAAATCAGCAAGTGATTTAATTAGTGAAGTTGCTGGTAAGTGGGATACTCTTACTGATGCTCAAAAGCAAAATACTTCAATTGGAGTAGCTGGTATTTATCAGTTATCCCGTTTTAATGCAATGATGAACAACTTCTCTATTGCTCAGAATGCGGCAAAAACTGCAGCTAACTCTACGGGAAGTGCATGGAGCGAGCAACAAAAATATGCTGATAGTCTACAAGCTAGGGTAAATAAGCTTCAAAATAACTTTACTGAATTTGCTATTGCTGCTTCAGATGCTTTTATTAGCGATGGATTAATTGAGTTCACTCAAGCAGCAGGTTCTTTACTTAACGCTTCAACAGGAGTAATCAAATCAGTTGGGTTCCTACCCCCCCTTTTAGCTGCAGTAAGCACTGCAACCCTTTTGCTCAGTAAGAATACCCGCACATTAGCCACCACCCTAATTTTGGGCACACGTGCAATGGGGCAAGAAACTTTAGCAACTGCTGGGCTAGAAGCTGGTATGACTCGTGCAGCAGTTGCCTCAAGAGTTCTAAAAACTGCTCTTCGAGGGTTGCTTGTTTCAACATTAGTTGGCGGTGCGTTTGCTGCTTTAGGATGGGCGCTAGAATCATTAATTTCTTCTTTTGCAGAAGCTAAAAAAGCTAAAGATGATTTTGAGCAGAGCCAGCAAACCAATGTCGAAGCAATTACGACCAATAAAGACTCCACTGATAAACTAATACAGCAATATAAAGAGCTTCAAAAAGTTAAAGAGTCAAGATCTTTAACTTCAGATGAAGAGCAAGAATACCTTCAAGTCACTCAGCAATTAGCACAAACATTCCCTGCATTAGTTAAAGGCTATGATTCTCAAGGAAATGCAATTCTTAAGACAAATAAAGAGCTTGAAAAAGCGATTGAGAATACTAAAGAGTATTTGGCTTTAAAGAAACAAGAAACAAGAGACAGCGCAAAGAAAACATTCGAAGACGCTTCTAAGGAAATTAAAAAGTCTAAGGATGAACTAAAGCAGTACAAACAAATAGCTGATTACAACGATAAAGGTAGACCTAAATGGGATCTCATTGCAGATGACGATGACTATAAGGTTGCAGCTGATAAAGCTAAACAAAGCATGCTCAAAGCTCAATCTGACATTGAGAGTGGAAATGCTAAAGTTAAAGATAGCGTCCTTTCAATTGCAAATGCTTATAGTTCAATTGATATCAGTAATACTTTAAAGGCAAGTATTAGTGATGTTGTCAACAAACTTAACTTAAAAGATAATTTAGATCCTGAAGAATTAGAAAAATTCTCCTCTTCTTTAGGAAATCTTCAAGAAAAAATGCAAAAAGCTTTAGATTCAGGCGATGAAAAAGCTTTCGATAATGCAAAAAAAGATCTTCAAAGTCTCTTAGAAACATACTCTAAATCCGATTCCTCTATTGATGTTTTTAAAATGAGCTTCGACAAAGCACAGAAGAACATAAAAGATGGAGATAAGAGCTTATCTTCCGTTAAATCTGAAGTTGGCGATTTGGGTGAGACGCTGGCAGAAGCAGGTAACGAGGCAGAAGATTTTGGTAAGAAGCTAAAAGAAGCTCTGGATGCAAATAGTGTGGATGATATTAAGGCAGCTATTAAAGAAATGTCAGATGCTATGCAGTTTGATTCCGTTCAAGATGCCTTAAATGGGGATATTTTTAATAACACCAAAGATCAAGTGGCTCCTCTCAATGATCTTCTAGAAAAAATGGCTGAAGGTAAAAGCATTTCTGCAAATGAAGCTAATACCCTTATTCAAAAAGATAAGGAACTTGCCAAGGCTATTAGCATCGAAAATGGCGTTGTGAAAATTAACCGTGATGAAGTTATCAAACAAAGAAAAGTTAAACTTGATGCTTATAACGACATGGTTACCTATAGCAATAAGTTAATGAAAACAGAAGTTAACAACGCTATCAAAACCTTAAACGCTGATACTTTACGGATTGACAGCCTAAGAAAGCTACGAAAAGAACGTAAGCTTGATATGTCTGAGGCTGAACTTTCAGACCTAGAAGTTAAGTCAATTAATAATGTTGCAGATGCAAAAAAAGAACTTAAAAAGCTTGAAGAGAAAATGCTTCAACCTGGTGGGTACTCCAATAGTCAAATTGAAGCAATGCAAAGCGTTAAATCAGCTTTAGAATCTTATATTTCAGCATCTGAAGAAGCCGCCAGCACGCAAGAAATGAATAAACAGGCACTTGTTGAAGCTGGAACATCTTTGGAGAATTGGACAGATCAACAAGAAAAAGCCAATGAAGAAACCAAGACTTCTATGTATGTTGTTGATAAATACAAGGAAGCATTAGAAAAAGTTAATGCTGAGATTGACAAGTACAACAAGCAGGTCAATGATTATCCGAAATACTCTCAGAAATATCGAGATGCAATTAAGAAGGAAATTAAAGCACTCCAGCAAAAGAAAAAGCTTATGCAGGAACAAGCTAAGCTACTTAAAGATCAAATTAAATCCGGTAACATTGCTCAATACGGTATTGTAACCACTACATCTTCATCTGGGGGAACCTCTACTTCAACTGGTGGCTCATATTCAGGCAAGTATTCAAGCTACATAAATTCAGCAGCTAGTAAATACAATGTTGACCCTGCCCTTATTGCAGCTGTAATTCAGCAAGAATCAGGGTTTAATGCTAAAGCACGATCTGGTGTAGGTGCCATGGGATTAATGCAACTGATGCCAGCAACAGCGAAAAGCTTAGGAGTAAATAACGCTTACGATCCTTATCAAAATGTTATGGGTGGAACAAAGTACCTCGCCCAACAGCTTGAAAAGTTTGGCGGTAATGTTGAAAAAGCATTGGCTGCATATAATGCTGGGCCTGGTAACGTAATTAAATATGGTGGTATCCCTCCTTTTAAAGAAACACAGAATTATGTTAAGAAGATCATGGCCAACTACAGCAAATCCCTCTCCTCTGCCACTTCTTCAATCGCCAGCTATTATACAAATAATAGCGCTTTTAGGGTAAGCTCCAAATATGGACAACAGGAATCTGGTCTCCGCTCCTCCCCACATAAAGGAACTGATTTTGCTGCAAAAGCAGGTACAGCAATTAAATCTCTTCAAAGTGGTAAAGTCCAAATTGCTGGCTACAGTAAAACTGCAGGTAACTGGGTTGTTATTAAACAAGATGATGGAACAGTTGCCAAGTACATGCACATGCTTAACACTCCTTCTGTTAAAACAGGTCAATCAGTTAAAGCCGGTCAAACTATTGGTAAAGTTGGTAGCACAGGGAACTCAACTGGAAATCACCTTCATTTACAGATCGAACAAAATGGAAAAACAATCGATCCTGAAAAGTACATGCAAGGTATTGGAACTTCTATTTCAGATGCGTCACAAGCTGAGGCAGAACGGCAACAAGGGATAGCCCAGGCTAAATCTGATCTTCTCTCCCTTCAAGGAGATATAGATTCAGTCAATGATCAGATTCAAGAACTTCAGTATGAACTAGTTCAATCCAAACTCGATGAGTTTGATAAAAGAATTGGGGATTTTGATGTTCGGATAGCTAAAGATGAATCAATGGCTAACCGATACACTTCTGACAGCAAGGAATTCCGCAAATACACCTCTGATCAGAAAAAAGCTGTTGCAGAACAAGCTAAAATCCAACAACAAAAAGTTAATTGGATTCAAAAAGAAATAAAAACAAATAAAGCATTGAACTCCGCTCAACGTGCCCAGCTTCAAGAAGAGCTTAAACAAGCCAAACTAGATTTAATTTCTGTTCAAGATCAGGTTCGTGAGCTACAGAAGCAACTTGTCCAATCTAAAGTTGATGAGACGCTTAAGTCAATTGAAAAGTCATCTTCTAAAACCCAAGGGAAAATTAAAGATGTTGATAATAAAATTTCAATGACTGAAGAAGATGAGGACAAGGTTAAGTACTATAGCAAACAGATAAAGCTCATTCAGCAACAACAAAAGGAAGCCAAAAAATATATCAAACAGCTTGAAGAGCAAAAGAAAGCTGCGAAAGGTTTCCCTGACATCCAGGAACAGATCACTGAAGAAATCGAAAACTGGAAAGATAAACAGAAAGATTTTAACCTTGAGCTTTATAACACCAAGAAGTCGATCAAGGATATTTATAAATCATTGGCTGATGAAGTTGTATCCATCTACAAAGAGATGTACGAAAAAATGCGGGATATTGAGTTAGAAGCCCATCAGAAAGCGACACAAGATAAGATTGATGAGATCGACAAAGAAGACGAAGAAGCTAAATATCAAAAGGAATTGAAGGAGAAAAACCAAGCAATACAGGAAACAAAAGATAAGATCAGTAAACTTTCCATGGACGACTCCTCTGAGGCTAAATCACAAGTCAAAGACCTAGAGAAACAACTTCAAGAACAACAGGAAGCTTTGGATGAGTATATAAAAGATCGCAGCAACACAAAACGGAAAGAAGCCCTTCAAGATCAACTTGATAAAGATGAAGAATCAATTAACAACAAGTACGATGACCTGGTAAATGATGAACGAGCATTCAAAAAGCTTGAAGATAAGCTTATGGATGGTAAAATCACTGATATCGCTAAACAGCTTAATGAATTCACCAAGTTCATTAACGAGAATATGAAGTCGATTGGGAAAAGTATTTCCAATAACTTGATTGATAAGCTTAAGGACGCTGCCAGTGCATTAAATACTGTTACAACTGGAAATACAACAGGTAAAAAGGTGTCATCATTTGCTTCTGGTGGATATACAGGCACAGGACTTGGAGCAGGAAAGCTTGCATTCTTACATGACAAGGAACTTATTTTAAACAAGACAGATACTGAAAACATGCTGGAAGCTGTGAAACAAGTTCGTCAAACGTCCACTGACAATTCAGTAAAGACTACCTCTAAATGGGGTCAACCTGGTAAAATTTCAGATGTTTTAAGTAAGAGTATTTCTCTTGTTACACCAGCAATGAACGCTGCAGTTGCTAGTCAAACAAGTCTAACCAAAGGCTTAATTCCAACTCTTAAGAACTTCTCGACACCTACTGTAACCCCTTCTACACCTCAAGGAAATACATCAAACAATCAGAACTCATTCACAATTAACGTAACAGAAGCTAGTAATGCTAAAGAAACTGCAAGCTTAGTGTACAAACAATTAGCAAATGGTCTTAAAAATACTGGACTGAATTTCAACATAACATGAGTCGGCTAAAGCCGGCTCTTTTTATATTGGGGGTGAAAAATTGATTAGACAGAGCCAATATTTCCTGTTTGACAACGAAAAGTCCATTGACTACGGAGTGGAAAACGTTAATACAGAGTCTGGGTTAGTTGAGGAATCTTTTTTGGGTTCACGATCAGTTAATGAAACTTATGTAAAAGGAAGATCAGAGCCGTACACTGAAGGTGTCAAAAGAGAAGCAAAACAATTTCCTTTAAACTTTTATGTTGGTGAAAATTATGATGAGAAAAAAATAAGAGCAATTAAGCGCTGGCTAGATGTTGATGATTACAAGACCTTAGCTTTCAGTGAAAATTTAGACATTGTGTATTATGCAATGCCCGTAGATACCAGTGATCTAGTCCATAATGCGGCTAGACATGGATATGTTCGTTTGACAATGAAATGCAACTCCCCTTATGCATATAGTAAAAACACAAGTACTCATTCCTTTGATATATCATCAGGAATGAAAACCATTGAACTCCATAACAAAGGCGATGTTGCGATTTACCCTACTGTTGAAATTCTTAAAATTGGCGACGGCGATGTAAAAATCGAGAACCTGAGTGATTATACTGATCCCTTTATATTCAGCAATCTAAAAGACAGAGAAATTGTTAAAGTGAATGGTGATAAAGAAATAATCGAGTCGTCTTTATATGGGAATGAAAGATATGATGATTTCAATGACAATTATATTAGTTTGGATTACGGAAAAAACCGATTAAAAGTGACCGGAAAATGCAAACTGAGACTCACTTTCAGATTTAAGTATCGGTAAGAAGGTGAAAAATTGATAACTATTCGCAAGGATACAGAGATAAAAAACATACGCTTATCCCTTGCTAAGCCAGATAAGACTAAAATAGCCAACATTGATGAAGTTCTGAATCCAACTGTAACTTTAAATCATGGAAGCAGCGTTCACGAACTCTCCTTCTCTATTCCGCTTAAGGCCACCTATGATGGGGTCATTAAAAGGAATCATGTTGTAGATTTACTAAAACCCTGGTACCTAATTAAAACTGAGTTTTATGGGCTTGCGATTTGGTTTATTATCACAAAAAGAACCAAGTCTTTCAGCAGTGAAATGGATACTGTACAAGTTGAGTGTAGATCTCTTCAACATGAATTGAGTAGAATAAGCGTTCTTAAATATGAGGAGACATCTAAAAATCTCCAGGAAGTAGTTACAGATTGTTTAAAGAATACCAGTTGGACGGTTGGATACATAGATACTCTCTTTAACGTAAAACGAAGACAGTTTGATGTATCATCAACTAACAAGCTTGATTTTTTATATTCAATCTGTGAGAAGTTCGATGCAGTTCCAGTCTTTGATACAGTAAAAGAAACTGTAAGCTTTTATAAAGAATCAGACATTTCGAAATACAAAGGCCTCAAACTGAACCCTCGGCAATATATGATTAGCATGGACGATTCTGATGATGCAGACGAATTGGTAACAAGACTGTATGCTACTGGAAAAGATGGCATAAGTATTAATTCCGTGAACCCGACTGGCCAATCGTACATTGATGATTTCTCTTATTTCCTCTTCCCCTTTCAACGTGACGAACAACGAAATGTAATTTCCCACAGTGCCTATATGCCAGATGAACTTTGTCATGCAATTCTTGATTATAATGATCTTGTTAATAGCGAAGGAAATGCGTTTAATAAACTTCTCACCCAAAAGAACGAAGCTGAAACTGGTTTAACCGAATTGAATAATGAGCTTTACACACTTGATCTAGAAGTCCAAAAGTTATTAGATCGAATTGAAATTGCGAAGAAAGCTGGAGATGACACAAGTCAACTAAAAGCTCAACTTGCCGTAAAGCAGAAAGCAGTTGCAGAAAAGAAAAACCAAATTGCTACGATTGAATCAACAATTTCTCAAATATCTGCTTCAATTTCTAAGCTTAAAGAAAAGCTTTCTTTTGAGAACAATTTTAGTGAAAATCAGCAAAAACTGCTCTCACGTTTCATTTCGACAACTGAGTGGTCAAATGACAGCATCTATGATGAGAATGAACTTTATGATGATGCCAACGAAGAACTCGAAAGTCGTAATACACCGCCAGTGAATGTAACACTCGATATTGTAAACTTTTTTAACTGTATTAGTGAAAAACATAACTGGGATAGGTTCAGTTTAGGAGACATAGTACGCGTTCAACAGAGTGATTTAAATACCGATATTAAAGCCATTCTTTCAGCAATAACAATTGATTTTGAACAATCAAATATTAGTGTCACAGTTACAAATGGAAAAAGAGTTCAATCTGATTTTGAGAAAGTCATTAAGACCGTTTACAGAACAAACAAAATAAGTACTGAATTAAACAAAAGAAAGATTGAATGGGACAAAGTAACTGAAAACTTCAATATTCGAAATGACAGAATCTCAGTGCAGCCAGCACCCCCTGTTATTGCTTCTGACGGCACGGCAATTACCCATAAGGTAAATGATAACGGGTCAGTTGATATTACCATTCAGTGGAACTATGTTGATTCCAATGAAGACAAATACAACATTGATGGGTTTGAGGTTTACTTACACGGTAGTGATGACAATGAGGAGTACACATTTGGCTCTGTGCAAGCTAGTGAAAATTTACAAAATGTTAAATATGACAGGCGAACAGCTACTTTTACCGGATTGCCTTCAAATATGTACTATACAATTGGTGTTCAAGCATATCGAAGAGTAGATGCGGATATCGATATTAATCAAATTCTTCTTTCGGATATAGTTAAGTCAAATCATCCTTCTGAAAACCCCTACCTCCCTACTCCTTCAATTGAAGTAAAAGGAAGCCTTAGTGGAAAAGTTAATGGTCTTTATACAATTTCCACGGAATCTAAGCCAGAAGATCCAGAGACAGGGACAATTTGGATTGACCCAAAGACTAATAAACAGGAACTGTTTAACGGAGAGGAATGGATTGTTTCATCTGCTGGTTCAGCAGACTCTCTGAATGGTTTTACAGCTTCATTAACCACCTCACCAAACTCTATACCAGTACGTGATCAATCAGGGGTCATTAGTGGCTCAATAGATGGAAATGCAGAGATGTTAGGTGGACGAGCAGCTTCTGACTATGCATTAACTGAAAATATCCCCGTTCCTCCCAAGTTTGCTAAAGGTGTTTACACAGGAGACGGCACTTTAAGTAAACAAATTCCGCTTGCCTTTACCCCCGATTTAGTTAAAATAACTCCGATTTCACCTGAAGACAGTCAACTAGTAATTGAAAGTCAATTGGGGGGCTATGCCTATCAAGTTACTTCAACCGGACTTTCCCTTATTGGAGGAGATTTAAGCTATGGTGCTTTGGGAAACAACCTTTTTATCACAGGCTCAGATAGTAACTGCAGAGGAAATAAATTAAACGTTAAATATATCTGGGAAGCTTACCAACAAAATTAACGGAGGTGATTAAACTGGCTGATTTTGCTGAATTATATAATGACCCAATTTTAAGTAAAAAGAGAATAGGTTCTGTTGAAGACCCGTATCTAACTTATAGCGAGACATTAACTGTATACAACGGAAGAGCACTCCTAACTGAGATTCCTAACAGAGAGTTTCGTGTAGAAGTTATTGGAGATAAGAAGGAATGGCGAGAAATTGAAGATGGTGAACTAGAAGACAATTATTTTAAGGTTGACTACCTTATGGGAGTTGTCTTTTTTAATGCTTCAAATGAAGGGAAATCGCTAACCTTTAATTATAGTGGTGAAGGAGCTTCCTTCTTCCCTGCCTCTCGAATTTGGATTAAACGCCAAGGCAATATGGTTATTGAGACTCTACAAGGACTTATCGATGATGCTGAAGACACAATAATTCGGATGAATGAGCGAATTGCTGAATGTGAACGAGTAACAAAACGATGCATCGAAATAACAAACTGGTGTAGACAAGCAACTTCTGATTACGAGTATGTAGTTGAGAACACTAGAAAAATATATTTGCCGATGGTTTATACATATCAAGATTTAATGGATACTTACCCAAATCCTCAAATTGGGTGGGTTGTTACTATTCGAGATACCGGTATTGAATATCGCTGGGATGGTTTTGACTGGATTAATATTAGCATTTCAGACCAATTCGATGGTTATAACGTTGTTTCAAGTTATATTGAACCTTACAATATTCGAACAGTGTGGCTGAGGACAAATAGCCCGCCTAGCAAAAAAAGAGTAAAACCTTCTAAAGATGCACCTGACGGTAGCATGGTTTGGATAAGGAAAGGATAAGGAGGAACATTATTGAGTGACAATCTAATTCCAGTAAATACAATGGGCTATTATGATGAAGAAACCAAACAATGGGTACCTATTGACGCTGTAGCTTTAAAATCAGAGAATTATAGGTTTACTGCAGATGACATCAGTCAGAAATTTAATAAAATTGGCGATATAGACGCTATTAAAGCCACAGGAAACACACTGTCTGAAAAGATTATTAATGAATTTAATTATAGAGGAATCAATATTTCCTGGTTAGGAGCCAAAGGCGATGGGACAACTGATGACTCTAGTGTGTTTTCTTCCATAGAATCGACTTACCAAGATAAAGTGTTTGATTTGGCAGGTAAAACATATGTCGTTAATAGCTTTCCGAATAAAAATAAATACTTGAACGGTTACTTTATCATTGACGGAAATAAATATTTCTCTGGATATGTATCATCGTTTCAAACAGGAAATTCAAATATCATCATCGGGAACAATGCTGCTAAAAACTTCCGACCAGGAGATCAATATAAAGGTATTGCAGGTCATAATATTATCGCTATCGGTGAAAATGCACTTTCAAATGCAAGTGAATACACTAAAAACACTACAGCAATAGGAGCCGGAGCACTATTTAATAATAAATATGGCGTTTATAACTTGGCCATTGGTTTACAAAGTCAATATTATGTTACCGGTGTACAAGGAGATGCTTTCAAAGGGACTCGGAATACATCTGTGGGCGATAATTCTATGCGCTTTAACAAAGACGGGTATTCTAACGTCGCTATGGGTAGAAACGCTTTACAGACAAATGAAAAGAGTCTTTGGAACACTGCTTTAGGTGCTGCTGCAATGTCTGGGTATGCCCCATTAAACCTGGACAGTAAAACAATTATAAATAATTCCCCTCAAACGGCCGGATACCAAGTTGCAGTCGGAACTAACTCCCTTTATTGGTCAAATGGAATTGGCAATGTGGGAGTGGGAGTAAACGCTGGACGGGAAATTAAAAATAGTCAGCGGAACGTTGCAATGGGTTACTATGCTATGAGTCAACTCGATTCTGATGTCTCATTCGAAGGAAAGCAAAGATTCTTCCCTAGTATTCAAGCAGGATACACTTGGATAGGTCAAGACATCACCCTTACTCATATTGGGCACACCTTTATTGTTGGCCAGAACTTGTCTTTAGCATTAGATGGTGGAGAGAAGTTTTCTACTACGGTTAAGAGCATCACTGTGGATACCTTCACAGTAAGCACTACACAGATCGCCCAGAATGAAATCTCTGGTATGGCTCAAGTGTCAGAGTATTACACGACTACTGGAACTTACGTATGGAAAGACAATAATATTCAAGTCTCCATGGGGAATCATCCTTTCCAAAATGGATATAAAGTTTTAATGTCAGTAGGTGGACGGGAAGCTATTTACTTTACTGTCGCTAATTCGACATCCTCTGGTTTCACTGTCTCTACAGATATTATCGGAGATGAATCAGGCGCAGTAAAAATCACAGAGTACTCCGACACTACACCAATGGCAGTTAATTATGATAATACAGCTATTGGTGTAAAGGCTGCATGGAAAATGAAAAAAGGTAGTTTTAACACTGCTATCGGTGGTCTTTCACTCGAAAACAACAAAGGCGATTATAACACTGCACTTGGCTACATGGCTCTTAAAAATAACACTACAGGAAATCAAAACACTGCATTAGGATATGGTGCATTAAGATTTACAACTGGTGGAGATGAAATGAAAGATATAAGCAACTCTACCGGCGTTGGTTTCAATTCAAGGGTTTCTGGAAGCAATCAGATTCAACTTGGTGATGGAAATTCTACTCCATACTCATTTAATGCACTGCAAAATAGATCTGACCTCCGTGATAAAGCTGATATTCGAGACACAGTTCTAGGTCTAGATTTCATAAATAAAGTCAGACCTGTTGATTATAAATGGGACATACGTGATGAGTATGTTGAAATTAAAGAAGATGGTACAGTAATCACCCATGAGCGAGACGGTTCTAAAAAGAAAAATAGATATCATCACGGTGTTATCGCCCAAGAAATTCAAAAGGTAATTGAAGCTGAAGGTATCGATTTTGGTGGTTTCCAACACCATGAACTTTCTGGTGGCGAAGATGTAATGTCTATTGGTTATACAGAATTTATTGCTCCTCTAATCAAGGCTGTACAAGAGCTTTCAGCAAAAGTTGAAGAGCAAGCAAAAGAAATAGCCGCTCTTAAGAAAGCATAATAAATTTTATGTATTTCTTTTAGGAGGTGGTTATGTTCTAGATAAAATATAGATTTTATTCAAAATACATACTTGAAAGACAGAGATAACAAGAGCATACGTGAGATAAAGAGAGATTGGGTTTAGTCCCCTTCTCTCTTTTTTGTGCTCAAATTTAATTATTAGGAGAGATATTTTTATGACAATTCAAGCGAGACAAATGCTGGTACCATCAAGTAAATATACAATTAAATGTCCTTATGCAATGACAGCTGAATATATCACATTCCATAATACAGCCAATGATGCATCAGCAAATAATGAAATTAGCTATATGAGAAATAATAACGCAACAGTATCATATCACTTTGCTGTAGATGACAAAGAGGTAGTTCAAGGGCTTCCTACAAACCGGAATGCATGGCACTGCGGTGATGGAGACCACGGTACAGGAAACCGCAAATCAATTGGTGTGGAAGTTTGCTACTCTAAATCAGGCGGAGAGCGCTATAGAAAAGCTGAAGCGTTGGCTATTAAATTTATTGCACAACTCCTTAAAGAACGTGGCTGGGGCGTGGATCGAGTTAAAAAACATCAAGACTGGTCTGGCAAATACTGTCCGCATCGAGTTCTTGATAAAGGACGTTGGAATGCTGTTAAATCTGCTATTGCTGCTGAATTGAAAGCACTCGGTGGAAATACTTCTTCCTCATCTTCAAAGCCAACAAAAGTCGTTAAAATAAATGGCTCTTATGTTAAGAATACAGTTATCGCAGACAGTCTTAATGTGAGAACCCAGCGCAATGCAAACTCCTCTATTATACTTACCCTCCCTAAAGGCTCCACTGTCCAATATCAAAAAGGATCAACTCAAAACGGTTGGGGATATATCAAATATACAAACTCCAAAGGTGCTACATTCAGCGGATATGTAAATGTGAAATACATTAAAAGTGATGCTGAGCTTGGACAATCAGCCCCTAAGCCTAAATCCACTTCTAAGCCTAATAGCAGTGGAATCAAATCTGTAGGCAAGATTAAAGTTGTCGGAGTAAAAAGCGCTGCTATCGTAATGGACAGACCTGATAAAAACAAAGCGAAGAATCTCGGCACTGTGGATCTGGGCGATACTGTCAGCATTTCTGGATCAGTGAAAGGGTCAAACAATGCTAAGGGTTACTGGGAAGTTATCTACAAAGGTAAACGTGGATACATCTCAGGACAATTCGGTTCAAAAATTTAATTATATTCAATTATCTCGGAGGATATTTGTTGATCTAATGTATCAATAATATCCTCTTAATTTTAGGAGGTGATGTAATGTCACCTTTCTATATTCATTAAAGGTTGGTGACAAATGGATAACTTTGAGCAAAGCACCATTTCAAGATTAAGTGCGCTGGAAGAAAAAGCAAAACACACCAATAACAAGATTGACTCTCTGGAAGAAAGAACAAATGTTATCGGTCGTATAGCTACGCTTGTTGAGCAACAAGTCGAAATTAATAAAGATTCTCAAGCACAATCAAGAGAACAGTTCAGTACTCTTAACGAAATGAGTAACAGTTTAAAAAATCTAAGCAAATCATATGAAAAACTAGACAATCGAGTTGAAATATTGGAACGCTCTGATTCCACTCGTAAAATTGATCCCTCTCAGTTTACAAAAGACCTTGTATTCAAGGTGCTGCCAAGTGTAATTACCACTATTATCGGTGCATGGTTGCTTATGCACTTTGGCCTCAAATAAAATTAACAGGAGACGATTTAATGACTAAAATCAACTGGAAAGTAAGACTGAAAAAGAAAACATTTCTTGTCGCAATTTTCTCTGCAACGCTGTTATTCGTACAAGCAATTGCCTCTGCTTTTGGATATGACTTGACTGTATTTGGTGACGATTTAACAGAGAAATTTAATGCACTTCTAACTTTTTTAACTGCAATGGGCATCATTGTTGACCCAACAACTCAAGGTATTTCTGATAGTGAACAAGCAATGGATTATGATTCACCGAGATAACCCCCTACCCTTCTCTTAATTGAGGAGGGTATTTTTTTCGTTTTTTCAACTTTTACGCTTATAATCAATTTATTTGTAATTTTCATACAAACCTCTTTACATTTCTTTCCTCCAGTGCAACTATATAATAAAAAGGACAGAAAGGGGTTTGAAACTTGAAGACTGAAAAAGTCATTCCCTATGACTTGGTAGCGACAAAAATGAATCATTGGTATGTGGCAATTAAAAAGAATTGGGTCGGTAGAGCAGAGGAAATGCGAAAAGAAGTTATGCAAGAAATAAAGATTATGGAAGAGAATCAAGATGTCTTGCTATACTACTCTCTACTCGAATTTAGACATAAATTAATGCTATCGTATATGTACCCTAACGCCATAAAGGACATTGAGAAAAATTATGGTGAGTTAAAAGAGTATGCAGGTCATGAAAACTTAACAGGAATGCTCGAATACTACTATTATTTTTTCATGGGCATGTTCTATTTTAGACAAAAAGAGTTGACGTTCTCCCTTAATCACTATAGACAAGCAGAGAAACATTTGGACTCCATCGATAGCGAAGATATTGAAGTTGAAAAAGCTGAATTTTATTTTAAATTATCAGAAGTGTATTACCACATGAAACAAACTTATTTTTCAATGAATTATGCTATGAGAGCCTATAATATTTTTAAAAAGCAACCTGATGTTGATGGAAACTCTACATACGGGGTACAAAAAGTACGCTGTCAATTCGTAATATTTGGCAATTTGCTGGACAGCATGAAGTTTGATGAGGCGTTAAAAAGAGCATATAAAGCTTACCAAGAAGCAGAAGAGCTGAATAAAAATGAGAAGAATCGTGGACATTTAATACGTTCAGCACTGTTTAATATTGGATTATGTTATAATCAAATGGAAGAACTTGATAAAGCATTTTTTCACTTTAATAAGTCGCTCCAAATCATTGAGCCAGAAAACCATGATTATGCAGCTAAAACATTGTTTGTTATCTCCTTCTTAAAAGGAAGGCAAAACGATACTAAAAATGCTCAAGCGTTTTATGAACAATCAAAGCAGATAGCAGAACAGTACAACAATGAAGTAGTTATTGAAAAGCTGAAAATGGTTAAAGGTCTTTTCCTGGACTCGGATTTAAATTTAGTAAGAGAAGCATTCCAGTTCTTCAGAGAAAGATGCATGTACCCCGATATGGAAAGCTATGGAGTTGTTATAGCTGATTTTCTCACAGGAAAAAAAGAAGCTTGGGGTGCAATTGAATTTTATCGTTTGGCAAATGAAGCAAGAAGACAAATTAAAAGGGGAGAAGCAATATGAAAACAAAACTAATTATCTGTGCAGTTCTATTATTCGGTGTTGCCGGAACAGTGGGTGCTTCCTATCTCCAACAACAAAACGATACGTTCAAGGTTGCTGAAAGAGCCGAAACTTAAGTGTAATTGCATGAAGAGTGAGATCAAAAAATTCACTCTTCATGCTCAGTAAAACCGTCTTGTAAGTGTGTTCAAAAACTTTGTGTTTTTATAAGAACCTTTTACTTTCCAATAAAATTTAAATTTATAAGAACTTTCCCTATTTAATTCAACACTTGATCAGAGGTGATAAGATGTTTACTGTTAACGTTAATAATAAAGTAAAATTAAAGTTGTTAGATTTAGATGATAGAGATACTTTATTTAGATTAGTTGATAATAACAGAAGCTATTTGAAGAAATGGCTGCCATGGGTAGATTCTGTTCAAAAGAAAACTGTTTATGATGGCATTATTAGATCTTGGGCAAAGGAATATATTGAGAAAGAAAGTTTGAACTTAGGAATTTTATACAATGAGAAAATTGTTGGGATGATAAGTTTACATGAAATTGATTTTGACAATAGGAAAACAAGTATAGGGTATTGGATAGAAGAACAAAGCCAGGGCAAGGGAATAGTTACCAACTGCCTTGAATTTTTAATTGACTACGCTTTTAACAAATTAAAGTTGAACAGAATAGAAATAAGGTGTAATCCAGAAAACACAAAGAGTATTCAAATACCTATTGCGTTAGGCTTTGAAAAAGAAGGAGTGCTTCGGAATTCAGAATATTTAAACGGAAAGTCACAAGATTTAGTTGTATTTAGTATGATAAAAACAACATAAATCAAGCGAGCAAACAGCTCGCTTAGTCATTTTTTTGGAAAAATAGTATTTCTCCAGATAAATAATTTTCATTTTCTTTAAATACTGTTAACGTTTCTGTTAATCTGTTTTTCAAGGCTAGTTTATAATCTTCCCCAATTGGCATATTCTCTTCTCTGCATAATATTTCTTCCCTATAAAGTATGTGGTCAATAACTTTGTTAATATCCACATCACTATAGTCTTCTGACATTGAAACCTGATTAAATAATTTGAATCCGCATCTTTCATATAATTCTTTGTATTGATTTAAGTCATAATTCAATAGTTCAGATTCAAGTTTTTGAGATGCTCTCTTAATAACATCCTTAGGCGGTTTAATTTTATAATATAAACATGTGTCAATAGCCACCCCATTATTGACCAGTACTCTATGCATTTCTTCTAAAGCCTTTTGATGCCCGTTCGATAAAAATGCCAATGTACCAGTAGTTATTATATGAGTAAATTCTTTATTTTCAAATGGCATATCCTTAATATCACCACAAATAAAATCCACATTTAGATCCACATAATCACAGATTTTCTTGCTTATTTCAACAAGATCATTTCTAATATCAATCCCTGTCACTTTTGCATCTGTGAGCATTTTCAACAAAAAACTTGAATGTCCGGTATTTGAACCTATATCTAAAATATTTGATTTAGAATTAATGTTTGAATTATCGACTAATTTTTTTATAGTATTCCATCCTCCGGGCGCTACGTTAGGATCACCAATGTACGCTGAGAAAGTTAAATAATCCATAGACAAAACTTCATTAGATTTTCTCCGTGGCATTATTTCATATAATATATTATATAAATAATTAATATCTTCAATTTCAATTGACATATTAACCACTTCCTAAAATATTGTTTTTATACATCCTTTAAATAATAATGAGAGCGAGCCTTATAAAGACTCGCCCTTAGAATTAATTCATTACAGGACCATCAAATCCAATTTTAATAGGTTTCTTCTTTTTAATTTTTTTAACTTTCATTAACATTCACCCCCTTTCATGTTAATTATTTGCAGTTATTTTGTAACAAGTACACTGATTTTTAGCATTTTCAATCTCATGAAAATCAATCTTAAGGCTACGAGTATCGATATTTAAAACTTTATTAATAGTGATAGGTGTTATAGTTAATTGCGCAAGCGCTTTAATTATTTCATGAGCAACAATTGAAGAGACTAAGAAACAAATTGGACCAATTGATGGAGGAGTTATTTTATTATCAAAGTAATTTACTTTTTCTCTAACGTTGTTTGAAATTGAGGAGTCAACTCTTGTGCTAAAGTGCTCATCACAATTTAAGCATAGAGTTTTTCTTGGAATAATCAATGGTCCAACTACGCCGATATCGCCTGAGTAACCAGTAAAGATAACAGGGACATTTTCTGATACACATGCTTCATTAATCCACATAGGCAGTTTACCTACAGGACTGTCAGCAGACACAACAACAAAATCAGAATTATTAATTACTTGTTTTGCTTGCTCTACCGAATGAATTGTTTCGTTTACACATTCAACTTTTACTTCATTATCAATTGATTGGAGTCTTTCCTTTGCGACCTCAACCTTTAATCTACCGATGTCTTTTTCACTATAGAGAGATTGTCTGTTTAAATTACTTAACTCGACAATATCTCCATCTACACAACGTATATTTTTAATCCCCGCTCTAACTAGTAAATCTGCAACTGGAGATCCAATCCCTCCCATTCCGATTAGTGTTACATGAGCTTTCATTAAATTTTTCATTTGTATAAAACTTTGATCATAATCATTATTAAACAATGAAAAATAGCTTTGTTGTCTACTGTATCGTTTTTTTATTTTTTTATTTTGGTAATTTTCTTCCGAAATTTCTTTTTTTTCAAGCAAACTATTTTCATATAAGATTTTCGCAACCTCTAGGCAATCCTCTTGATCTATATTATGATCTCGATTCATAAATGCACAAATAATATTAAGCGGGATTGATTTTTTCAAGAAACCAAAAAAGTCTAATATTAAATCTGGATCTCCTTCAATTTCAACTTCCTCACTTCCTCTATTGCAAATACATAAAGAGTTCTCAGTAATTTTAGTTATCATGGTACTCTCTTTAAGAATATATATTTTCTTGTAATCAATTACAGTTTTTTCGCGACTTGTCATATTATTACCACCAAGCACCTTTAGTAACTTTTCTATATATCAAAATACAATAATTTAAAAGTTTCCGATTTTCAAATAGTACCTGATATAACTCAAGCCACTTATCTTTAACCACACCCTTTAATTCTTGTGGTATTTCAAAACTCTCTACTTCTTGTTCTACATATTGTTCAATTGTTGATTCGTCGGCATGTTGTAACTCACCATCATAGAAATATACTTGTTGAAGGTTATCCTGATCTTCAAACGCTTGAATCCAATCTGCTTTGCTGAAGGCCTTCATATTTGTACCTAGGGTACTGTTAACCCTGTTTAAAAGCTCTGGCTTCGGTTTTTCTTTATAATAAAATTCTATTTCAACTATGTATCCCCATGGTCTAACTACTCGAGCATATTCCTTAATTGCTTGTTTAGGATTTTCCATAAAAGCAGTTGATCCTCCACATAAAACTCCATCAAATAAATCATCAGGAAAAACTAAATTAGTAGCATCACCTTGCATAAAAGTCGTGAGTCCCGGGTAGGAGATATCTTTTAACTTTGCATATTCTTTAGCAGTGCTGATCATTTCATGACTAATATCTAAACCAATCACTTTGCTACCTGTTAAACGAGCCAATTCGTGTGTAACAAAACCAGTATTGCAACCAGCATCTAGAAGGAGTGAACCTGGTTCAAAATTACATTGTTCAACTGCTTTTTTAATAGAAGGAAAGCCGCCTGGTGGAATATTAGGTTGGTTTAAAAATGCTAAAAACTCGACATACGACATTTCATTAATATCATTCACAGTTGGGTATGATGATTTTATGATTTCACTTGTTCTACTTCTCAATTAAATCACTCCTAAATTGTATAATTTGTAGTTGATTTTTCGTGGTCATCTAAATTAATTTTCGGAAAGTAAATTAACATAATCAACAAACCTACTGAACATAAAACAAATGAAAGTCCAAACGATGAAACTATACCATACAAATCAGCAATTCTTCCCAGTATTACAATGGATCCGGCATGTATAACACTATCCATTACATTATACAATGAAAATAATTTTACCTTATTCTCAGTATTCCCAGCATTATTTTGTATAATAGTAACTTGTGCCACTTCTTTTAAATTGGTTGGTACACCAAACAGAAGAAACAGAAGTGCGGCAATAAAAAAGCTAGAATTCAAAATATAGCCTAAAACCACAACTGAATAGAATATAGAAGCTATTAATAAGGAGAAAAGCAACCTTTTTTTCAAGAAGTTATTTAACCTTAATACAACTAATCCGCCAATGATTGATCCGCATAAAAACGTTGCTGTTAAATAACCCCACCAAACCTCATTTCGATGTAAAACATTGATTACATATGCAAGTATGAAAGAGCTTGTCCAAATCCCCCCTCCTAAAAGAAAAAATACTTCAGAAATAAAAAGCATCTTCAACTTTTTATTTTTCAAAATTAGCTTTAGTATACTTTTTGAATTTTTCTTTTGCTTTTTTGGTTGATAACTGGCAAGGTATAATTTATTTTTATCAAGGGTGCTAAATATTATAATAGAGAGTAATAGAAGAATTATAGATATGATTGTTACGTAGTTATAATTAAGTAGGGAAACTAACATACCACCACTAGACCATGCAATTAGATTGATAAGATTCCTTGTAATAGTTAAAGTACTATTACCTTTAACATTATCATCTTCAACAATCGGGATAATTGAATAATTTAAGGATTGATTGATGCCACTAGTGAATGGAATTAATGTAATTACCAAGAAGTATAAACTTAAGTTATTTATATATAGAACTATAAAAAACATGAAGAGAAGAACTAGCTTTATAATACTGCTTATTAAATATAGTTTTTTTAAATTTGATGTTAAAGACAAAACCCATCCAACAAAAAAGCTGCCTCCACTAAAGGCTATCATTGCAAGTACGACAGGCAAAGAGGCAAGTGTTAACGAATCTGTTAAGAAATAAATATAAGTTGTTGCAACTACTATATACAGAGTATCGGATAAAGTTGAAAAGCTAAAAGATAAAATAAATTTAAGAAAATTATTTTTCATATTTATGTAGAATACCACACCCCCTTTTTCATAATTATAACATTTCTTCTTTCTTTTTCAATACCAATTAATTGATTTTTTAGAATTTTTTATAATATCTAAACTTATTGAGTCTGATATCTCTTTGTTGCTATGATTTATGTCCCCCTGTAAGCCCAGCTCTGTGAAGCGCGGTGCCAGCAGGTGTATAAGAAATTGCTCTCAGAATCGCTTTAGAGCCGTATTTACTTCTAATCCCATCCATTACAAAACCGAGTTTCCTTCTCTTTTCATTATCCACTTCAAATAAACTCAACTGCTGATTCACATCATCCTCAATATTTGACAACGTAACTGAAATACTTCTCACTGTTTTACCTGAGTAAAACTTATTAAAGAGCATCAAGCAGCATTTATAAATATCCATCGTGATATTTGTGGGAAGCTCAATTGTTTTGGATCGATGGAATCCACCACCAAGTTCATCCTTACTGTACCCAATTCCCAGGCTGATCGTTCGACCAACTTTATTATGTGTACGAGCCCTTCTTGCGACTTCTTCACAAATCTCCAGAAGAACAGCCTTAATCTCTTCTCTCCTTGTGTAATCCCTCAGTAAAATCTGACTCTTACCGAAACTAATCTGCCCCTGCATCAATGGAGCACCTATTTCAGATAAATCGATTCCATGGGCATGATAATACAACTGGTTCCCCATTATTCCGAACTTCTTTTCAAGCAGCTCTAAATGAAATTTGGCTAACTGACCTACAGTTGATATTCCCATTCGATTCAGGTTTCTTTCCATCCTCCCTCCTATTCCCCACATTTTAGACAACGGGTGAACCTTCCAGAGTTTATTTGGCACATCTTCATATCTCCAACGTGCAATACCACTTTTCGTTTTCTTACTTTCCAGGTCAAGCGCAAGCTTACTAAGCAACATATTGTCACCAATTCCAACTGTACACATCAGGCCAAACTCTCTCCACATGCTACTTTGTATTGCTTTGGCCATTTCTTCAGGATCTTCTTTTCCTGCATCTAAAAAAGATTCATCAATTGAATACGTATGGACACATTTTTCAGGAACAAATCTGTAAAACAGCTTTGTAATCTCAGTCGAAACTCTGATGAAAAGCTTCATTTGTGGATTTACAATGTGTATTCTTGAATCTTCAGGTATCTCAAAAAGTCTCGATCCTGTTTTGATTCCAAAATCTTTTTTAAGTGCAGGAGATGCAGCTAACACTACACTTCCCTGTCTCTCCGTATTTCCTACAACTGCAAGGTAGCATGTTAAAGGATTAAGTCCCATTGTTACAGCCGATACAGAAGCATAGAAGGATTTCATATCGACACAAAGTATATTCTTACGTGGAAATTGTGAGTAATCAATCATTGTATATAACTCCTATGATGTTATTCATGTTGATATAAACTGTATTGTCATTCTGGTCTTTTACATGAAGCCTGTGTTGTTCAAAATTAATGTAATGGACTCTGCCGGTGACATTTTCAACGAATCCATTGTTAAAAAGTTTGAATTTCAACTCTTTATTAAATTCAAGTGCCTCAGAGACGAGAAGATCCATCTCTTCAATTTGTTGGTCATCTAAGGATGGTTTTTCAATTTTTGATACATCAATCAAATCTTGTTTAAGCTGTGTTAAATGTTCTGGAAGCATCATTGATGTCCATTTGATTGTTCCTCGATCCCTAAGCATATCGACTCACTCCTTTATTGATCTAATATTAACAGAACAAATGTTCTTTATTCAATATAAATAAGAACAAAAGTTCGATGTAAATGTTGGTAATAAAATATAAAGGTCAATAATGATATACGTAGTATTAATAAAGGAGAGATTCTTATCGACAAGGGAGAGTGAGATGGTGAATGAAGAAGAGGTTAATTGGATTTTTGATTTTAGTTCCTGTTTTGATTATATCGGGTATTACTTTAATCGAATCAAACAAAAAAGCACCTGAAGAAGTTTTAGAAAGTGCTTGGGATGAATTTGGTTTATTTAGTTTTCAAATTGGAATAACAGATCCAGCAATTACAATTGGCATGGATCAAACCAAAAGTGAAACAAAGCTCCGTGAATATTTAGAACATAATCTGTCAAGAGAAGCAAAAGAAAAATATAAGATCTATATATTTAAAGATGATATTGAAAAGTTGGAGAAAGAACATCGAGAGTATCTGAAAGCAAATAACTCTAATAAATAAAAACGCCCAGCACTTTTACTAAGCTGGGCTTTATCTCAAATTCAAATTGAATTTTTGTAAGCATTAACTGCTTCGTTTCGCAACAGCATATTATCTTTGTTAACCATGCCTAAGTTGTAAGCTTTTTTGATAATATCTAATACCTGAGAATCTAACGCCGAAAGATTACCGCCTGGATTAAATCTTGATTTCCAATAATCTAAAGAATTATTTAGGTCAAGTGAGCTTTTTTTGTTCTCGGGTTTAACTACTTCATTTTTCTCAAGTTTTTCACAGAATTCACTAAAACCAATGGATCTACTGGGAGCTGAGTTATTTCCCCCGTATCCTTCTGTAGCCAAGCTGCAAAATGCTAAGAATTTTGGATCATAAATAAGATCGCTTGAGTTTACATTTACCACCGATAATCACAATCCTCTCAGAGCTTTTTATAATTGTAGCACCTTTTCCATTTTTACACATGTTAAATATCGACAATCACTCAAATGATTTAATAATTGAATACAAAAAAGAACCTGCATTTTGCAAGTTCCTTTCACGTTGTCAATATATTGTGAATTTTTAACGACAAGGGGATTTATGTATAGTATAATATTTCCTGTACATTAAGTTTGCTCACTCAAGGGAGTCTTGCTCATCCCCTAATGAAAGGGGGTGATGCTATGTCAACATTCCAGGCATTAATGCTGATGCTTGCTTTTGGGTCGTTTATAATCGCCCTGTTGACGTATATAAATAAAAAATAGACCTCCCTTGAGCTTGAGAACCTGAGGGATCGGTCTACCTATGACACACACATCTGAGCAAGCCCTTTGATGGGCAGCTTTTTGTACAGAGCTGGGGTGCGCCAACACCCTAGCCTTTTTATTTTATGCACTTTAATTTTACAAATGCATTTTTTATACGCTAAATCGTATAATCTTTATCCTAATTATAACCACTTAAAATGGTATTTACAATACTAATGCGCTCTTTGGTTAAAACCATTATTTTATTTAGATTGGAGATGCTTATTTCTGCAACATCTCATACAATTGCTATACTTTTGCTTAGAGGAGCGTTTTAAAAAAGACTAGTTGTCTTTCCCAAAGAGCATCTTTCCAAAATCATTGTCCAAAATCTCAATTTCAACATCGCTAACATTATCATCAGTTTCAATTGGTTCATCAACTAAACTTAGGATAAACTCCTCAAACGAATTAGCAATCAGGAAAAAGTCTTTCTCAGGATGACTTGATTCATGATCCCAAAACAATATCTTTTCATCATCGATGTCCATACATATTTCATTACCACCTGCAGAGCTTGCAATCGGGACAATATTTTTAGGAAAGCGATCAGAATATGTATCGATCGCTTTCTGAAGATTGTTGTGATCGTTCGCCAAACCATAAAAACCCTCTAACAATTGTGTATCATCATCCTTACCCATCCAAGGGTCTTTCTCTATAGGTTTATAGCAAACGTCATACTCAATCTCATCTGTTGTTTTTTTACTTCCTAGATAACATCCTCCATATTTCTTCAAAAAGTCCCTATAATCTGAAGGTAATTGATTGCCCATATTTTTTTCAAGCTCTTTGAGTTGTTCGTTTGTATTAATGCTGGGATCTGTTTCAGCATCTATCGTAAACTCTTTCAACTTTTGTTCGATCTTAGTGAAGCTCATTTTAATATCCTCCTCTTAGGTCAGATGCTCCTCCAATATGAGGTATTTTGTTATTAATTACACTAGGTACTAGTTGAATTGTGGTACTATCCAAATGGTGTGGGGTAAGCCCCTGTTGCGAGAGCCATTTTTTCGCCTGTGCTTGAGACTTAAAACCTTTGATCTCTTTAATTTTCTTATATACAAGCCTAAAATCCTTTTTAGTTCCGTTTAACTCTCCAGGTTTAAATTTAATGTTGGCAACAGTCCATGGAGTAAAATCAGGACGCCCATCTTTAAAAGTAATCGGTTCGCCTTTTGTCGCGGTGTTTACTTCAGGTATATCAGAATACCATTGCCCATCACCTGGTTTACCGATCCATTTCCCTCTAGTCCTTGGCAATACTGAACGTGGGTTTGCTGAAGCAGCTAATTGTAATAACCTATTTTTTAAACTTTCTCCGTTTACTACATTGTATGGCACGCCTCCTGCCATAGCAAGATCGTACTTAGGGTTATAAGGCAGCAAATCTGGAATCTTGACGTCCTTAATTTTCTTCCCTGCTTGACTAGCTTTATTTATTACCTTGCCTGCTGCATCTGCTTTATTAATGGCTCCTGCACCTTTGGTTCCAAAAACAGCTACAGCCACTGAACCAACAGCGTAGGTCACCCATCTTGATCTAGAGTAGGCATCCCCATTCACCATATCTTTTTGGTATGACTCTTCTATTGCTGCTGAAACAGCATCATATGTTTTTACTGGATGAAGAACTGCATTTCCCAGCGCTGAGAGTGTTTCCCCTGGATCGGTTATAAAATCCCATATGCCGGTTACAGTGTCTTTTCCGACATCATATAAACCTACTCCTACACCTTTTACGATATCCCATGTGATTTCTCCTGCTTCTTCCATCTGTTTGGCCTGTTCGATTTGCACAGCAAGCTGCACTTGAGCTGGCTCCAGATTCTCGTAGCCTACTTTCTTAGCAATCTCTAAATACTCATCTGGATCAGATACACCTTCATTAAGTTTTTTCTTTAATTCTTTGATTTCACGTTCTTTTGCTTCTTCTTTCTTCACGTTTAAGTAAGCATCAGAATGCTTCTCAATATCGCCTTTTTTCTTATGTATGTCACTTTCTCTGTACGCTTTAGCATTATAGTGAATCGGAGTGGCGTTCTTTCCTTTGCCTGTTGATTCCTGCAACTTTTTAAAATCTTGATGGATGAACTGTTCGTTAGGCTCTGTTTCAGCGTATTCTGTTTTTAAATCCTCATCAAGCTTGTTTAGCTTATCAATTGTTTTTTCACGTTTGTCATCTGCAGAAGTAAGTTTGTCTTTGAAGTCTTCTGTTGAGAATATTTCAAGAGGAAGAATATCATTGATGTCATTCAGAATGTCTTTCATTGCTTTTTTCTGTTCAGACATAATGGATTTTGATTTTGTATATGCGTTAGCCAACTCATGTTCTAGGAAGGATTCTTCGATGTAAGCATCAGACATCTTCGCATCTTCAAGTTTTGCAGAAATGCTGCTTAAGAAAGCAATTTTCATGTCAATTAAATCGATCCATTGGTCTGTAACACCTACATGATCATGATAAAACGCTTTAATGTTGTTAGCACCCTTACCGGAAAACTCGCTGTCATCTAGGTCAGCTACTACCTTAAACGCTTTTCTGAGCTTCACCATTTGTGATCGTAGTTCCTTATACTCTTTGGTTCTTTTATCTGCTTCAGAGAGTAAAGATTCAGCTTCGAAAACCTTCATATCATTCTCCTTTCAAGCTTACTCTATGTAAATTTTACCACAATCAACTATTTCAATAACAGAAAAAGACAGCCTAATATGACTGCCCTTTAATGACTAACATGTGAAGCTAAAAAATCTTTGGGTGCATCTTTAATTTTTAATTTATGTTCTTATAGTAAGCTTTAACATCTCTTTCAACTTCCCAGTACTTATTTCCGTTCGAACTTAAAAGTCGATCAAACCAAATTTCAAAATTCGCTCTTAAATCCACTGCTTCATCAAAATGATCAATTGCATCCAAATAAAATAGATAATCTAAGTCCCCTTTTTCATATCTATTTGAATCTATAACATACCTTCCATCAAAATGATATCCAGTCAAAAAACACTTTTCTGGTAGGTCTTCTGTTTCATTGTATTTCATAACATCTTCAATACTGAGTATTTCGATTCCATCAAGAAACTCCAATCCATTATGTAGAGCTAGGAACTCCTTATAATCTTTGGGTAAACTTACATTGAAATGTGATTCTAATTTTCTAATTTCGTCTTCTGTTGCAGGTTCATTAAATTCAAATGTGGCATCTTCTAATACGAAACCACCTGGTTGAATCATTGGAAAAGTGCCATACTTAGAAACAGCTTCTTTAATACCAGCAAGTGTCAAATGAATAAGTTTGCCTTCTTCCATCTCCCATCCCCCTATCAACAATTATCTAGATTTCGCCATGTCATACAGCTATAAGGAAAGCATTACTAATAGGACATTTATTGGTATTAGGAAACAATTTTACTCATAATAGAAGCAGCATTAGTGGTGAACAAAATGTAAGTGTTATTTGCTGTTTTAATCACTACCCTATCCGTAGAGCCATAAGGAAATCCAATCCTTACTGCACTTTTTTCCTCTCCCCCATAGTTTGGATCAAGAAATACATCATTGATTTCTTTGATTGGAATTTCAATTTTGGATAGCTGCCAATTGATAATTAAGTTTTCATTTAATTTTTCAACGTTGATTCCAAGCATAAAAACATTCCCCTTTTGACTATGAATTCAGTGAAATTTTAACATGCGCCTGGAAGTTTTAAAGAGAAATGCGATGATATTAAGGAAAAATTAAATTCACAATAATTGGATACAGGATTATAATTATTGATGGTTTACCGATATAAATAGAGAACAAACATTCTAAAAGGGGAAATGAAATTGAAGAAAGTACTATTAGGTTTTGCAGCATTCACTTTGAGCTTATCATTGGCAGCCTGCAGCTCAAATGATTCTGAAAAAGTAAGCACAGAAAAAGAAACACCACAAGCGTCTACGGATGTGGAAAAGAAAACAGAACAAAAGGAATCTACTAAAGAAAAAACTGCTGACAAATCTAAGGAAAAAGACAAAAAGGAATTGGTCGATGTTACTCTAGATAGAGCTGTTGATGGTGACACAATTAAAGTTACCTACAATGGAAATGTAGACACAGTCCGCTACTTGCTCGTTGATACACCTGAAACTAAGAAACCAAATTCTTGTGTTCAACCATACGGTGAAGATGCTTCTAAGCGAAATAAAGAATTGGTTAACAGTGGTAAGCTGCAGCTTGAATTTGACAAAGGCGATCGCAGAGATAAATACGGTAGACTATTAGCTTATGTTTATGTGGATGGCAAATCTGTTCAGGAAACATTGCTAAAAGAAGGATTGGCCAGAGTAGCATATGTATATGAGCCAAATACGAAATACATAGACCTATTTAAGAAAGACGAACAGGAAGCAAAATTAGAAAAGCTTTCAATCTGGAGCAAGAATGGATATGTGACTGACCGAGGATTTAATGGCTGTGTGAAAGAGAAAACCACTGCGGTTAAAAAAGCAACAACATCCAAACCGGCAGCTAAACAGCCTACTACTCCAAAGGCATCAAGTGAAACTTCGACTACAACTGAAAAAGAAGCTTCTTCAGAGACAACTGGAGAAACAGAAACGTTTAAAAATTGTACTGAGTTAAGAAAGAAATATCCGAATGGAGTGCCTAGCTCCCACCCTGCTTACCAATCTAAAATGGACAGAGATCATGACAACTATGCATGTGAACGCTAATTGAAAGCCCTTTGTGGCTTTCTTTTTTATTTTTAGGGCTCTTTACACAAAAAGAGGCTATCCACAGATTAAAAAATTCTCGGGACAACCTCTTTTTAAAATATCTAATCAATCATCTAATTTTTACTCAAAAAAAGCTTTTGAATAATTAACGATACCTTGCACATCTTCAAGAGAATTATCTGCTAATTCTAGAGCCATAAACACTTCATCAGGCACCTCAAATGGGGCTTTTATATTCCATAAGCTAGCTGGCTTAAAACCAAACCTTGGATAATAATCTTTATGTCCTAAAACAATTACTGAACGATAACCAAGCTCTATTGCATTTTTTAACGCAGTACGAATTAATTTACTCCCAATTCCTTTTTTCTGATAATCAGGCGCAACCGAAACTGGAGCGAGTGCTAAAGAATCGACAGTGTTATCGCCATCTATGATTTTTATTTTAGATAAAAGGACATGGCCTACGATATCTTTATCTTGATTTAATGCGACCAATGAAAGTTCAGGAATGAATGCATCTGATTTTCTAATCCTATTTACAAGTAAATGCTCTTTCTTGTCACTATATTCTTCATTTAAAAAAGCTCTTTTAACAATTTCTTCAGTCGTATTATATTCATGTGTGAGTTCTTGTCTAATTAAGAATTCCATTCATAGCCTCCTGTTCTTTTAATTAATTACCATAAGATTTTTCTTCATCCTATAAATTGCACTCCCTTAATGACTGAAACCATTAAGAACATTCACTTACCCAGCTCTACACGTAAGTTTAATAAAAAGATTAGTATGCACTTATTGTATGAAATTTGCGTATTTGGGATCAACTTCACTATTTTATTCCCTTAGATTATTTGAGTTCACTTATGCAAAAACAGCCTATAAATTAAAAGAACCAGAGAGCTATGTGAGGGAGCTCTCTGGCGTTATAGTGGCTGTTAAACCCCTATGATACATATACAGGATACTTTATATTTGCGATGTATTCAAGCAGCTTTCGGTTTTAAATAAAATGGGAATTTTATTTAGAATTAATTATTATATACAGACATATCCGATAAAGCCAAAACTAGATGTAGAATCAAATTCAATTTTTATACTGATTTTTAAAGGTTAAGTGTTTAATTCCCTGATCCTTAAAAACTTGACGGATATAAGGTGGAGAATAATCGAAAGCTCGACTAATTTCCTTCAGGCTCATTTTCTTATTGAAATGTAGATCATAAAGAAAAGCAAAGTCCTTAGTTCGTCTACGCTTAGACAATTCCTGAAATGAAAGCTTGTCCACATTTTGTGATTTAAATAAATCTAAAATAATCCAATCTGAGATATTTAGTTCCTTAGAAATCTCTCCTACAGTTTTAAGCTCTTCAAAGTGCATTTTTTTGATCTCATTAAATCGCTCTAAATATTGCTGCCATACGTATTTATACTGACGTTGAGGCTGTGGGATATCGAGTTGAGAAGTGGCATAAAAGTTAAAACCTTGTTCTTTACAAGTGTGTCGATCGCTTCTTTCCCAAAGTCCTTTTCGCCGCCTCTTGCCAGCGAGTAGGCTTCGTCTATAAACAAAATGCCACCTAATGACTTTTTGATTAAATCTCTCGTCTTTTGGGCGGTGTGTCCGATATACTCCCCGACCAGGTCAGCCCGCTCCGCTTCTATTAAGTGGCCTTTTGACAGGACATTCATTTCAAAGAACAGCTTGCCGATGAGCCGTGCAACCGTCGTTTTTCCCGTTCCCGGATTTCCTTTAAACATCATGTGCAGCGCTTGCTTTCCAACCTTCAAGCCTTGCTCCGCGCGTTTTTGGTTCACAAAAATCCAGGCGTATATTTCCTTGATGTTGCGTTTCATTTCCTCCATCCCAACTAATGCGCTCATCTCTTTTTCGATTTCCTTCAAAATGCCGTGCTTTGCTTCGTTTTTTTGCAATGCAGCCTGATATTCCGCCTCTGCCTCAGCATTCGTCAGCACCTGCTTTTGCCCGTTCAGAATAATGTTGATCTGTCCGTTGTTTTTATAAGTCACAGCGCGCTCCAACATCTTCACCTCTCTGTTCTCTCTATATGATATTCAAGCGGATGCCGATTGTGACAAACGCCTATCATGTGTCGAAACAATTGCTTTTTTCGGGAACAATAAGGAATCCTGCGCTTTCCCGAGAAATACTTTATTTCTTATTGTATTCACGGACATGGGGTGGACAAACCATGAGATTTTGTTTTTAATCATTTTGTCAAAGTATTATAGTGAGCTTCTTTCTCATTATTTTCTCCATTCGCCAATCCTTTTTTCATGCAACGGGCTGTTTTTTGTACGAAGCGTATTACCCGCCCTAAGATACCTGAAGTGTTTTTCTTTTTTCGATTTATAAAGTGGTGTCTTTAATGAAAGGAGCTTTTCTCATCAAATTACGTTTCAAATGCTTGATTTAATATGAACGCAAAGCTTAAAACCAACAGGAATCAGTGCAGGTTAACCGAACTCAAAGTACATACAAACATATGGCGTATGCACAGATTTCATGTCGGACCGTATCTGTTGTCGCTTCATGTTGAATTGTGCGCTTTCCCGAGAAATAATTTCTGGATGTGAAAGGGTTATTTCCTCATTTTTCAGTTGAATGATAATCGTACAAGCAGAAGCCGTGTTTTTTCATATCCTGTAATGAGGTGATGAAAAATGGTTAAAATTTTTATTGATCCTGGCCATGGCGGGTCTGATCCAGGCGCAACAGGTAATGGCCTTCAGGAAAAAACGTTAACCCTGCAAATCGCTTTAGCCTTACGTACGATATTAACTAATGAATATGAAGGCGTTTTTTTGCTGCTGAGCCGGACAAGCGACCAATATGTCAGCTTAAACGACCGGACAAATGCCGCAAATAACTGGGGAGCAGATTTCTTTTTGTCCATTCACGTTAATTCCGGGGGAGGCACAGGTTTTGAAAGCTATATTTATCCAGATGTAGGAGCCCCGACGACGACTTATCAATCGACAATTCACTCTGAAGTGATACAAGCTGTCGACTTTGCCGATCGCGGCAAAAAAACAGCGAACTTCCACGTCCTAAGGGAGTCGGCAATGCCTGCCCTCTTGACCGAGAACGGCTTCATTGATACCGTTGCCGATGCAAATAAGCTGAAAACGAGCAGTTTTATTCAAAGCTTAGCGAGAGGACATGCAAAGGGGCTGGAGCAAGCCTTTAACCTTAAAAAGACTTCCAGCTCAGGGTTATATAAGGTTCAAAGCGGCGCATTTAAAGTCAAAGCGAATGCCGACTCGCTTGCAAGTAAAGCCGAAGCCAAAGGTTTTGACTCGATTGTCCTTTTAAAGGACGGATTATACAAAGTGCAGATTGGCGCATTTTCATCCAAAGACAATGCAGACACCCTCGCTGCCAGAGCGAAAAATGCCGGCTTTGACGCTATTGTGATCCTAGAATCATAGCCGAGACGGGGACGAGCGTCTCATAGAAAAACCCGGCTCCTCATCGCGAGAAACCGGGTTTTTTTATTCAAGAATATCAACAACAAACTGTGACCATGTTTCCAGACGGTTGTAGATGTCATCCTGTTTTAATTCAGAAACTTTCATCCATTTACCCGCAATTTGTTCTTTCTCCTTCACTTCCACTTGTGCGCCAGGCTTTAATTGAAGCGCAGAAAGAATACCGATATGCACTTTGCCAACACTGTTTTCATCATCATTGATCAATCCCAGTGTGACAATCGCCTGTTTATCTTCTTCATTTATTTGCAGTTCTTCCTCAAGCTCACGGTCTGTGTTCAGCTTTAAGACTTCAGCAAATGAAGCTGCCCCTTCGATGGCGTTCATATGACCGCCAAAGCCGAGAGAAAGCTTGTTGTGCAGTCGTGATTCACCGCCGCCAGCCAGCCGCTCGTAAAGAAAAACTTCATCTTCACGCTTAATGACGACATAAGGTATCGGCTGCTTGAAACGCGGATCTTCTTCTGCGTCCCCTCTTCTCATTTCACGATAGGCCGCTTCAATCTGAGCCATGATTTCGGCTACTCTGCTATCTTCACTGTACACGCCCTGGAAGGTTAAGCTTTCTTTCTTAAACACATCATCGCGCGGGGCAACTAAAATCATTTCGTCCATTTTTCCCATGGGTACTGCGTCCTCCTCATTTGAACCTTCAAGCCGAAAAGAGCAGATATTATATCTGCTCTTTTTCATCTTCAAAATAAAAGTCATCATCTTTGAGCGGCTCAACTGTCGCTTTTTTATAACCATTCCCCTTCATAGAGAAGAAGTCATGCGATTTTGTTTTTGTGTTTAATCCGTTTAATACGATCGGATTAATATCTTCCTCTTCGAAGTATGGATCAAATCCAAGATTCATCAGCGCTTTATTCGCATTATAGCGGATGAATTTCTTTACATCGTGTGAGAGCCCGACTTGATCGTACAAGTCCTCTGTATACTCAAGCTCATTTTCATATAACTGATTCAGAAGGTCAATCGCAAATTCACGAAGCTCTGCTTTTTTCTCTTCTGTCTGTTTATTATAAATTTCCTGAGCAAGGAGACCGACATACACGCCGTGAATCGCTTCGTCACGAAGGATCAGGTTAATGATCTCACCGCTTTGCATCAGTTTTCCTTGTCCGTAGAAATATAACGGATAATAGAAACCGCTGTAGAAAAGGAAGCTTTCCAGATAGACGGAAGCAACCATGGCTTTGAACAGTGAAATTTCATCATCTTTTTGAATGGCTTTGTAAAGCCCGACAATCATTTGCGCTTTTTTCTGCAAATATTTATTTTGTTTAACCCATTCAAATACTTCATTGATCGTTTCAGTCGGTGCAAGGGTCATGAAAATATTAGAGTACGACTTCGCATGGACAGCGTTCTCCATCATCGCCATAAAGTTCAGCACCGCTTTCCGCTGGTGGCCGTCTACGTGTTCAGCCACGATCGGCATCCCCGTATTCCCCTGCTCTGTATCAAGAAGCGTAAGTCCGGCCAGTACCTTCATATAAGTATCCTGCTCATTTTTTCCGAGGTACTTCCATGTGAGGAGATCGCCGTTTAAAGCAATCTCTTCCGGAAGCCAGAACTGTTTCACGTTTTGGTTATAGAACATTTGGGTAAAATCATCTTCATGCTTTGACCAGTTTGCTGCGTCATAAATTTTTGTCACTATAAACTCTCCTTTAATCAAACAACACAAGAAAGGCAGCTGTCTTGCCCAGTATCTTTCGTTCTTGCATAGTAAATGGTTTTAATTCCTCTATGATGTGCATACAGATCGATTCGGTTTAAATCACGGGTCGTCATTGTGTCTTTTAAGAACAATGTAAAGCTGATTCCCTGATCAATGTGCTGCTGGATAGTGGCGATCATATCCACAACCTTGAACATGTCCATATCGTAGGCTTCTTTATAGAAGAACCAGTTATTAGATGCAAGCCCAGGCATTGGGTAGTACGTTTTTGAGTTGCCGTATGTTCGTTCTTCAATGCGTTCCATAATCGGCATAACAGACGCCGTACTTGATTGAACGTATGAGATAGAGCCTGTCGGCGCAATGCATAATCTGTAGCTGTGATACATACCGTGTTCAGCCACAAATGCTTTTAGCTTTTTCCAGTCCTCTGTCGTCGGGATATGCATACCCTCAAACAGGTTGGCGATTTTTTCATATTTCGGTGAGAAATCAGTAGAAACGTATTTGTCAAAGTATTCACCTGTCGCATAGGTTGAGCCTTCATATTGATCAAACGTTTCGCCCTTCTCTTTTGCGATTTCCGCAGAACGCTGGATGGAGTAGAAGTTCACCATCATAAAGAACGTGTTTGCAAAATCACGCGCTTCCGGACTTTCATACGCAATGCCGTTTTGCGCAAGGTAGCCGTGAAGGTTCATAGCACCGAGGCCGATTGATTTCATCGCTTTGTTTGCCCGTCTCACAGCAGGCGCATTACGGATGTCAGTTGTTTCAGACACGTGTGTTAAAGAGTCTGTCGCAAGCTTGACTGTCTTTTCGATTGATTTATGCTCCATGACATTGAGAATGTTAAGCGAGCCCAGATTGCAGGAAATATCCAGACCGATTTCATCTTCTTCATCATAGTCTGTGTATGAAGAAACTTGAGATGCCTGCAGCACTTCAGAGCAAAGATTAGAAAATTTGACCTTGGAAATATGGTTATTCGCATGCACTTTATTGACGTTATCTTGGAACATGATGTATGGATAGCCTGATTCAGAACGAAGCATCGCTAATTTTTCAAGCAGTTTCCGCGGGTTGATTTTTTCCTTTTTCACCCGAGGGTTGTCGACAAACTTGTCGTACATTTCGTTCATGTCCATCTCATCCATGTGCTGGCCGTACTCTTTATAAATCGTGTGCGGGTAGAATACATAAGCCGCTTTGTCCTCGCGTGCAAGCTCAACGAACTTATCCGGGATGACAACACCGATCGAAAGCGTTTTGACACGTACATCTTCATCCGCAGAAATCTTTTTCGTATCAAGAAAATCATTGATATCGCGGTGGAAAATGTTTAAATACGCCGCGCCGGACCCTTGTCTTTGTCCCATTTGGTCAGCGTAACGGAACGCGTTATCAAGAAGCTTCATGACGCCTACAACGCCTTTTGTCGCATTCTCAACATCTTTAATGGCTTCACCTTTCGCGCGAAGCTTGGACAGGTTAAGAGAAACCCCGCCGCCAAGCTTAGAAAGCTGCATGGAGATATCGATCGCTCTTGAAATGTCATTTAAGGAATCATTGACTTCCAGCAAGAAGCAGCTCACAAGTTCACCGCGGCGTTTTCTGCCGGCGTTCAGAAATGTCGGTGTGCTCGGCTGATATTCTTGATTGATCATCAGGTTTACATATTCTTTTGCTTTCTCAGTGTCGCCGTTAGCGAAGAACAGCGCAACAATTGAGATCCGGTCCTCATAACGCTCGAGGATTTTTTTCTTGTCATTCGTTTTCAAAGCATAGTCATTATAGAATTTAAACGCACTCATGAAGGAAGGAAAACGAAACTTCTTAGCGTAAGCTGTCTTAAACACTTCTTTAATGTCTTCAAAAGAATAAAGGCTTAAGAATTCCTCTTCGTAGTATTGGTTTTCAACCAAATAATCCAGCTTCTCTTTTAAATCGTGAAAGAAGACTGTGTTTTGATTGATATAATCTACAAAATAGCTATGTACAGCCTCTTTATCCTTATCAAACTGGAATTTTCCATCTTTTTGGATCATGATTTCGTTATTTAACTGGATCCATTTTGGCACTTGATTTTGTGACAACTCTTTCTACCTCCTGAGTAAACAATTCAACGTCTTTAGATGTGCCGCTGAGTTCAAATTTGTGCAAGATCGGCACCTGATATTGTCTTGAAATGGTATCGGCGCTTTTTGCAAAGTTATCGCCCCATACTTTGTTGCCGCTCGCAGCGACTCCTAATAAGAGATGGGCGTATTTTTCGAGAAATGATTGTGTTGATGCCGGTACCTGGCCGAAGTTTGTCGTGTAGGTGACCAAAACAAACGGAGTGTCCACGTGGTCCATTTCGTCCACCTTGCGTATCTGCTGAAAGCCTGTTTTATTCACAAACCGCTGAACATTCCCTGTTTTCGAATCAAATATGATTTGTACCACGTTTTATCACGACCTATCAAAAAATATGAATCTCTCATCACTAACACTATATATAGTATACTACCCTCTAGCAAAAACACAATATATAGATTCGTTTTTATGAAAAATTCATATTTTGATCAAATCAGGCAAATGGACAGACTCATTAGGGCCCAAAAAAGAGAGCAGAACGAGAATCATCTCTCGTCCTACTCGGGGTGTCGTTTTTAGCCGATGTATATCATAACATGAAAAAAAACTGCTTAGTAGTCTAGATTTTTTTTTCTTAAGCTATCACAGCATTTTTCGCTCTCTACTGTTTCTTCTATTTCAACATCCGCGCCGATCTCTTCTAAAACCGCCTTCAAAGCAGTGATAATTGACGCTTCTCTGATTAATTCTTTTCCGTTCACAATGATACTTGTTCCGTATTCATAGCAAGAATCATCTTCGCAAATTTCTTCCCAATGATTCACGATCACTTTATGCTTCATGTTTTCACCCTCTGTTTGATCTGTGTCTGTATTTAGTTTAGCGGCTGGCATCCGCTTTGTAAATTCGAATGCTTGTGAATTTTATTCAAGCTCATCATCCGCGTATTCTTTCTTCAGCTTTACCTCATTGCGGGACTCATTATACTCATAAATTTTGATATAGCCGTCCTCCATCACGCCAAAATGGTTATGTTCAAGTGGAAACGAGGTGGGCTGAGGCGTTTCATAGTCTGAATTGCCGCTGTCTGTTTCAATAATGGTATCTTGATTCCCGCACGCCCCGAACAGTAAAAAGACAGCTATCCATACAAGTGCAATCCTGATTCGTCTCAGTTCTGCTTCACTTTCAAACAA